GTCTATAGCTACCTGATCCCATAAGCCACTGATTTGGCTATATGAGTTCAGCACCGATATGGTGATAGCATTTCCCATTAGACTGGCAGTATCGGCGCGTTTTCCGCAGATTCGTCCGAGTCAAACATCGGCTCGTCCGCTGCCGGAGGTACATCTGATTTCTTTACTGTTATCTTCTTCAGCCTGTTCTTCAGCAGTTCCGTAGTCGCTGAGCTAGTGAACACGCCATCCTGCTTCACAACCGGAGCAACCGGTGCAGGGGTTGGAGCTGGGGCTGGCTGTGCTATTGTGCTACCCTTTACAAGCCCAGGTATCCCCGAGACAGCCGTTGAGGTAACAGCAGGAACAGCCGGAGCAGGAGCAGGTGGTATAGCTCCAGCAGGTGTTTCCATTACGAAAGGTAGCAACAGCTTGGCGATTTCAAGGGCATCTTTAGCCAGTTGGGCATTGCCAGTCTTTCGGTATTCCGGATCCATTTGGATGCGTGCCTGTAGCAAGTCAGTCGCCCTGTTTAAGGTAGACTGTACTGCTATCCTATACTCGCGTTCATAGCCGTCTACGATACGAGCATAGTTAGTTCTAGGTGCTGGTGCAGGTGCTGATGTCGTCGTCGCGTCGGGGGCAGCCATCCCTGGCAGCTCAGCTGGAGGGGGAGGAGCGTCCTGAGCCACACCCATTACCGAGCGTATGATACCACCCCGGCCATCTTCGCTAGGATCGAACTCAACATCGTAGTACCCGCCTTCCTTCAGCTTGTCCGCCTCCTCTTGCTTAAAGGTAGTCAGCTTTCCCTTGTCAGTCTGTATCCACTGAAACCAAGTACCCTTTGCTTGGCTGGTCCGTGGTGCTTCCTTTCTCTTGACATAAATGACTGTTTGCATTGTGGCTCCTATGCTTTACCCTCGAACAGATCTGCCAGATGGCGCAGTGCGTTGGCGATAGCTACTTCACGGTTGCTTACAGCAGCTGCCGGTGCTGCGGCGTGTGCTTTGGCTGTTTCGGGCGCGTGTACCTCGGCGCTCCCAGCAACGCTAACCAGATGGGTGTACTCGCCCTTCTTAGCCACATTGACGGTAGCGGTAGTACCCTCTTTGAGCCGGCCGATCAGATGAGGGTCGAACACGCTGATATTGCCAGCGTCTGTCACGAGTTTCTCCCACGCCTTGCCAGCTTCAGTCTTGTTTACGAACACCTTCTTTACGGTTATTACTTTTGTTTCGGTTGTTTCCATTGTACATCTCCTTGTTTTAATTGGTGTGGTTTTCTGCTACATCTTCCAGCTCTTCTACAGATTTTCCAAGCTTGTCCTTAAACAGCTTTTCCAGTTCTTCGTACGGGACGGTAGTGATATTAACCGTCGTAGGCTGCCCGTCTTTGCTAGGAACTATTTGAACATCACAAAACGCGTGCGTCACGATGCAATGAAAGCGCTCAGTGATGTGCTGAACTGTTAGAATTTCCCGCATAGCATCGAAATGCTTTTTGCTAGGCAGCCAGTTCTTTTCTCGATCACCTATTTTCCAAATCATTATCGGTAGTTCGTGTTCTTCTGTTATTGTGTTTTCCATTGTCTTCTCCTTTCTTCTGTTATTGTGTTTTCCATTGTCTTCTCCTTCCTTCTGTTAGATTGTACTAAATTTTGCTACCCTGGTCAAGCTTCTATATTCCAGCCTGTGTCTTTTAAACATTCTTCCCACAATTTCTTTGTTTTTAGCCATAGCACAATATCTGCTAACAGTCGTTCTTTTTTCATAGCTACTTGATAAACCCTCAGGCTCTCGGAGGACATATAATGCTATACCTCCCCGTGTCAAATATCGTTGCCAGCACCGGCTTTACATCCCTCTCCCAGTCCAGTCCACCACAGCCACACCCAGGACGAGGAATCACTAGATCGTCGATGTTGCACTCTTCTATCTTCGCTTTTATCAACCTCGCCGATTTTTCTATGAGTGCTAGGTTCGCTTTGTCTTTCCAATTGTTCTTGGTCGGAAAGGTGATGATACGATAGCCAGCCATCAGCAGCGGAACATTTCCATGACTCTTGACATGGGCCCCAACGATGCCAGGTATCTCCTTGTGCCGGTCAGCAGCTTCCTTCGCGCACCCGGCACCCATAATCGCCCGGCCGTACTTCGTGTACTGGCCGTTGGTGGTAATGGCAATCCACCTAGCGTTGTTGTGGTACTCCCACAGGTTGCCATAGATTTCTAGCATTTCACGCCATCCGCGTCGTACAGCAAACAATCGGCCATCTGGTCGCCGACATCCAAGTCAGAGTTCAGCAACCAGGTAATGATGCTGAACTTTTTAGCACTAATGCCCACGGCCCGCCCGCGCTTATGCTCCTCTTCTACCATTGCCTCGACAAACTTATCCAGTAGCATTAATTTCTTACTAGAGAGCTTTAGCTTTTTGTTTAACTCCAGCACTGCAGCGCTACGACTATACAGACGAACTACCTTTGGAGCTTCATCCGCAATGTTCTCTTTCTTTACCAGTTCTAGCTTTATTAATCCTACATTGGGACAGTAGGCCGGATTGGGGTCGAAGTCGACATCGCAATAATGAACTTGCGCCCTGCCGGTGCATTTGCTAGCAAACTCACACCTACCGTGTATTTTCTCCGCACAAGAAAACGTAGATTGTATCATGCTATCCTCCAGCCACTTCTAGCATTACCGACATAGGTATCTCCTGCCCGTCTTTGAACCCCATCTTCAGCAGCGTCTGCGCCAGCGCTTCCGAAGGATGCGTGTCCGTAGCATCATACCGCGGCGAGCGATAATCACAGAAGGTGAACTTAGGCACAGCCACATCTGCCATATTTATCAGCGCGCGTACCTCGTTCGGGAACCGCACATCAGCGCAAATAACGCTAAGCCGCTGGGTGATGACATAGTTTCTCGCCTTGCGCACAAAGATATCAACCCAATAGTTCGGCATCCGGGACCTGATCATATCAGTCCCGACGCGCTGCAACACCTTACGGCCAGTGAGGGCATCGCGCGTGGCGGTATCGACAAAAGAAGATATCAGCCGGTTTACGAATCCTTTGTGCAATCCGATAACTGACGACTTGAAGTTATCGTACTCCTTCTCGTCGGTGGGAACCGGGAAGCCAAGCAAGTCCTCTACCATCTCAAACAGTCCATCCTTGAAGTCCAGGGCTGCCGCGTGCGCGCAAACGCTCTCGGTATTCTTGTCGTTTAATATCTTGTTGCGCGTGAAGGTCTTGCCACTACCGCGAACTCCTAGGAGTCCGATCACTTCAGGTTTTTGATTTGTCATTCTTATTCCTTTTACTCCAGCCTACAACTTTGTCATACCGAGCGCTTTTAGGCCTGGTTAGGGTAAGTACCTCGATCGGCCTATGCAGCAAAGCCTCCAAGCACATATCGGCGTTGTCTACGAAGATAGGGCTAGGTTCCTGCTTAGCGAAGCGGAAATCAGGTCCTATCGCGCGGTGCACGGACACAACATTTAGCTCGGGGTACATATCTTTCAATCTTTTTGCCTCTTCGGCGCTGAACGCGACAAAGATACCGCCACGCAACAAGCACACCTCTACCGCCTTGGTAGTTTTGCCGCCGCCTTTGGAGGATAGTATTACCTTGCTCATTTCTTGCCACCAAATTTCTTAGGTATCAAGATATAATTATCAACCGCAATTAGCACGTATTCAGCGTCACACGGCACGTCTGTGCGAGTAATACTAGAGCATATGTGTCTTACTTGGTATTTTTTACTCAGCTTAGCCACGTCGGCGGCTGTCTCAGCCTGTAGCTTACCCTTGGCTGCTAAGGTCGCAGCCGTTGTATCTCCCTCACTGTATGGTATTCGAGCTAGCGTAGAGTAGGTATATATGGATTTGCGTGTTAACAACTTGTCTTTGGTCGTGTTTTTCATTTCTTATCCTTTTTACCGAACCACCAGGTCCAGCTCACCGACCACTCATTCTCACGAGTCTTGCCGATGAGCATATGGAACAACCGCGTTATTAGGCTCATACCTGTATACGAATTACTTTACTTTTGCTTTACTAACAGGCTTGCTGGCTTTCTTGGCTGAGACCTTTTTAGGCATAGCTGCCTTTGCAGCCTCGGCTATCTGACGATCCAGCGCGGCGGTACACATACAGCTAGTGTAAGGGACCTTGTTTGCCGCCTGATCTGCTCGAGATAAGAAAATAGCGCTATACTTGTCACAGAGACAGACCTGATTATTTACGCTCACCTTATCGCAGGTATCTGCAGGACAGGCAACGCTAGTAAAATCATTGCCTGGAGTTATGCTAATGGTCAGTCCACTATCAGTATACTGGTACCGGCTGACTGTAGATTTCTTGACAGGCAGGTACCTATCTGCGCCTATAGTTGCGCTAGGTATGCCCTCAGCACAAGCTAGCGTAATGCCAACATAGAAGTAATTCTTATCAGAACTAGTTTTGCCAGTAAGACAGGCATTCTCTATATGTAGCGCAGGAACCCCAGCATCGGGCGCTTTCACAACCTGTTTGTTAACACAGCCAGCCAGTACTGCTATTGCACAAAGTAATACATAGTACGATGCTTTCATTTTGTTCTCCAGTATAAAAGAGCCCCCACCGGTTTGACCCGGCAGGGGCATCAGTTTAGAACCGCTTTTTTGCTCCGGCGTAGAAACCATAGTTGTATGCTGGTTCAGATAATTCCCTAGAACCCCATATACCCACGGTCGCCAATTCTAGCCACGATGGCGTAGTTGGCGTTATCTTCTTTACAAACGCGTTGATGCTAGCGTTATCCATAGCTGCCTTACCTACGGCTATATCAACCATAGCTATCGGAATAGCATTGCCTGACATATATGTAGGTGTGATAATACCAGTGCCAACCACAAAGTACCCGTGGTTATCTATGGTATAGATGGGCGTAGTAGCGCCGCCGTACCAACCACCGTTGCGACAGTTGAAGAACATACCGGCAGTGAGGGACTCGGCGATGTTCCAATGCGTGGGGGTAGCAGGAGTTGTGAGAGTACCGGTGCTGCTCATTTCTTCGGCGCGGACGGCAGAAGAGAGCGACAGCGATAGGATTACAGCCATTAACAGTTGCTTCATTGCTTGCTCCTTTGGCTAAGATAATAACATCATACAAATTTTTCCGCTCAGTGTCAAGCAAAATAAAAACGCCCACCGGTTAAGGCGGGCGCTTTTATCACAAATGGTTCCGGGACCAGGGCTTGAACCTGATCTACGAAGTCCAAAGCTTCGTGTGCTACCATTACACTATCCCGGAATGTCAGTCCTGCTCTAGCTCGGTGTGCCAGTACGCCACATCGAGGACTTTCTGCCAAGACTCTCTGACCTTGATGGGCAACGTTGCTCCTATTACGATACCGTTCCCGTGCCACTTCGGCTTGCTCGGCAGGTAGTGCATCTTCATACCGGCCTCACGCGGGGTGCGGTCCGCTTTAGCAGTATTGCACTTATAGCAAGAGGCCACGATGTTGTCCCATCCTGTCTTTCCGCCGTGAGAGCGAGGCACCACATGGTCAAAGTTCAGCTCTTTCGACTTGAACTTTTTTCCGCAGTACGCGCAGCGATAGTCGTAGTGTTCGAAGATATTCTTGCGAGTGAAACGAACCGTACGCTGTGGCAGCCTGTCATACTTCGTAAGGCGTATCATCGACGGTATGGCTATACGCATCGAAGGAGAGTGAACGAACCCGTTAGGGTTGTCAGCCATCAGCTTAGACAACTCAGCCCAATCAGCAAAGTCGAAAGCCTGGTAGTTATCGTCAAGTGCCTGGGCGTGTCCCTGGAACAGCAGGCACATAATCTTCTCCCACGAAGCCACCTGCACGGCCGTGAAATTTCTGTTTAAAACTAGCGTCGACGCGTTCATCTATACCTCCTTCGTTAAGTTTCAAATGGAGCCCCGGAGCGGATTTGAACCGCCATCACCTACCTACCGAGTAGGTGCTCTGCCATTGAGCTACGCGGGGCGCTAAGCTGAGAGTGGGCATCGAACCCACAGCCTGCCGCTTACGATGCGGCTGCTCCGCCAATTGAGCTATCTCAGCATATGGCGCGCTTGGCAAGAATTGAACTTGCAACCCCTTCCTTCGCAGGGAAGTGCTCTGTCCGTTGAGCTACAAGCGCCTAAATGGTTGCGAGGGGCAGGAGTCGAACCTGCTATCACGAGCTTATGAGACTCGTATGGTTATCCGTTCCACTTCCCCGCAAGATGGTACCAGGAAGCAGTATCGCACTGCTGTCTGTGGCTTATGAGACCACCGCTCTAACTATTTGAGCTATCCTGGCTTAAATTTGGAGCCCCCACCCGGATTTGCGCCGAGCTCTATCCCTTACAAGGGGATTGCATCGCTGTCTATGCTTTAAGGGCACTGGGGTGGTCGAGGAGGTTCGAACTCCCGCTAACTGGGCCACGGCCAGTTGTGCAAGCCGCTACACTACGACCACCATCTTACCGACCGCCCCGTTCGGGTATAGGCCGGCCCTAAAACAACTGGTTTTACCACAAAAGCGGAGATAAACACGCGCATTCTCCGCACAAACTACGGATATCGCCCCGGACGGGTATACCTCTTCAAAGCTGGTGCGCACACCCGGACTCGCACCGGGACGACCTTTCGGCCACGAAGCTCTCGACCTCGCGCGTCTGCATTTCGCCATATGCGCAAATTAATTGTGCGGTTTGGACATTGCTGTTACGCAACCTCTTGAGTGTGTGGTTGCTTGTATCATAACAGAGCCACATGCTGGTTGCTTCCTCGGGCTGATACATCCCTTAGCGTGTCTATTCACGCCCGCACAAATCTATTGTACAGGTCTGGTATAACTCCAGAATATCCCGGCGTGTACACACCGTTCATCTCCAGGTAGCTGAGTTCACGGACGCAGCTTTTACGTGACGATTACTGGTGGCGCTATCGCGCCCCTGTACAAATCTATCGCCCGGGCCAGACTCGAAACTGGCTATCTCTCTATGGGTTGCGTCATAGCGGCGTCCCAATGTTGAGAGCAGGTATTGTCTTACCAATGTGTCCATCCACATCGCCGGGCAAATCTGGTGCAGGAGGAGGGATTTGAACCCTCACGGCCAGTTAAGACCATCCGTTCTTGAGACGGACGCGTACGCCAATTCCGCCACTCCTGCATGCGGAAGCTTGATCACTCGAAGACCAGCCCCAAAGGGGCCCAGCCGCTTTCGAAACGGCGCCCGCACCCTGGCGGGTTAAGCTTCCAATTTCATCTTTTTGTACTGCTTAATTATTTCTACGTGTTCCCCATAACCTAAGCCGCGACGAGCCAAAACAAAACCGGATACCTCTCCGCACTTCTCGCATTTATGTAACAGGCCTATGCAATCCTCGCCCATATCGTGCTTGCTTATCAAAACATTTTTGTGTCCAACCAGCCAACAAGGTAGTTTCATATCTGTCATCCTACAAAATTTTACAACGCGTGTCAAGCAGAAAGTTAAGGGCCGAGGGAGAATTGAACTCACCGATTACTGGTTTTGCAGACCAGCGCCTTACCGTTTGGCTATCGGCCCGGAAATGGAGGTAGGCTGAGGAGTTGAGCCCCAAGCGGCTCTTCGCCGCTCCGACTGTTTTCAAGACAGCGCCAGCCGCCGGGCTGGTTAACCTACCGAAATGGTAGCAGCAGAGGTAGTCGCAACCTCATTTCCACCTTGAGAGGGTGGCGAACTGACTGTTGTTCGATGCTGCCATACAGCCGGGGCACGGATCGAACGTGCCTTGTTACGCATTAACAGTGCGTCCCCGTCACCCTGATGGGTACCCGGCTATGGCGGAGAGCAGAACATTCGAAGTTCAGTCCCTTGCAGGACCCAGCTGCTTTCCAAGCAGTGCCGGCACGCCTGTCCGGTTTACTCTCCTAAAGTGTTTAGAACCAAGACCTGGAGTACAACATTCCAGCCTTTCTGGCTTGTTATTCCCGGGGGCCTATAGACGTTTCAAGATAGTCTATCAGTCAACTCGCGTTAATTAGACGCTTGTTAATACCTTTTCAGGAGTCTTTCTGGGCTCTATCCTACCTATCAATCATAGGTTGACGTCTTGATTCTAAAGTGGCGGAAGGCTGAGATCTCGATTCCCACGCCCCTAAAGAGGCGCCCTTGGCTTAGCAAGCCAGGCTAGTCGCCCGACTAGTTAACCTTCCAAAATTGATTAGGAGAGGAAATTGCAAAGAGGGAGACCTTGTTGGTCAGCGTTTAGGGCTGAATGAAGTACCTCTATGCTTGCTGCTCCTAAATTAATCCAGGGAGATATTAGAGTGTGTTCCGGGTTTGAACCGGTGATTCCCTGTACTTGGCATACACCAAGTACTCGGTGGGAATTTTCATCCATGAAGTAACATACTCATCGCTGCCCTGAAATTGATCCGGGAAGAAAAATAGTATGAGGTTTTTTCTCTATATGAAGTAGCTCATACCTTACTGTCCCGAAATTGTCAAATTGATTCCAGAGAGATATAGCGAAGAGTCTTTTATGCTGGCGTTCTACTTTTGAACTACCGCCGGATAGTCCAGCAGGTTGGGTTTGAACCAACATCTCCAGCTCCATGTGAAGTATCTCTTCTGTCACTACTCTGGAAATTGATTAGGCAAGAAAATGAACAGAGTGTTTTCGCGCTTTACCCGTTAAGCTACCAACCCACAAGGGGCTGGCCGGGATTCGAACCCGGATCTCGTTCATTATCAGTGAAGTAACCCTATTCTCACTATGCCTAAATTGATTGCGCAAGGCTGGGCTTGATTCCAGCTGCTAGGCTATGTAGCAGACATTCACCTAGTCTATGTAAACGAAGTTCGGAGTTCTGCACATCCTAATATTCGCCAGAGCAGGTCCTTCCCTGCCGCTTGCGCAAATTTGTTGTGTGGGTGGCCATTCGATGCCCTCCGCGGAACTCTGTCCGCCAAGTGTTTATTCACCCGTCACACAAATTTTCAAAGACCTGACTATATCTTACTACTTTTTCCCATACTTGTCAAACGATATTTCTGACATCTTTTTAACAATGGCAGCCTTATCATCTTCCAGTATCGGCATCAGGTCCAATATCTTCTCACTGAAGCCGGCCAGTGTCAGCACTTTGTTCTCAGGGAACATAAGGCTACCATAGCCGGCTAGGTCGAAGCTGTACAGAGTCGGATCGCATTTGTTAGCCGCCTTGTAGCTCTTGAAAGCCCGAGGCAAGTCAGCATTCTCAACCCAGCCCTGCATGTCGGATAGAATTATGATCCTATCGTACGCGCCGCGGATCTTCCTAAAGATGCTAGGGAAGTTAGTGCCGCCGCTGATGAACGGAATGTTGTTAGCGATGGTGGTAACGCTATCCCGAGTGTTCAGGGTAACATACTTCGCATCATCAGAAAACAACATCAGGTCTGCTTTGTTCGTCTTGCACAGCACAGCAGCGAACAAGCTACCAATCTGCGCAGGGCGCCCTTCCATGCTGCCAGAGCTGTCTAGCACCACTAAGGTAGTTCCTTTAAGCTTAGGAACGTTGTTTAGTGATATCTCCGTAGCCTCGTCAAGCGCCACGCGGACTTTGTTAGCAACGCGAGCCTCGACAGACTCCAATGCCTCCATCGCGGTCGTGAACCGGAACGGGAGCACCAGTGATTTCTTGATAACCTTCTCGTCGGTGATAAGCTCCAGCACATCGTCCAACGCCTCAGGCGCTTGTTCTGATATGTTTCTCAGGTTCCTAAGAGCCGCGAAGTAAGGCAAGTCCCCACCCTTAATCAGCTTCTTCCAAGCCTTTTCCTTCAGCTTGGCAACTTCCTCGGGATTCTTGCCCTTCTGTCCGGCTTTGGTGAGCAGCACTTCCCAGGTATCTTTGCTAGCCAGAGTACCCTTCACTAGTTCCTTTATGGCCTTCTTGTTCTCGGCCGTAGGAACCGGGTGAGTCAAGTTCGCAATATCAACGAGCTTTACCTCTTTGCTCTCCCCGCGATACTTTGCCAGAGAGTACTCGTTGAACTTAGTGAACGCTGCAGCGATGCCTTTCTTCATCGCGTTAGGAAGCGGCTCATCCTTATAGGTGTTAAAGTAATAGGCTACCATCTCCGTCATATCGTCCGGCCGGCGAACGACAGCGGTAATAGCATCCTTGACCCAGGAGGCCCCAACTCCGCGCATAGCCCTAGCCACTTCGGCCATAGCGACGTGAGTGATAGACCGCATACCCAGCTCCTGCCTGGCGTAGACTGCGGCCTTGGCGGCAAAGAGAGGATCTTGTTTTACTAAGGTCCTCAAACGCTCTATCGTCGCATCTCCTGAGCGGTAAAACTGATCTGTGGTGAACGAGCAGGCCAAGATGCTGAATACTTCCATCTTCTCGGATTCCGAGAAAGCCGCTCCACCCGCTAGATTTACTGTGTTCGGGACGTTCTTCACTTTCGTTGCAACATTGAATCGCGCCATAGTATCTCCTTTTGTTTGTTTTGTTTTTGTACGGTATCGTACAAGTACTTGTGTACAATCATACAAATTTTTGCTACTTGAGTCAAATGGTTCGTGGGCTAGGGGTCGAACCTAGAAGTCTTCACGGTCAGAGCGTGACATGTTACCAGTTACACCACCCACGAATGTGCGCAACTATAGTGTATTACTATAGTTTTTGGTATAGTTATACACATAAGTTGACGATGTAAAGCACTAAAATGGTGCTCAGGACAGGACTTGCACCTGCACGGCCAGTTAAGACCATACGCTCCTAAGGCGTACGTGTATACATTCCACCACCTGAGCAATCTTATACAATCTTATACAGCCAATTACCAAGATACTGGTAATTACTAGAATGGTACCTGGGGCCGGACTTGAACCGGCACGGTCTTACGACCAGCGTGGCTTAAGCACGCTGCGGCTCCCATTACGCCACCCAGGCAAACTATACGAGCGTATCTCTACGTTTGTACTTGATTGGAAGTATGTTAACTATTTTTAATTTTTCTCGTTTTCTGTTTTGTAATTCTGCCCCATATACGCCAGAACAGTGCTTGCTACAAAATGGACCCGCTTTATTTCTTTTCCGTTCACTTAGCGCTCTAGACAGGCGTGTATGCGCAAGAACGAACTCACCAAAACATATGGGGCAGGAAAATTTCATAGCCCTGTTTCGCCAAGTATCATTCGCTGCGTGCTCTTTATGGCTTAGCACTCTTAGATTGTGGAGGTCGTTGTTTTGGACATTGCCATCAATATGGTCTACTGTTTCGTCGTTTGTTAGGTATCTGCCTAGCTGTTGCTCCATCAAAAACTTTGGGTAGGAAACTGTTGTGTGTTTTCCGTCTGGCTTTCTAAGTGTTATGAAAGTTCTATTATCTGTCTTTCTGGTGTACGGTCCGCAAAAAGGATAGCCTTTGTATATCTGTTTTTCTTTGTTTAATTCAGTCATATCAGCTATTCTACAAACTTTTCACGGCTAAGTCAAGCAATACTACTAACGTCTACCAATTCCTAACACCTGGCCAGTTTAATTCTCAGGAGGAGGCCATGTAGGCCGGTCTCCAAACACGTATGCGGTTGCGTAGCACACGCAGAGCACGATCAGTGCCGCAAGCAGCAGCGCCTGCCGGTGCGTAAGGTCTGGGAGCTTGCCGAGAAATGGGAACGCGGCCAGCAGCAGGACCAGAAGGGAACTCAGTATTATTTTGTCTCGCATATGTGGCGCGCCTAGCAGGACTCGAACCTGCATAAAGCCAGTTTAGGAAACTGGTGCCCATCCTCTGGACCATAGGCGCTAGAGTCTGCACCGTGTTGGACTCGAACCAACGACCTTCCCGTTATGAGCGGGGCGCTCTGCGCTACTGAGCTAACGGTGCGTAAATGGTGCGTCCTGAGAGATTCGCACTCTCACAGCTCGGGTAAGGGCCGAGTATGCAACTATAACATTTAGGACGCTTAAATGGTGCCGGCTGCGGGAGTCTAACCCGCTCAGTCCCTTTAAAAGAGGGATATGCAAACGTTGACATTTAACCGGCGTAAAATTAGCGGCAAACCGGTAACGCTCCGGTTCCTACGCGTTGGAAGCGCGTCGTGCGTCTATGAACACCTTTGCCGCGTCTGTCACAAAAAGGTATCACAGTTTGTGACACCTCGTACTCTTAAATTTTCCTTAACTGTTCGTCTATGGCGGCGATATGCTTCTTGTGGTAGGCTACGCTATCCTCAGCCATCTTCTTAAGCACCGGGCACGCGTGCCAGCGCTCGGCGTGGCTCTCTTCGTGCTTCAGCCGCTTCACTTCCGCTGCCCGTCTTTGCAGCAGGTGACGCCGCGTAACGGCGTGAACGGCCGGCTTGGCTCCTACTGCGCGCTCTCGCGCGTTAGGCGCCGTGTGCGCGTTCTGCAACTGTTCTTTTCGTTTTTCTATGGCCATGCACGCTCCTTAAATGGAGCCCCCACCAGGAGTCTCACCCGGACCTCTCGCTCCGAAGGCGAGCGCGATATATGTTTCACTATGGAGGCAAATGGCGCCCCAGACAGGACTCGAACCTGCATATCCTTTCGGCCTGCTTAGAAGGCAGGTGCCTATCCGTTAGGCTACTGGGGCAAATGGTGGCCCGCCTAGGTAATGCTCCCAGGTCCCCCGGGTGTAGACCGGGTGCTCTACTTTTAAGCTAGCGAGCCGTAAATGGTGCCTCATCGAGGTAACGCTCCTCGTCGTCTACGTTGTCGACGTAGTGCTCTGCTTTTAAGCTAATGAGGCGTAAATGGTGCCTGCTCCAAGAGTCGCACTTGGTTTCCCGGCTCTTCAGACCGGCACACTGACTGCAGTGTTAAACAGGCATAAAACAATGCACGTAGGGGGAGTTGAACCACCGTTGGTCGGTTATCAACCGACTCTTCTACCATTGAAGTATACGTGCGAAATGGTCGGGGTAAGAGGTATCGCGCCTCTGTCTCGCGGTCCCAGGCCGCGCACTCTACTATTGAGCTATACCCCGAAATGGCGGGCCACCTAGGGCTTGAACCTAGAGTATGCTGGTTTTGGAGACCAGTGGTGTGCCAATTCACCGAGTGACCCGTATGTATATCCATATACTGCTACCCTTATCTATATATAGATAAATGGTGCCGGCTGTAGGGATCGAACCTACCGGTATGCGCGAGGCAGGGGTGGTTTACAGCCACCTGGACCTCCATTGGTCCGTAGCCGGCTTAAAAAGAGCAGGGAGCCCGGGTTTGTCCCGGTTACCCTGCATAAATGGTCAGTGTGGGTGGTGCTGCCCCACCGTCTCACGGTTCCGGACCGGGCACTCTGCTGTTGAGCTACACACTGAAATGGCGCGCTCTGCTGGACGGGCGCCCAGCTCTTCCGAGGTCTTGGTTACTCGGCGTGCCCCATACACTATCGGCGCGTTGTACGCAGTTTCGCCTGCGTGTGCGTATAACTAAAAATGGTGCTCAGGGAGAGAATCGCACTCTCACGATCTTTCGACCACACGGTTCTGAGCCGTGCGCGGCTGCTGTTACGCCACCTGAGCATGACCTTCCTAACTATCTTGAACACTGGGGCGTTGCACCGACCCTCGCGAAAAGCCCAGGGGCTTTTGTCATTAGGAAGGAACGTTTAACTGCAGTACCTGCCTACTATCTGGTCTAGGCGACCCGAATTGCACGGATATTAACCGACCCCCAGCCGGTTGTTCTGCTATTGAACTACGCCTAGAAATCAGCGGAGGAGGCGAATTGAACGCCCATCTGATGCTTGGCAAGCACCTGTTCTGCCATTTAACTACCCCCGCAATTACTAATTTAGTATTAATTAGTATTTGTTAGTAACATGTATCAATTTGTCATAAATTAACACAAGTTAACAAATGGTGGACGCGGAGGAAGTTGCATCCTCACTAACTGATTGCAGGTCAGTTGTGCTCCTTTTGACACTACGCGCCCATAAATCAAACGCCCGCACGGCGAATTGCACGCCGACTTCCACCTTGAAAGGGTGACGATCTGCTCTTAATCTATGCGGGCTTAAAGTGGCGGTGCTAAGGGGAAATTGAACCCCTACCTTCCCTTGGACAGAGGGATATGCTACCACTACACCATAGCACCAAATTGGTACAACAAAAAAGAAGACACTACGGACTAGCGGCCGAAAAGACCCATGCCTAGATCGGCGGCTTTGGCGGTTGGACGGACTGCAGCTGTAAGCTGCGTCCCTTGCCAGGCGGTTGAACAGCTAATTAAGGAGGCCGATATCTGTCCGCCCAAGCGATTAGCGGGTATATGTCTATACTTATTATCAGTGGTTGTTACCATAACGGCCTCCTATTTTAAAAGTATCCAGGGAGATAAATTGCTAGAGTGTATTTTTCTGTATGATAGAAGTAACTCTAACGTCGCTGCCCCGAAAGGGAACCCCGAGCATCGAAGCATCGGGAAGCCCGGCGTAGTCAGTCACCAAACCTTGCGGTATCAGCTTCCTATATCGCCAATGGCACAGGTCCCCGAAAGGACCCGGAAACTCCTCCCACATAAGTGGGTGAGCTAGAACCGGCCCAGGAATGCCCTCGGCAGTCAGTTAACTGCCTGACTAGTCCGGCTCCGTTACTGTTTCCGCGTGAGCGGATCAGCTGTACAGCTACTTTCTGCAGAAAAAGCTGGGGCCGATATCAGCCCCGCGGCGCAGGATCGAAACCCTGCGGGTGGTGTGGTGTCACATTAACCTCACTCAGGCCCTGCTAGGACCGTCTGAGGAGGGGTAAAACGACCTGCCCAAAATGCGCATAGCAATGGCCAGAGGCGTGGCAGGTACTTAAAATTTGGTGGACCCGCATGGAATTGAACCATCGCTTCGCTACCCTCCTCGCTTAGTTATCCTAGGTTCTTACGAGGTACTCTTGCTAACGCCCCGCTACCGGGGACAAGGCCCAAAATTTAAGAATGTTTGGCAACTACAGCCTTGCAGAACTCAATAAGCTCCGCATCTGAAAATTTGTTTTTAGCATGGTTAGCCATCAATGCGACAAACCTTATATTGTCACGCGTATAACCCTTACTTGAATCGATTCTATCCACACTAGCCCGATTAAAAGCAGAACTACCTCTTTTGATCCACGTCAAAGGTTTTACCATATGCCATCCGGTAAGAGGACATATACCTTTCTGAGCGCCCCAAGTCTCTTTCAAATCTTCTGGAGTTATCTCGCACAACTTGCCGCTCTTTGCGCAGCGCTGTTTGATGATGTGCACATAGTATCTGAAAGAAGTTAGCTCGGTAGAAGTCTTTGAATTGACAGGTCTCGTATGTTTAGTGTACATATATTTGCCTAGCCAGACCGGTTTGTGCCTGCGTAAGCCTTTTCCTGCACACTTACGACCACAAAATAAGTGCTTACCCTTTTTTACATGAGATCGATTGTATTCTGCGATAGACCTCACAAAATTCCTACCACACTGCTCGCACTTCAACGTTATATGCATAAATTTGGTGGACTCGCCGACCATCGCAGATCGGGTCCGACATAGGACGTCAATGGGTTTCTACGTTCATATCCAGTAAGAGTGTACTGGAACACATAGGGCGCCTAGACTCTGGCGCCTCCACCAGTCTCGGTGTTACTTGACGGAGTACGAGACATATCCGTCCCAAGGCCCTTTCTTCAATACCGGGAATGTGAAAGGACTGAAAGACTTCCCGGCGGGTTGCTTAGGCTACCGCGAGCTCCGTTTTTGCAAACGCACGCTCTACGATTTCAGAAGCCTGATTCAACAGTGAGTTGTCAGTTATTGTTTGACCCGGTTTTAGCGAGGCCCGTGTCATCCTCGGAACGCTGCCCATCAGCTTCAGCTACGCCGTCGAAACTAATTCGAGCCCATAATGACCCGCCGATTTGCGCTTGTCCTTGCGGATAGAGGCGTGGCGGGTACTGTTGCCAACACAGAACTGCCACCGCGCAGAAGTTTATTGCCCTCGCCTGTTGGCTGGTCTGGCAAGTAATCATCGCGGCATATAAGGAAATCGCTGTTTAATACTGGTACAGCGATCGAAACCTTTGTAGGTTCCTACCAATGGCAGGAACACCGCACCCGTTCCCGGCTTTCCACCGGGGTCTCTCGTTTTAGTGCCTGAGCGTATGAGCTCCTCTACTAAACGGGTATCGTGTAGAGCGTCTTCTTAGGCGGTTTTCCCGCCTGACGAACCCACGAACAAATTGTCAATTACTACCCTACAACTAATATCTTATAAAATTTTCCGGTGCGTGTCAAGCATTATTTTCAGAAACTCAAAATAGTCAACACACCTATATTTAATAATTTTATATAATATTATACTACCTTTATGTAAATCTCTTTCGGGTCTGCGTGCGTGCATAGCTCGTTACTGGCGTCGTATTTTAGTCCAGTTCCTGGCTTGATGTGCTCACAGCTATCTTCTGACTTAGAGATTTCTTTTCCGCAAACCTTACAGACAACACTAGCCGTGTCTATCGTATATCCGCTAACGATGTACTTTGGGTTTGGAACCTCGATAAGACCAATGATTGCAGCCGGCTTGTCTTTAACCGCGGGCTCGAAACTAGCAGATATTATCTTGCCAATAACAGGACCAGCTACTGGACCAGCTGCCCAGGGCGGGTTGTCCAGCTTAACAGGCATTCCAACAAACTTCTCAGCAGCTTCTTTCAGTGCGTCGTCAGACCAGTAATTGTTGCCGAAGTCTGGCCCAGATGTCATTAGGACTACTTCTGTTAACATTTCTTTCCTCCGTCCAACAGTTCTAGCTCTATGGTTGTTCTAGGCGGGCCGATAGGCATGCGGCGTGCCATATTCCTATATGTGCTTGTAATATCCTGATCAACCTGAACCTGTGTGCAATACGCTGAGTACGTGTGGTTATCACTCCCCCATCCTTATTAGCTCCACCCCATGCTCGTGAACTTTATGCACCTTCCATGTTCTGACATTAACCAAGTGGCCATCGTACAATATGTCTTTTCCTAATGCGAAGTCTCTGGCGAAATACGCCTGCCAGGCGCTTATTGGAATGTGTATTATCATTTCGCAAACCCTACCTCACTAGATTTTAAGTACTGGGAGCTATCCGCGCTGGCCTTATTCTGCTCCCTCAGCCTCTCCAGAGTTTCCTCGAACGAGTTATCCAAGCACTTCACGCTGATAACTAGCTCTGCAAGCGCGGCAAACGATAGCCCGTTTGTTTTTTCTACCCAGGTGTCTAGGTCTCCATTGGATATCTTGAGGCGCTGCTCTAAGTACACTCTGCGTATATCTGCGCTCGGGCATCCTATTTTTATTATGCGATCAAAGCGCCGCGGCCGAGCTATGATACGCTTGGATACTTTTTCAGGGAAGTTGGTAGTAGCAATGTTCAGCACGTGGTCCACAGTGTTCTCGCCGTCCAGTGCTGATAACAAGCTCTCTTCTCCGTACTCGTTGCACAGCGCGTCGATATCCTCAAACACGCAAACCAAAGGCCGGTGGCACTCCACAGCCCTAAAGGCGGTCAGCGCGCGAGATACCAACCGAGTGTTCTTCACCAGTAGCACTATGCCCTTATCTGCCACTAGATTTTTGATAACTTGCTGGACGATACAGGTTTTCCCGCCTCCGGGAGGTCCCCATAGCAGCATACCCCTTCTGTGCAGGAAGCCATAGTGCTTGAAATCTTTTTCTCGATTCCAGAATTTCTTGATCTCGTTGAAAATGGCAGCATCAGTACCGTTCTCGAAGGCAATGATATCGTCTACATTTAAGTCCTGCCACTCGAACAATGGTTGTCCCGCATCGGTTTGTCTTGCGACAGTATACGCACCTGGCGATAGCGTCTTCCTAGTACCTGGAACCGCTATGAATGTATTGCCACCGTCTCCCATAGCCGCCCACTGGCATAGCTTGGATGTGCTTGTCTCAGTTCGCTCGCGTTTGGGTGACGAAAGTTCTATAGGTGCTTGTCCACAAGTAGCACTAACCGATTGGCTCTCTGTACCAAACGCGGCTAAATCAACTCCCAGATTTTCCTTTGGGAACCTTACTTCTTTGGGATCTTGTTGCATTTTATCTCCAGTGCTGCTTTCTATGGTTTAAGAACTTTCTTGTCAGCTCTTGCGGGCTCTTCTTTGGTGGTATTGACTTCTGGGCCGTCTGCAGCTCTTTATCGCTATACTGGGATGGATAGCCTCTAACTTTGTCGCCTGCTCTGACAGACATATATTCCCCAGTAGAGGTATGCGCGCAGGTAATATCACAGTATCTGCATTGAGAGCTATTCACAGACTGACCAGTCTCAGGACAGTTCCAGCGATAATCATCCATAGCTATGTCCACAAGTCCCTAAAGTATTTTCCGAAGTACGCATAAGCTTTGTTTTTGCGTTCGAAGTACGCGGTTCTTGCCGCCTCTTCGTGCGGATAATCCCAGCTATCCTTTAGATCTTCTTGCATAACCCACAAGATCTCTTTCAATATCTTGGTCCACTCCTCGGAAGTTATGTCCGCCGGATAGCCGCAAGATCTGCGTACCATCCACTTGAGTGGGCCTATCGTCTTCTCGCAAATGTGCGAGTATAGCGACCACCAAGCCACCTCGTTGAAACCAAGTTTTATCAGGTCGGATACGGCCTTAGCACGACGAGTAGGCTTGTCTATTTGCCGGCAGGTACTGTCTATCTCTTTTTGCCAGTATAGAGTCTTAGGTATCTTGGTCCCGCGCGGGACGAATAGTTCTATCTTCTTCCAATTGTTTTTATTTAATTTCATGGCAAGTCCTCGTCATAAGTTGGTAAGGTATTAGGGTCTATTTTGAGTATAAGTCCTTGTTTTAGTAATCTCTGATACGCGCCTTTTTTAGGCCATTTAGGGTACTTACGCGACGTAAGGAACCACCTTTTAATAACCTCATCCGATTTTCCTGCTAGCATCTTTTTGAAATCGGCTTTAGTTGCCTTTATTTTTCGCATTTTAGTATCACCTTCTTCTTAACCTCAGGTATCAATCCGCTCGGATGTCCCTCAGATATTTCTTTGCAATCTTTCATTGCTGTCTTCTTAGTGCTGAATACCGGCAGGAAGCCAATACATCCATTGGCGTAATTCTCTGCCTTGAACGTAGCAGGAAAAGGCAATCCCGCAAAACAAAATTTCGACACTATGCGATGAGATACATATATCTTTGGTAGTTTCATTTCTGTGCTCCAATAAAGTTACCCGTGGATACAAATGTGTTTGTCGCGCTAAGCTCGTCAACAGTGGCCCAAGGCCTGCGGCACTCTTTGTTAGCGCACTCTTCCTTGTTCGCTATCTCCACCTGCAGCGATTCGGTCTTGGTTTTGCAAACGCAGACTGACTCTTTCTCGTTGCCTGTGCACTTCCACTTAGCAGTGCAGCCGAAGAACTTCGGCATCGCTGGCTTGGTTTTGGCTAGTCTCTCCTTCTCCGTTTGCTGAACAAAGTCGTAATGGGACATTTGCTCAGATATTGCGCCGTCTTTCAGAACAACAACATCAGCGCTGAAGTACATATAAGCACCAGTCTTCTTGAGCAGCTCTTCCTTGCTCTTATATATTTCTACTTTTTTTAGTGTTGCGTAGGATGTCGCACTACCCCCTTCGGGATAGTAAGTAGTAGGCATACAAGCCGCAAACACTAGCAATATCGTTGTATTCATTTCACGCTCCTAAATTCTTCTGGGCCGTTAATAAAATCAGCACAGAAGTTATTCTTAAACTGGGCGCGGGCGGTGTACCCGTCGACAAGCACACCCTCGTTTACGTGGTGATACAGCATCACCTGATCAAATGCCTTGCAAACCTCAGGCATATTAACCGATGCCTTAATCCGCACCTCTGTAGGTTTTTCTATGGTTATCAAGTCCCAGGAATGGCTGGTCCTGCTGACTTTTAGATACCCAGCAAAGGTCGCAGAACTTGACACCACAGAGCCAAAGACTTGGGATGCAGTCAAGTCACCTTCCAGGTTACTAAACGCTTTTGTAGACTTATGACTACAGGCTACATATCCCGCCACTACCGCGATACCTATCGCAACCAGCATCGCATAAGCATCCAGCATGTTTAGCTTTCTCATCATATCTCCTTGTTTTCGTACGACTCGTCTAACATTGTTCCATATATCGGCCGGATATGCCGGTTCTTAACGCTTGGTTCGGAAGTATTCACAAGCTTAGAACTTGTATCTGTTTCGTTTACTGGTTCAGCAACTTTGGGCTGATAGCTACTTTTATTTTCGCATTTATCACACTCTTTACCCCAGGGGTCTGAGAAGTGAGCACACTCGTGGCACAACATAGCGCGCACCATTTTGTTAAGGTCAACAATATGGTCTGCCGTTTCCAGTACCCGCCTTGCCTCGTCCATAGCCTTGGCAAAGTAGTGCCAATCAACACAATCACCATCGCAGCAAGTTTCAGGACCGCAGATATGGTCAGGAGGCTTGGGGCCGTAATGCTCAGCAATCCCTATGAGACTTTTACAGACCTCTACCAGACTTTTAACTGTTGCTTCCCTGTACTTACGAACGCGGGCGCAAGATGCATCCGCACAATTTTCAGCCCCAACACAAGCACACCCATCGTTCATCTCTTCCTCCGCTTAGCTTCTTTTTCGTACTTGGCAACCAGCTGGTCTACCCGCTTTTCGTTAAACTCAACCCTCGCCCAGTCCTCTAGTGCGTGAAAAACTTCGTGCATTAGTACCTGTGCCACAAAGTACGGTAATTCTTTTGGAGCTATGTCTTTGGACTTAACCAGTCCTAAAAGATTGCCAATATCCAGTCCGACCAATGCCTTGCCTGTGCTAGATATCCTTTTGCCGGCCTGGTAAAACGCGAACCCAGGACTGAAGTTTGTTTGGTATACTCGTATCTTTATGGATGGCTTTAGCTTCTTTTTCACCATGCCTCCTATTTGTTAGCCCGATATACCACAATATCGCTATGGTACAAAGTTTTCCTCGCCGAGTCAAGATTGTAGGTGAAGATATCTACGCTGTTCTTCAGCCTGACATTCATAGTATCCTCGACACGATAGCAAGTACCAGTCTTTATGACGCACAGTATGTCCCCGTAGCCTACTAGCTTGCGCACTAACAGGTCCTGAGATACGGCGATGCTCCCCTCATACACTAGCGTCCCGCGCGCGCCTAGGTTCGGTGTACTATCCGTTTCCTCGACGCGGTTGGTATATGCTGTCACCCTGATATTGGGTATCGTTTTGACGGTATAACCAGTCTTGGCCGACAGGCGCTGCAATGTCAATATGTTTATATCGGCAGTCTGAGAGAATACAGGCACCGCTGGTACCTGTCTTTTGGCGCTTATAACTCCGGCAAAGTACACAGCACAGCCGAATATAGCTATAGCTACTGCTTGGGTAGCTTTCTTGCGCACTGTGAGCCAGGTGTGCTTTCTCCGCCAATGATGCTTGTGCCGGTGCTTTATCACTGCCTCAGTTTTAGGTTCTTCCATAGTACCTCCCTAGTCTTTAGCCACTTCTGATTCTGTAGCAAGCGTATAATCCCATTCCCCACGAGTTCCAACTAGGCTAAACTCGTGCCGTTCAGTTTCTTCAACCTTGTATACTGCTACTGATTCTCCAGGAGACACCCAACTTCTGTGATCATTGTATGCTATTCGCTCGGTAGATACATACCGAGACATTCTGCCCCGTACTATTATGTTATCTCCGGAATACTTTGCTGGATCTATTTTCAACAAACACACTAAGGTACCTCTGCCGTACAGCACCCCGTCGTACTCTCGTATGGGGTGGTCAGATATGTACGCGATATGTTTGCTCACATACCGAGCCAACTGGTGCCCTCTAGGGACATCAGCCACTTTTGAGTTAATGCAGCTATCCCACTTGGCAAACTTATACCTTAAGTCGTTTAACTGATCACGTAGCCACCTAGCATTAACGAGCTTGTCTTTTTTAAGCTCGGACCGCGGCACCTCATACAGAACCCATACTGATACTTTATCTGAAGAGTTGGTGACATACTGCCCAGCTCTTCGCAGCTTAGAAGCGCTCAGATAAGACACCTGCCGTCGTGTAAGACTAACCGACGGAGCGGCGGTGTTGGTAGTTTCTCTGGATTCCTCGAACTCTATAGTAGTCTGGATATAGTCAGCTGCTTGTTTTTTGACTTCCAGAATAGCTTTGTCAACCGCCTTGTTAATATCTGCTGCGTCAGACCCAACCCCCACAAAGTAGACATACGCCTTTGTAGGGGGCGGCGCGCTATTAACCCAATCCGGCAGAGGGCTAGCTACTAGGTTCTGCCCACATACCGGCACTGCAGTACCCAACAATAAGATAGCTAGCCATCTGTTTATCATACTATTCCTGTTTAGTAGCAGTTGCGCTAGGCGCAGCCGCTGGTTTGTTGAGGTTGGCCCACGCCTTCTCCAACACTATCTCCGCCTTTGCGTCCTGGGCCGCCCTTAGCGCACTGATGGCAGACTCGTACACCCGAGCCCTGGCTTCAGCGTAGTCTGCATTGCTAATGCTAACCAACGCATAGCAATTGTATGCATACTTAACCCCATCTTCGAGCTTCTCTTCCTGCTGCTCGTAGTAGGTGTCTTCCAGACGGATACCAGAGACATCTATGTTCTCGGACACCTTCACAATAGCGCTACGCACGTTTGACCCACCACGGTCCGTGACATTATTACCAACCATAGCACTCCCGAACTCAACCCGGATCTTCTGCTTTATTTGCTCAACCAACTCTTTCTCTGCTTCTGCCTTGGCTTCGCGAATGCCTAGTGCCATATCCAGCCTATCACTAACAATGCCACGATAGAACATCTTCTTATCCTTCTCGAAGTACGGCGCCTTGGCCCAGGAAGGTATTGAACCGCCCGGGAACGAGGCTACAACTTTGCGGCTTCCAACCGGCACGCTAGTACAAGCGGCCAACCCCAACAGACTAACGCACAACAATCCAACTATTGTTTTATTCATATTTTGTCCTTTGTGTTCCTGGCTAATTTTTCTGCCTCGATTGTGTACTTGTTGTATATCTCCTCATTGTCTATTGGAAGAAATACACAACAAGTGTCTTTGATATCGCGAATGTTGGGTATGTCGCCTATCCTCTTACCTTTTGCGTCTATGATTTTCCACATAACGGCATACCGGAATTCTTTCCAAGTATTAGGAGATACAATAGCTGCAGCTCTTTGTACTCCGATTGGTATGCCTTTATCGGCATCGCTTACGACAATATCCGCCACTATAGTGGCGAATATTGACAGCTTGGCTGGGTCCATTATGGCTTGGCTGACTATGCGGCGAGTTTGTTCTAGTTTTGTCAGCTCGGTGTCCCCAAAACAAACCGTGCTATAGTCAGCATAGTTATTCCACGGGTGCAGCGTATTTTTAACATCCGACTCCCACTCCTTTTCCGTCATTTTGCCTCCTCAGACTTATTCAGTTCAGACTGGTCCAGCTGAGTCTGGCCAGTATACGCGTTCTCTTTCAAATCTTCACTTCCCTCAGGTGTTTCTTTCACATCTAGCAGCCCTCTGTCGTTAAGGTACTCTCGGGCTATCGCCCACGACTCATCAGTCTCCGGCGCCGTAGTAATAACCTGGTAGAACTTCTTGCCCTTTATCTTTCTCCTCGACTTCATGCACAAAGATCTATGACCTTTGGAGATAAAGATATTGCAAACATCCAGAGCCACCTTCTGGTCGAATGCGTACAAAGCCACCCGGGATGGGCCTGATGATTTTTGCATCTTGAACTTCGGTTCGTCGAACACCTCGTGCAGCTGTTTTTCAGTATTAGTATCCATTACTATGCCTCCTTGTAATCTGGCCTTCCGCAATAAATGCACTCTTCTCCGTCATGTCCTCGCTCGCTGTCAAACACGCAGCGACCTATTGGGCTCTTCCTGCATGTCTTCCAAAAATCAACATGGTCTAGTGTTTTTGGAAGACCACCTATTTCAACTAGCTTTGTTACTATCTCCTCCATGTCTGCGAACGGCTGCATAGTAGAAAACCCGTCCGATTTCTTCATTGCAGCAGTATGCTCTTTGCTGGCCTTTTTGAACTTGTTCCATAGCTCTACCACAGCAGGTTTAGCTACTGGAGGTTTGGACTCTATAAACTGAACGCCCCAGATGCTTTTAGGCGTTATTGTAACGCCTCCGCGGTCATTCTGAAGCACAATAGCGAACTCGTCTGATGTAGATTCAGGATGGGCGTGGTTAATCGACTCCAGGCACCCTATTAATTCCCACAGTTTCACTTTACCTCCTTCACTTCTTTCTTATTTTCCAGCACCCGAGGGGGTCGTATCCACTTTGTATACTTGCACTCGCTTATCTGGTTTCTCTTTATCAGATCTACGATGTACTCAACCGATGGGAATGTCTCGTACGGAATGCTGAGTATGTTAACACCAGTCTTCTTGTATTCAGACAAAAAGTCAAGATAATGCGCGCGCAGGTCCTGCAAGTAAGATAGTGGTATGTTCTTCTCTGACTCTCTGCCGCGGCTCTGTATGCGCTTCAACGCCGTTTCCGCAGAGCAATCTAGGTATATCATTATCTCCGGGTAAGCCAGGTCGCGTAACGCCAGAGCATCAAACATATCCAGGTAGGTATTCAAATCCCTATCCGTTATGTGCCCGGCTTCGTGCAGCATTCTCGCAAAAATACAATCTTCTGTGATGCCGCGATCTCCTATTGCTCCAGGAATAGACCCATTAGCTATCCGGGTAATCAGCTCTTTATGCTGACGGAACCGGTGATTAAGCAGCCACATTTGCATAATGGCCCCATACTTTTTCATATCTTTGTAGAAGTCCGCTAAGTATGGGTTGCCAGCCACTGCTTCGTACGCTACCTCCCAGCCCAGCGCCTCTCCCAGCCGCTTAGCCAGGCTAGACTTGCCGGCTCCGATGAGCCCTGCTACCACTATATAGTTTTTAACATACATATTAGCTCCTAGTCGTCTTGGTATCTATTACTTTGTCTACTAGCCTAATCCCGTCCAGGCAACACTTTAACATAACTGCATGCACTTTGTCAGTTACTTTGCCAGTGGTGCTGCCATCCGCCTGCTCGTAAATTATTGCAAACGCCGCGCAGTTGCTAGAGCACAACAGATTTGGGTTTCTCCAGCACCGGCACTCTGCTCCGCTATGCACTAGCTGGTAATGCTTGCCAGCGCTCTCAGCTACCCCGCTTTTTATGTATGTAAGTAGTTCTGCCATATCTCCTCTTTATTTTGCCGGCCGGAGGCCATCCCCCGGCCGGCTGATATTCACCATCACGATACCATACTTCAGGCTACTATACCGCAACTGTACAGCTCGGCGCGCAGCTATGCTGCAACCATACTCTGCCATGTGTCGTCTTGTGATACTATCACGATACTTCGACTTGCGTTGCGCTACCTTGCCATTGCAGGGCCAAACCTGGCCACGGTTCACGATACGCTACTATTGCTATATGTGACATTGCAATACCATACCAATGCATCTCATAGCTTAACTATGCCGATACTTGGCGATGCTATGCCTCACCACTACGATGAACAACCGCGCCATACCCTTACCCTAGCTTACGAAACCATACAATTACGATACTGTGATTTGCACTTCGTCACCTTACTAATACTGCGCCCCACAAAAGACCACTACGCATGACTACACCACTACGCGACACAGCGCGGCCGTGCATTACCGCAACAGCGCCTAAACATACAGTGAGGTACGCTACCTCTGCCATACCCGAGGATACGGTGCTTTACTGCCGCGGGACGTTAGTGTACGGGACCATACTATCACTTTGCGCTCTCGCTCGACCTCTATTTCTTGCCCTTCGCTTCCTTCATTGCAGCCGCCTCTTTTGCCATTTTCTCAAGACGAGTGCCGTAGAGTTTTCTAATCTTGGCATTGTTAGGCATTTCTTCTATCGTATAGGTGAACCTACCGTAGGAACCATTACGGAACTGTCCCAATCCCTGCAGTTCTCCATAGTCCAGCAGTTCCTTGATGGTATCCAGAGAGAAGTCCTTATCCTTACTAGGCAGCACACGGAGCATCAAGTCTATCTCAGCGCCGGCCTTAACCACATCCGACTTGGCCAGGAACACCCGGGGACCCCTCGGCCCTTCAGAACGAAGCGAGCGAGACATAGTGCCATCCGCTTCTTTGATGTTCTTGCCATCACGGGTCAGATACAGCTTGCGCGGGTTAACGAAGAGGTACATATCAACCTTGGACTTCACTGCCTTCATACCAATCATCTCTGACAAGGCTTTTGCAGATGCCTTCAAGAAGCCGCGGAAGACATAGTCGAAAAGGAACACGCCCTTATCGTCCTTCATAAACCCAGTCCAGCCCTTTTCTTCCAGCTGCTCCACTGACTCGATCTCCTGGTCGGCCTGTTCCTGAGTGATGATCCCCTTGTCTACTGCTTCTTTCTGAATGTGGGTCCCGAAGATGTCCTTGTTCTTGGGAACTGTTCCCAGCATATCTTCCGTCATTGTGATCTTTACTTTGTATTCAATTAAGTTCATTGCTTTCTCCTAGTTTTTTTTTGTTTACTTCTTCTTTTCCGGCAGCGATGTAGATGTTATGACCCACGGTCCCTGCCAAGGCTGCGGGTAGTACGGCTGCGGCCAAACATACGGCTGTTGAATATACGGTATTGCTATCGTTCCGACTCCGCTGCAACCGGGACATATAACCTTAATGCCATCTAGTCGCGTCTGCGTCCCTGTACCCCCGCAGCACGGACAGGTACATTGTTCGTATACTGGCGGTTGGGGCTGTATATAGCAATTGCTCGTGCCGGGTATTGGCTGCGCTGGCCCTGCCGAATTTGTTGCTTTCGCATCTTTGTTTTCCATAGCTGCTCCTATTCTACTAAGTTTTAGGTACCTGTGTCAACGTTTACCTATGCGCTTCAGTGCTTCGGCTGCCTCCGCATTCTCCATTGTTAGCGTTGCCCGGCTGCCGGCTGCTCTGATTTGTTCGTCTAGCAATACCTGAATTCTCTGGTCAACCCACGGCAGGAACCCAGCACCGCAGCGCTTGCCTCTATCATTCACGTACTTCTTAACTTTTGTTTTCTGGATGAACGCCATTGGCTTTCTCCTCTACTATGACTTTGCCGGGAATCACTACCTCTTTAGGCTTTAACGCAGCTCGTACCTGGTCAAAGTCTATTTCTATCAGTACGGTGTCTAAGTATTCATACCCTGCTTTTGAATACTTTTCTTTCTTCTCGGCCATGTATTCTATGCCACCACCGTCAGACATAGTAAACTCATCGCAAACCGCTAGCGCTTCTGGAACTTCTTGACCTTCGTAATTCTCTGCGAGCAGGCCAAACAACACATACAGATACGCCTTTCCGTTTATTTCTTTCATATCGGCTCTGTCTCCCCCTTGCCTTTGTTATAGTCTGTCGGCTTACGATACACAGCGCCAGTGTCTGTATCAAACTCCGCACCACAATTCTCGCACTGCTCGAATCCAGTGTGTCGGTAAGCGTGGTCTGGGTGTCCGCATACCGGGCATACCACCTTCGGCATATACGATCGCTTCTTTCTGTGTGCTGCCTTTACTCCCATATAGGTACCTCCGTAGTTTTGGACACATAGGCCAGCATCTCGGCCTGTTTCTTTTCTTCAGCAATTTCTCTGAGTATTGCTCTGCCTTGCTCGGTTATAGACCGACCGCAGACTGATTTGCGAGCGTAGCCCTTGGCGAACAAGTACGGCTCGTACGATTTGGCAATGTACTTAGGATCTTCGTTTATACACAATGACATCATAGACAAGCCTACCGGCTGGCTAGCCTTGTCCAATAGGTTGAGGATGCGCAGGTCCACATCATCTAAACCATTGATGTACACCCCGAAGTATGGCAATAGTAAGCATAGCTGTTCTGCATTTTTAATATGGTGCGTGTTTAGAAATGTAGACAGCAAGCCAATTGCGCTAATCGCCCTACGAGGTATGTTCTTGCATCGCTTCGCCACTGTGCGATATGTTTCTAGCAAGGCCAGGTTGGTATCGGGGGGGTTATTGTCGCAGCAAGAGCCTATGGCTCTTAATAATATCTCCGCAATACCGTCCTCAGTATACGGGGGTACCTCTATCCTAACCCCGAACCTATCCACCAACGGCCCAGCTAGCTCCTGCTTTTCGGTAGTCGCTCCTATTACCACCACCTTTCCATCGCAATGACTAGGCGTGTTGTCTCGTATAACCTGGTTGTCTTCCATCAGCACGTACAGCCGCTCTAACAACTTAGGGTTAGCTGAGTGTATCTCGTCCAGGAACACGATGCACCCAGGAGGACCTATATGGTCTATTTTTGCCAGTATATCAGGGTACTCTACCGCCTCTCCGATAAACTCAGCTAAGGGCAGCCTAGACTCGTTGGCGATAATCCTAGCTAGCGTTGTCTTGCCGGTGCCTGGCAGCCCGGTTAGCAACACATGCGGCGTAGCCATCAGGTCTGTTCTAGCTGTTATAGCTACCGTTTCCGCCAGGGTCTTAACCCCGGCGGCGCCGGTATACTCAGCTAGCGATGTTGGTCTGTACATATGGTTATCCTTTCTTGGGGAAGTACCTTATCTTCAGCCTGGGCTCTTCAATAGGTATCAACTTGCAGTGGCGCTTGATAGCCGGAACAGAGACAGCTAGCATCTCAAACCCTGCTGGGTTAATATCCACTATGTTCAGCAACTCGTCCAACGGCAGACATGCCGCTATGCCTTTTTTATTATACTGCAGTTCCTCGCCATCCTCGATAGTCACAACCGCCGAATGCTCGTTATCCACGTAGTTGTCCAGGCCCAGGTCGTCCATAACCTCGCCTAGCTTTCTATGGTCGTTAGCTATTTCCTCGCCCAGTGCGGCATACGCGCCATACTTCTCTCTCAGCGCCTTGAACATTTTGCGAACCACATCCGTCTTCGCCAATAGCTCGCGGGCATCGTCCTTCGTCTTCGGGGTTTTGTTCTCCGGCTTAGTAGACTCATTCCCATCGTCGCCATATGCGGTCTTTTTCATATTGTCTCCTATAAGCGTAGGTCTATCTGCTCATCTTTTGGTACTGCGTTCAGTTCATCTTCTGCTAAGTACTCTAGCGAGGCGTCTTTTGCATACAATGCTTTCTTGGTAGCTGTCATCAGTTCGGCTAGATCTGTGTTAGATATGAACAGATCTTTGTACGACGAGACGCGCACTATATCGAACTTCAACTTACGCAAGTCTGCTTCCATATCGGCCGGAGTGGATACCACCATCACCAGGTTTTTGCCGTACAGCGACAGCGAGTAGAAACACCCGCTACCCAACTTGGGAAACTGGCGTAATACCATATCGCCGATATCGCCCCAGGTCTCTACTTTGATTCCAGCCTCGCAGATGTCGTACATTTCTTGTATGTCTTTGAGCATTAACTTAGCTGTCTTGGGGAAGCCCCGAAACAGCTTGGCGTACTTTTCAAACTCGGCCGTTGCCTGCGCTGCCGGGAATGTCTTAGTAGCAACCAGCTGGCCTAAGCTGATGCGGGGGTGTTTTCTGAGTAAGTCCTTTAGTTTCATATCATTTCTCCCACTGGGTTATCTTGAATTTGCCTATCATCCAGCCTTTCTTTGTTTTCTTCAACTTAGCCAGCGCTGCATTGTTCGGAGAAAAGCATTGGATCTCTGCGAACATAGCATACGATTGGTACTTGTCCGGGACTGCAGTAGCCCTCTCACAATGCTTTCTAGCAAGACACGCCGTGTTTGCACACATTGTTATATCAGGCATTTTTAGAGTACCTCGGCTTGACATGCATTATCGCCTTGTTGGCCCGATAACAAACCCACAGCATAGGGTATTCTTCCTTCCACAGGCTAACAGCGCAGTCCGGGTCAGTATCACCGCACAGTTCGTCCATAGCGGTTGCTATATCCTCGAGCACATTAACCAGGTACTTGACTTGTGACTTATAGTTTGGTTTGGTCATTAGGCTTCCTCTTGAAGAAGTTTTTTACTTCCACTAACTTGTACGCCTTAATATCCTCTCTATTTATCTTCAGCAGCAAAAGCTCTTGTTCGGTGTATGCGCTGAACGGGGCACAATAGTTAACGTCAAACGCAGTACCATACAAGCTATTTTTATCATAACCGAAAACATATAGATTATTGCTTGGCTTTTTCGGCTTCTTCTGCTTTGCGCTTCTCGACATATTCTGCATATTTTATCTCTCCGTACTGATTTGGCCTGACTTCAAAGTAGTCAAACAATGCCTTGATGAACCGCTCTGTATACGGCGCGCGCCAGATATGTTTCAGGTAAGTATGCGCATCACTAGAATAATGGTAATGATTATTCTTGAGATGTAGCTCTGCATCCTTCTCCGTCAAGAACATACCGCGCTCTTCCCACACCTGTTGCATAGCGTGCTCGTGATAATTCTCTTTCTCGTCTTCCGGCAGCTCGTCGTATTCTTCTGGGGTTAGCTCGCTATCGTCTTCAGTAGAATAATAGACTGTGTGGCTTTCATCCCCGCAGCCTTCCTCAGTCGGTACTAGCTTGCTAGTCCTAATAACGTAAAAGAACGGCCAGGCAGTACAGCGATTGTCTTGCTTAGACATCTCATCAAGAAACTCGATGATGATATCCTTGTCTGACATCGTTTCGTTGGCGTCAACGGAACGATGTGTCTGCTTAGCATAGAACGCCGCTTCTGTTTCTTTAGAGATCTCCTCTGTCGGAACTTCTTTATTTTCCATTCTTAACCTCCGGTTTGGCTTTCTCTGGTGCGTAAGTTAACAGGTTTCCCGCCTTGCGAGCTATAGCATCATCTATAGCTACAACCCTATCACCGTCTCCGCACAAGAACTCGTGAGCCCTGACAGCAGCAGCGCTAAGGCTCTCGTACAGGTCGGAGAAGAACTTCTCGCGCTCTTCGGTCCAGTCCACTACGCGCTTGCCAGGGTCAGTGTCTACTAGGGACAGGAAGTCATCATAGCTCCTGCCACCTGCACTATAGTTTTTCCGACCATCGACAGATTCCTCTTCGCAAACTCGGTAGTTTAGCTTAACACCAGTCGCGCCGCTATGCCCGCAGTATAGCGTTGTCACTGTGTGCTTCCCAAAACCGTCATCTCCGCCACTAGCCTCCAACTCGTACACAATCACCTTTCTAGTAGCTGTCTTCTTGGCTAGTATTGCTATCTGCAGTTCCCCTATTTGCTTGTTTAACCCGTCTATGGTTTTGTCTTTCAGGTTATTCACCCCGGCTAGCAAGACATACTTCTCTGGGATGACAAACATAAACTCACCAGACTTGGTTAGGAAGTTAATCGGGTATGATTCTCTATCTCCCAACTTCCACATAAACTGAGTTTTTCCAACTTTAGGCATATATCTCCTCGCTATACCAGCTTTTCCCAGCCGGTCTCGTTCTGTATCAGGATGTGTGCTATAGCCACATCGTACCTATACTTCCTATTTCGTTCCAGGTCGAAGACCGTCACCTTGTCAGCACCGGAATCTAGCACAACCCGGCCCTTGAACTCCCTGGTATTTCCGCTAATCGTTATCTTGATGCGCCCTTCTCTCAAGATGCCTATAGGGCTAGGGTTGTTCTCAACCCTGCGATTAGCTATGTCCCCGCGTATCTCTACCCGGTGCTTGAATATCTCGAACAAGCTATAGTACTGGCGTAGGAACACGCGCGTCTTGTTAGCTACGTGGTGCCACTCCTCTGGTTTGCAATACCTGGCTATCTCTTTCGGGCCCACGCTGGTTATCAGCTTTTTACGATTGAGATAATCCGCCATATCCATAGCCGTTTTAAGCTGCTTGGCCTCGGCTATAATAGCATTTCTGGACCGACCTGTCAACTTGTTTGTCATAGAGGTCATTTGGCTGTAGGTTTATCCTGTAGCATGCCTAGCGCTTCGGCCAGTGATTCTCTTTCTATGTGCTGCATAGTAGCAACCTGAGCGGCCATGGTTTCTACTATAGCTAAGTGCAGTATTTGCGCCCACGGCGGAGCCCCACAACTACCTAACGCTGTGTGGTTTCTAGCCACCACTTCGTTGAATTCTGCAGTAGTCATATTATCTCCTGTTATATAGAGCAACTTTCCCAATTAACATAGCTGTCTATTTTCTTCATAACCTGGCCTTTATCGTACTTGTAGTCAGACTCCCAAATTACTAAAACAGTAAAACCACAGCGAGTTAACTCGTCTACTCTTTTCCTATCATTTTCCCATATTTGCTTGGCCATAATCTTGTGATGCGCGATGTCTTCAGCACTATACTTCTTAGGATTTGCGTGCCAATAGTCACCGTAAAACTCTATGATAACCCCATCTCGTAGCTCTATCGCATCGGGAAATTTCCACTTGTTGTCTTGAGTTTTTACAACATGGTCTTCCACAACACCTGAATAAACATCCTTGAGATCGCTGAAAAATTTCTCCTGCATTTTGCTCTTGTTACTTGATGCTATCGTCCCTTTTACTAGCTTACCTAATCTCCAGCTCTCCTTCATCTTATCGGCTCGCAATTGTCGTTGGTCCGGATTAGCTCTGTACCATTCAGTAGTTCTTTTACTTTGTTCTTGCTTAAATGACTGCCTACGAGGCTTAGAGGTGCCAGCGATAACCTTGGCTCGGTATTCTGGATTCTGCCACAACAATTTTGATGCTGCACTAGTTCTCTCCTTCATCTTAGCCACGGAGATAGCACTATGGCTTTTGCCATAGAAAGGATTGCTAGCCCCAGACCTGTCTCGGTGTTTGTTGCACATACCCGACTTGCTGTGGTCTACTATAGGCTTACTACAAGTAGCGCAATGTCTATTTAACTTATGAACATTCATCTCTCCTCCCGGATATCGAAGGTATCTATATACCTATATGTAAGGCCCTCTTCTTTAGCTAACCTAACCGCCTCAGTTGTCCAGCACCATTTCGCTAAACCCGATTTGGCCAAGTACAGGCCCATTCCAAACCCCGAGTATAGAAACACGCCCGGCTCCCCGAAACAAAAGCCTGCGTACGGCTGTTCGGCAGATATGCGTTTCCAAGAATTAAGCGATAGGTTCCAGTACTTGCCCATCAACCACTGCCACTTGCCTGCTGGTTGGTCTATGTCTCCTGGTAAACTGGTAAGCATTTCTGTCATTTCTCCTCCGTAGATCCTCGTTTAAACATATAGGCACTAAACTCATCATCGTCCGACCAGTCGTAATCCAGCATAGCCGCATAGCATTCCAGGTGCGCTCTGTCGTGTATAAATTCCCGGTACATTACATAAGCCCTCTTCGTGTGCTTCTCTTCCTTCAGTATCTTCTCCCCACACCACACGCACCTGTACTCCTTCCTAGCGGAAACTTCTTTGGTAGATAGAGGTGTCATAATCACTCTCCGTTCTTATCCTTGCATATTTGTGGGCGTATTATTAGCGCACCTTTAGTGAGCAAAGGCTCATTCGGTATCCTGATATTTTCCAAACGATGTCGGCAGTATGCCTCATCGGTTTCGTCATACCAACACAACGGACAGCCGTTGCAGTACTCCGGGTCTGGAAGTTTGATTTCTAGGTTCATATATTAACCTCATTTCCCCACACGTCCCAACCCTCTGTTTTTTGTCTTGCAAACAATTCTATGCGTGGCAAATATCCGACGAGTTCAACTATTTTCTGTCGCACAATATCAGGCTTTTTGCTGTGGCCCTCAATCGGAGTTTGAATAATTTGAAAAACAGAATTGTTTATTCGTTTTGGCTTTCCCCTAACCGCTATAAGACAAGGTTCTGTATTTCCCCTAGTCCACCTGCCAAGTCCATAGAAAGGCTTGCCATTCTTTTTATTCAGCTTAACCCATTGAAAGCCTATTGATTTATATTGAAATCCCCAAGCCTTTATAGTTTCCAATGCTTCTGGCAACATAGGGTATGTGGCCCACATAAATAGAACACAATCAGGAAGTGCTAATTCAGATACAGGTAAAGCACAAATGTCTTTCTGTGACATTGTATTATAATGACTTTCAGCGTTGCCACTACCCCCTTTATCCGCATAACGCCAAGGAGGGTCGGCATAGATAATTCCATATTTGTTTTTTGGTAATTCCATTTTAATCTCCAGTAACTCTACAATTTTTACAGCTTTTCCAAGCGTCTTCATAAACTTCGTCGTACACTTTTGCAAAGAACGACAAAATATCTGGCAACTGGTCATGGTCGAATATACTACTATCGCAAAATTGTGTGTCAAACTTTTTTTTTGTATTTCAGCGTTTTAATTTCATACTCACTCCTCCCACGATATTTGGACTTTGCGTTTCATTTATCGCTCCTATGCTTGTTCTGCTTTATGTCTTCCATCACACTAAAAATAAATGTGCTTGGGCTTGGATTCAATGCCCCCCTGCCGTAGCAAGACTGTCGTACATCCTCAATCCTCGTTAGTATCTTCTGTTTCTCCTCCTCAACCCTGCGCTCAATCTCGGCGCGGATAAGGCATATCCTATCGCAGTTATTTCTGTCAACTGCGGTTGCCCTACACGGAGTAATTAGGTCTTTGCGACACACTTCACATAACCTCTGCTCCCACGACTGCGGCTCGGCGGATTTGGGTTGCCAGTTTCCGTGCTCGTAACATTCGTTACATGGACCGTGAGAAATAATGGGGAATCCCTCGCTGGTTATGTTTTTGCAACTCCCGCAGTTCTTCTCCGGCTTGCTCTCCGGCAGGTCTTTAAGTTTATTCAAAACGCTTAGGAGATGTTTGGACTGATATTCTAGGGCCGTCCGTAGTTTTATAGGCTTTAACCCGCCCCTTTGGGTCAGTAAAATATCTTTCGCATCATCTGTTAACCATTCAAATGCTCTATTAGCGTGGTCCACATCATGTATTAATTGCTCAAACACTCTTTTCATTTCGCCCTCCTGTCCTGATATTTTCTGCCGCACCTACAGCTATAGTCGTAGGTTAAAAATCCAAGTAGCCACGAAAACATATTGGGTCTATTTTTAGTTCCGCAAGTAGGACACGGCTTCAGTTTATTTTCCATGCTCGGCCTCCCCCTTTGCTCTTTTCTCCTTAGCGTTAGCCAGGACCACTTCCAGTATCTCCACAGCTGTAGGCCAGGAGCCGTCCATAATGCACTTGTAATAGCACCCGTCTTCCGCCTGGCATAGCAAAGCATCTAAGCCATCATCAAGTATCCTTATTTCTTCGGGAGTCAGGTGCTTCCTGACTTTGTCGATCACGACGTTCATTAGGCAGAAGCGGCAAGTACATTGCTTTTCCTGCTTAGGCAGCACGGACAAGTTAGGTACGTCGCTGCGTATGCACCCGGTCTGCACACTTGCATTCTCTATTTTACGGTTTTTCATCGTAATCCTCCATCAGGCCAACACAGCTAAGCAAGCCTTGCTTTGTTAGTTTTAGCGCGTGGATTTCTAGCGTCTTTCTATACCCAGCGTCAGGGCATATTTTGTTATCGTACTCCTTGTGAAACAATAGCCAAGCAGATAGGGCTGGATACATGCTATTAATAGCTTTCTTGTACTTAGGCAGCATCCTGATATCGTGAAATAGCCGCAGCAGATATCTCATTCTATCTCTCCCTTCACCACCTTCTCCAGTATTGCGCGCTTCGGTATTTGCATAACGCAAGATACCTGCCCGTCCGGCCTCTCAGACCCCGCCACAAAAATATCTGTCTCAGTTTCCCGGCACAACACTCCTCTGGTAATACAAACAACCGGTTCAACATCCAGCTCAGACACATCCTGCCAGGCATCGTGGGACGCACCGTCCAACCAAGTAATACGAACTGATGGATATTTGCTCATTTTGTCTCCTGCATCTTCTTCATCTCTTCCCTCGCTGCTATCATCGTTTCTCCGTACAACGACCACAGCGGTGATAGCTGCCCGTTCAGCTCAGCGTAGAACATCTCGTCCTCTTTCAGGTACATTCCTAGCAAGTCGCTCCGTTGCCTGATGCTAGCTGAGACATTGGCTATACGATCCGCTAGCTTTAGGTGGATGCCAAGCGGATGGCTGCGTATCTTCTTAGCTGTGTTAACCCAGCGCTCCTTGCGGTTCTTGCCGGGCTCATTCGTCACAGCAAAGACCAGGTTAGCCACATCCTCTCCGAACTCCTTTACCAGAGTTTCCATAGTGGTATCAGTATCTTCTAGAACATCGTGCAACCAGGCAGCGATTACCAGGATGCGCTGGTTCTCGCCGAGCTCCGGGTTGAATGTGTCTAGCAATATCCTAGCTACCTCTTCCGGGTGGTTTATAAACTCACCGTCTCCGTACTTTTGTCCCTTGTGCTGTTCTGCCGCAAATAGCTCCGCCCACTGGCGTAGTCCGGGGTACTTCTCTGCGGTTATCTTAGCACAGTTTTCAGAAGCTAGTTTTAGCTCGTACCTGTTGCAACAGTACAAGCACTTTAGCTGCTGTCCGCCTACACAATAGACTAGCTTGTTGCCGCAGTTAGGACACTCCTCGACTGGCTTATTATTGAACACGCGCATATCCCTCCCTTGCTATTTGTATTATGACCACTACCAACTTGTTCCGTCGTTTGCCCTGCTCAACACAAGCCTGGCTCCAAGTCATTCGCTTTCCGCTAGGAGATGTGTAGTCCCACGGACCTTCTTTCCACTTAGACATCCAGGCAGTGTAGTTATACAGCTTCCTAAGCACCCGCTCTTCCGCTGTCATTCCATCCCCAGTAGCTCTATGGTCCAATCCCCGTCGGGCTTACACGTGACAGAATCAACATAACAATCGGCCTTGCCTAACTGTATGTCGGATATCGATAGTATCGCGGTGAGTAATTGGTGGCCTGACAAGTTCAAGGTCATTTTTTTGATTATCCAATCGTCAGCTTCGTCATCGTTTTCCATTTCCAACCTCCTTGAGTATGGCTCTGGCTAGCCTGCGCAAGTTAGCCCTGCCGGTCATTATAGCTATGTGGCCTAACGGATAGCCAACATCCGTAGTAGCCCACAAGTAGACATCCTTGCCACTCCCGCACAGGTGAACCTTATGCACCTCGTTATCGTACGCCTCGTACTTCTTCTCGAAGAAGAACGCATAGTCCGACGGCTTTGACATCATATACCTCCCAGGCTCTTGCCACACCCCTCCGGCTTGGCGATCGGTTCTGCCTTGCAGTTAGGGCAGGCCGGTGTCGGGGACATATCCTTAGCATTGGGGTGGTACAGGCGCAGTATATTACTGCACTTAGGACAGCGCTCCACGACCATAGTAGCATACAGATCGGACTTTGGTTCGGACCCGATAGTGAACTGACCTGTACCTATCTCTGTAGGACCTTTGGGTGGGTGGGCACTGTAGTAGACTATTTCGGCTAGGTTAATTGCCCAGAGAGGGGCTCCAGCCCTTGCCATACTGCCAAGCTTTTCAACGAAATGTTCTTTGGTCATTTCACTCTCTCCTTTACGATCTTAGACATCCTTTGTCCGTGGGGTCTGTAGCACACCATCTTGCAAGATTTTTCCCAACATTTCTTGCACTCCCCGCACTGCCCGTGCGTCTCTGTAGCCATACACAGATGCGCGCCCTTCGGGAGCTTCACATCGTGAGGGACGACTATGGCAGTATGTACCTTCTTATCATACTTGGCGTCCAGGCTGCCATAGCTCGCACGGACCATAACATTCGGCAGCTTGTCAAACCGCTTCCTAACTTCCTGCCAGCAGGGCAGCGCCAGTGCCCGGCTAGCAATCCAGTGTTTAACATTCGGTGTGTCTTTGCAAACGCACTCCACTATGTACGCGAAGGTCTTGTCATATATATCTCCGCTATCAAACCACCGCATATACTTAGCACCAGACTTATCTATGGCTTGAACCATAGAGCTAATGAACTTCGGCGCCTTCGTCTGCTTCAAGTTCCTCTCTCTGGCCTGCTTCACCACACCGAACCTATAATGCCCGCCCTTCGCGTAACAACCCTGGCAGACCTGAGACATCTTACCATTTTCGATAGCCCCAGGGCAAGTCTTTCCAGCAGGCAATCCGAATGTCACAACATCTTTACCTAACTTGCTAGTCTTACCGAGTTTTATTATCATATGCCTCCTCGTGTTTTTTATATGTCCTGTACAGCCTGATAGCAGCGCGGTCAAGCCTAGGCTCGTCCTCGAATGCGTCTTCTAGTACGATAAGGAACTTATATATAGCTGTGCACAGCGCCGCGTTGCTCTTCTTAAGCTGCCTATAGCTAGGGGCTTGCTTTGGTATCATTTTATTCTCTTAGCCGAAGCCTTAAGATATCCGCTAGCTATCCTGATATGTATCTCGAACCCCTCGTAGTCGTACTTGATACCGAACGGACGCTTGGTAGCTACCTTGATCGGGAGCTCCGTGATCTTCTCCTTTATAACCTTCTCGTAATCCGCGAAGTCCTCGTACTCCTGCTCGTCCTGCCAGCGCGAGTACAGGTTAACAAAGAAGTCCAGGTGCTTATCATTAACTATGTTCAATCCGCGGCTCATCTCTGCCTTGATCATCTGCGTTTTATCCTGCTGCACTGTGGTCTGTTGTTCTGTGGTCATTTGAACCCCGGGTGTAGAATTTTATTGAATGCCGCAACAACTTCGCCTTCTACTGTGCTTCGCCGTGAGTCAGAGTCATAGCTCCAGTCTAGCTCACAAGAAACATCATCTATAAGCCTAGACAAGCTATCAAAGTCTACTGCGCTATACTTAATAAGCTTGGCTAAGACTGCCGACATCAACATCCCCTTATTAGGAACTAGAACCAAGCGGGCCCCCGTTGCTGCCCGGATTGCCTTATACACCCCGCCCTCATATTTTATATTTGGCATTGCTTGCCTCCGCTTTCGCGATAGCTGCTTTGATTTTAACCAGGCACTCGGCCTCGGGCGAATACTTCGGGTCATCGTACACATCGTCAGGGCAGTTCTCTTGCACGATTTCCTTAGCGTACTTCAGTGCTTCTAACATTTCCGGCGCGCTAGATATTAACGCTGCGTTGTACGGTGCCTGCTTAGGCCGACCCTCACAATGCACGGTTGCGATTAGCTCGCCTTTGTGCGACACTATATCAATGTCTGCGGCATTAGCTTCAGATGTCCGCCACGGACCAGGCATATGCTTCATTTTAGTTTTCATTATCCCTCCACCTTTTTCATAGCTGCTACCACCATATCTCCGAGCGTGACATCATCTGAGTGCGGGGATAGCTTGCCGAAGTAGATTAATGGCTCTCCGGCGTCAACATACTCCTTCAGTATCTTAACTATTTCCAGTAAGTCCTCGTGCGCATTGCAGGCCCGGACGACAAACTCAGCGTTGGCTATCTCCTCAGCTTCAGGCCGCTTCCCGTGGGTTGACCTAACTGTAGCTACAAACCCCTGCCACCCGGATACCTTAGCTTCCCGTATGGTTTTAATCCCTTTGCCTAGCGTCCACGGCAGCGCTGTATGCTTTAGTTCGGGTTGTCTATTACTTCCCATTTTATCGGACCTCCGTTTAAACAATCTTCTGTCACGATGTCTTTCTGCTCCGGCCGGGCTATCCTGGTTATCAGCGCGTTCGTGACCCCGTTTATCTTCAGGAACTTATCCACCCGCCAGTGCCCCTGGTGTTCTGCCTTCACCGACTTCCGCAACGACGCACCTAGCTTTAGGCTAGATATTTTTATGTCTGTCATTTGTCGCCTCCGCTGAATTTAACCGATTTTAACATCTCCGTCATCACCAACCTGGCTAGGTAGGCTATGGCGTCCTTGCCCAACATTGTGTTATAGACCTTCTCCAGCCTCTCTGATTCTTTCTTAACTCCGTACTCCGTTATGGCCCTGTATACTTCTTCACTGGTCCTAAGCCCCGAGGCAACTGCCTCGGGGCCATAAGATACCAGCCAGCCTTTGTCCAACCGCTGAGCCGTGTAATTGTATAGCATTATGTCTCCTATATCAAGCTAAGCGCTACATCCATCGCCTTCCGCTTCTGCTCGCTACCGGTTCCGAACAGCACGCTATCCATCCTACGATCTGCCACATCGTCCTTTCCTTTTATCTTGCGGACGTGGTCCACATACTCGGTGTAGCCGTTCAGCAACGCCCAGGCCGTTCCCTTGATGGCCGGGTGCGTGTTGCCCTTTCCGTTCTCTATCTTCTCAAGGATAGACAAGCGCTGCGTGGTAGTGCGGGACCGGGCTACATCGCTATCACCTGGCATCACTTTCAGACCCATCTTCTCGAAGAACTCATCAACCTTTGCTGAGTTGATAGGCGCATTCGCCAGCCTGTTGCTCAGGTCTTCGAAGAGCTTGAACTTATAGTCCACTATGCCCATAGCGTCCCGGACTGCTGAGACCTTGTCACCTATGCTGCTAGTGTGGCGCAGCTTGTACATACCGCTCCCGTCTGAGATGGCCTGGGTAAGGGTATTATTGCAAACTACCCTCACACTTGTCAAGAGAATCTTGACAGCTGACGAACCATCGTGGGAATTCTGCAAGAGCATATACTCATCTATCTTCTCCTGCTCCAGACCCTTAACGAAGAACTCTCTAGGAACCTTGGCCAGCAGCCATATCTTTCTCCCGCCGAACAGCGAGCCAACAGTATGGTACATTGCTAGCTTCTCTCCAACGACTGCATCGAAGAAGCTAAAGGCCTCTCTGTTCTGCAGCGGCATATACTTATTGCCGACCACTCCCAGAGCCTTCTGGTCGTTGTTCCGAACAACTGATTTCTTGCCGGGTATAGCCTGATAGGTGATAAGCCCAGTCTCGTGTGCGACCGGCGAATACACGGGCCTCAAACCCACTTCCCAGTCCATCTGAGCTGCTACGATTGCTTCCGCTGCTGTCATCGCGTGGTCTACTTTGCGGCCCAGGTTATGCCAGGGCGTCTCACCCGTATACGCCATCGCTGCACCATTCTTCGTAATTTCCAGTTCGTGTGCCATATGTCTCCTTTATTTTTATATGTATTTGCTGATCGCTACGACTTTGCTAAGCCGGAGTGCCGGCCTGTGCTGCGTCAAGAACTTCAGGATGCTAACTATGTCCTTCTCCATAAACCAATACAGCCCGCCACACTCTCTAGTTCCATCCGGCGCATAGTAGTGCGCCCCGGCTCTTACTGTTTCTGGCATTGCCTCTAAGACCTGCTGCATCAACGCCTTGCCGCCGTAGAAGTGCAGGTCCTTAGCTATCTGTGTTGGGTACTTCTTTTTAGCAACACCACCGCGCATCTCCCAATAGCCTAGCAGGAACGAACACACATACTCGTCTGGCACGGCAGGGAACTTAGACTTATCGTTCCCGATGCGTCCAGCAACGAATCCGCGGCCTAGCAACAGCTGAGCAAACGCCTTTCCATTTACGACCTTTCGGATAGCGGCCTTGCCATTAACGGTATAAGCATGGCAAGGGCTATCGCATATCTCTGAGGTGATGAGATCCAACACCGCCCTAGAGTCTGGATTGCGCTGGAAGTCGACGCTGACTTTAGCAACATGGGCAACTGCGTAGAACACTCCGTATAGGTACGCCTTGGTATGGCTATCAATTACCTTGAAGTAATTGAAGTCTGTGCTATACTTGTACTTGGAGTAGTTTTTGCCTATCATTTTCCTAATGACAGAGCCCTTCAGATGATACTTCCTAGACAAGGCTATCAGACCCATATCATTAACCATATAGTCCTTTACGACTAGCGGCTTTATGAGATTGTGCCTAGCTTCCGTGACCAGGCCAGTCTGACCTCCTCGTTCCAGTATCTGCCGCATTCGTTCCCGGCAAACTCCGTACTGCTTTCCTAGATCTTCCAGCGTGTACTTGCCCGACTTGCGCATCGCTACCAGCTTGTTGATCTCCGACTTTGTCCAGCGTGTTTGTGTGCCTGGCATTATACCCCCTAGTTGTCAAAGAAGAACACTATTCTGATATCTTTTGTGTTATATTCTTTTAGCTTCTTGCGCAGGTTAAGCATAGCCTTTTGGAACTCAGGGCTAACAGATAGCTTGGCGTAGGTCTTGGGCTTTAATAGCTCAAACAAGGTATACCACGACGGGGTATGTGCGTTTACGCCCCAGTCTGCCAGGACCTTCTTGTACCCCTCGCTAGCATCCGTCGGCACACCTCTCGGCTCAGCTATTGGCGTGGCTTCTCCTCTAACTCCGGCCAGGATCCCGAATAATCCATAGTTCCTGCCAGAGTAGCATCTGTCTGTTAGCACGCAGTGGATATCTCCGTCTCCGTGGTCGATCACTATATCGTCCTTCTCGACATACGGATACTTGAACATATAGCCAAGCTTGTACCACTTCTTTGGTTCGTCTCCGAAGGCTTTATGTATTTCCGCGTAGCAATGTATATCGCAACCCATTATATTTCTACCTCCTGTTTGTTATCGTCCTGCCAGGCTAAGAACCCCTTCCTGCCACAGCAGGGGCAGAACTCGTCTCCTACGCCAACCGTCCCAGTCCAAGAACACCAGCAGCACTTAACCAAGTCGGCTATCATCGCAGCACCGGAAGTATAGGAGTCTTGTCATCATTCGTGAACATAGCGCCAGCGCCGTTGCCTTCGTCGTCTTGGGAAGGATAGATAATATTCCCATCGTCCAGCTGGAGAACAACTGCTTTTCGATCCCAGCCAAACGCCTCGCACTCTTTGTCAGTCATATACCTAGCCTTGGTTATCTTCCTACCAACCAACAGCTTGCTAGCTACTGCCGTCCAGTGCTTGGTTGTATCTTCTATTGGTTTCATTTTTTCTCCTTGTTAGGGTTGAACCCTAAGATCTTAGTAATTATGGCCTGCTCCTTCTTGTTCAGCCTACGGTTGCGCGGTACTGAGTTCTCCGACCGGCAAGACCAGGCGTCTATACGCATCCGGTGATGGCTAGCCTGGCTTAGTCCGTTGAAAATTTTGCCAAGCTTTTCCAGGTCCGGCGATTTAGCTATCGTCATAGTTCCTAGTGTCTTACCTTGGTCTATGAAGATCTCATACCACCTGCTTATGCCTTGCTCTATCATAGATACCTCACCCGCGTGTAGTCGGTGTTTTCGAACGCATCCTTACCTGTCTTACCGGAGTGCATACCCACCGTGGTGCCTAACATACTCTTTTCCATATCATCCTCGTACAAGTATCTGAACCCGCGGTAGTTGCGCGTCTTTAACAGAATAACTTCTACGAAATGCAACAAGGCATCTCTACCTTTTTGGTTATCGTCTAAGGTATTTAACAAAACCTCGTTAAGCATTTCCTTCAACTCCTGTACTTGTATCGTTTTCTTTGGCTTTGCCATTATGCCTCCTTTGTCCTAAAGTCCCTTACCTTTCCGCTATGCCCGCAAGTATGACACTCACAGTAAGAGTCGTCGTCCCACTCGAAGTCGTATTCTTCCTCAGTACCCTCATCATACACGGTGCTCATACATCCTGTTGCTATCTCAAACGGCTCCAAGGACTTACACTTAGGGCATTGCATTCCCATCAGGCAATTTTCATTTTTTGTTTTTGCCATTCTCTATCTCCCATTTCTTGGTTTGCAAAGCTGACCTCACCCCGTCCAGTTCACGAATGGCCATCTCACAGCGGCCCATCAGTTCCTCCAACTGCCCCTCGGCGGTGCCATCCCCAGCAGCGTCGGGGCCACCATCGTGTACGAGCTCGTAGTACAGAAACACGGCTAGAGTATCGCCTATGTTAAGCACCGTGCTACTATCCTCCGAGCTATTTTTATCGTAGTAGTCTGCCTTAGCCGCATCTGCTACCTTCCCATCTGGGTACGCGTCGTTAACGATTTTCAGCAACTGCTTTCTGGAAAGCGGCTTGTGCATTGTCTCCTCCTGGTATTGGGGTAGCTACTATCTCACCTGCTTTGTTCTTCTTCCGAATAACCCAAGCGCCTAGGTCTACTTCTAGCTCTCTGCCTTTGTCGTCCACTAGATGGTATGTTCCGTTCTCTGCTTCCTGAACCAGAGCCATAGCCATATTCATAGCCGCCTGCACCGGGTCGTTCTCCCACATATTCGCGTAGTAGGCAGACACATATGTCTTTGGTTCAACGAATACGGTTTTTGATATTTTTACGCTTGGCATTTTTCCTCCCTGTTTGTATTATGCTAAGGCTCCTGTACCCGTCCGCGGCTATCAACCTCTTGGCTGCATCTATAGCCTGGGTCTGGCCTTTGGCATAGACATATACATTAGCAGATACTAAATACCTATTGCAAGTCTTGTCAGCGTCGTTGCAGCCGATGGGGCATTCGTCGCAGTTGTCGGACAAGTCCCTGATATCTTCGTCGAAGCAAGTATTGCACGGAGCTATGTCTTTTTCACAGTTAGGACATTTCTGCATCTGCATACAGTTATCCAGCTCTACCTCAGTATTGCAGTAGGGACACCATTCTAGTATTGTTTTATCGTCGTATTTCATCTCTTCCTCGGTTTGCCGACCTTTGCCGATACCTTTGGGTAGGTTAGCGTCAGGTAAGCGTAGACCTCGTCAATAAGCTCAGACAAGTTTCCAGACATATCCGCTTTTTCATATGCATCGACACTTAGTTTATCCTTGAGGTAACCATCACTGAGCTCGTCTACTAGGTCGTTGTAGTGATCATCTACCTTGATCTGAAACATATCTATAAACATCTCTGTCATTTCAGGAGCAATATGCTCGGCTATCTTCTTTGCCATCTTCACTCTCTGTTCGTCGGTCATTTTACCTCCACCTTTCTAGGGCTTATCTTTATGCGTTTCATAACCAATGCTAACATTTTTGCATAGTCCTTTTTAGACACGCCCGCGTAGGCTAGTACATCCGAAAGGCTCTCGTCCACCACGCTAAGCCAAGTACCTTGGCCTATGTCCATCTGCAAGTCTTCGCTATACTGCCTGTTTATATCCGCCACGACTTCGTCTATGGAATAATCCACTAAGCCAACTATCTCTGCTTTGGTCATTGGGCTACCTTCACGCTCGGATAATTAATCTCCAGGCCCTGTTGGACCATATCCATAATATCCTCCATGTTCTCGTCCGCGTCCTCTTCCTTCATCAGCGCTGCATAGGTCGCATCGTCTAGCTGATCCTTGCATACAAACTTAACTGTCTCCTCTACGGTGTCGCTATACCCATCGCTCCAGCAGTACACACGAGAGAAGTGGTCAGACATATCGTCATCAAGACGCTCGGCTACTGATGCTATAATTTCTCTCACCACGGTCTTCCTTTGTTCTTCGGTCATGTTATCTCGCCCCTGGTTTGCTAAAGTTCAACCTGCCAACGATCTCGTCAACCACGTCCACCTCTTCTGATAACTTATCAAACTCCTCATCGGAGACACTTGAAGTTTCTCTAGCAGCATCTAAGGCATTGTCGACCAGATCGTATATCTGGCTGTCCAGCAAGTCCAATACTTCGTTGGTTAGCTTCGTGACCATCTTTGTTTGTTTCTTGGTCATTTAGTCTTCTCCTTCTTTGGTTTGTTCTCTTCAGTCTTCCCGCTCTGCCCCTTTTCCCACTCGTCATAGGTAAGCGGGGTAGAGGTGCTGCCGCACTGCGGGCACTTTCCGTCCTGGTGGAACTTGCCGCCCTCGTAGCCGCAGTCCTTGCAGGCATAGGCGCCGGTGTACTCTCCTGATGTGTCCTCTATTACAGCCCCGTCCTGGCACACGAGCTTGCCATAGAAGTCCGACTCTTCTTCGTACACTAGCTCGAACCTGAGCGCTGGGAAGATCTCAGCCATACGCTTAACTACTGGGATGGGCGGAGACCAAGCTGTGTTGAAGTGGTATGTCGCGCTGCCTTTCACTATCTCCGGCTCGTTGATATCGTAAGCATTCCATTTCGTTCCCCAGTGAGCGACATTCCACTCGTACCAGCTGCAATGCCCGTACTTGTTAAGGTTCAGGATGGCTTGCACGAAGTTCTTCACGGTCTTCGCATCTGCCTTCTTGATAGAGTCAACTATTTGTTCTATCGGCGTCTTTCCGGAGAACGGGTTAGACAAGTAGTTGACCATACCATCACTGGTGATATCTAGCTCTTTCGGCATAGGGATAAACTTGTTGAACGAGATATGCCTATGAGCGGAATATTTCTCCATCTTCCCAGTTGCAAAGTCCTCTTTCTCTCCGGACTCTGTCTCCGCGGCCATCTTGATGAACCGCTTTAACACCTTGTCGTCCCCAGAAACATTAAGGGAATTGAATACGTGATTAGGCATCGTCTTCCTCCTCTGATTTTTTATTCATATCCTTTACTATCGCGGAAACACTCTTGGCTGACCTGACTTGTTCGAAGGTATACGCCTTGACTAAGCGAACACCATAGTACGCCTCCTTCGGATCTTCAGTGAAACTAGCGTAGCGTCCAGCCGCGTTCTTGTCCTTGTTGAACCCTACATAGAACTCTAGCGTCTTGTCATCTAGGTTTATGATATAGGCATATTCGCTGAACAAGCTATCGAACATACTCCTACGCCCGTTAATCATATGTGCTAGCTTATCGTCCGTCACATACGCGTCTATGTTTCCCTGGGCCTCCCGTAGCAGCGAGTACCATTCCGACTTCTTACCAGTGCTTACCCCACCGCAATGGTATTTGGTATACTGCGCTTGCAGTTCTTCAGACGGCTTCTCGTCCGGGTCAACTAGCGTTATCTTCTTGTGTGCAGCGATCAGCTGCTCATCGCTATACTTCCGCACTGCCTCTAGTACCGTTAAACCCAGGTAGTCCGGGTATGAGTCGCTGTGATTGTACATCACCTTATCCTGCCCGTTGTGCCTGAAGCCAACAACTCCGCGAGTGCTCATCTTATTTCTCCTCTCTCATTAGTCTTCGTATGGTTGCCGCGTCTTCCGGGCATACCGGTAGCGTGAACCTGATGTCCTGATTTTCGTTTACATAGTAGCTAGACCCACCGTTGCCGGCGCACAGTATCGTGTCAGCGAAGAGGGCCATTGCCTCGGCGTCATCCTCTCTGTAGATAGCAGTACGCAATACTCCGGCTAGCTCACCCCAGGTTAGCTCCATCGTGGTTAACTTAGGCTTGCTCATACGCCCCTCCCTACCATAGTTGTCCCACACCATACTTTGTGAATGATATACGCCTCATCGAGCTCAGCTCCGCAATCAAGACACTTCGTGTGAACACCTATCTCCGTAGCGCTATTGAAGTCTGGCGGGTCGCTCTCCAGGTTATCTGACCCGCACAGCGCGCACTTGACTGGGTACTCCAGGTACTTCTCGAGTTGTTTTATTGTTGGTGTTTTCATTTCACCTCCACCGCGCTGATAGCGCTAGTATCGTCTTCTATGTAGTCAGTACCGGTCAGGGTCTTCTCAGTACCGTAGACTGCCTCATCGCGCGCCGTCTGCTCATCAGCCGCGTCAACAAGGTAGGTAAGTATCCTGGGTTGGTACACCCGAATTTTATACTTTGGCATTATTGACCTCCTCGATACTAACAAATTCGCAAGAACCTTTAATATAATCCCTGCGTATCTCTACTCCGTCAGCATAATCAACTGCCAGAACCTTGGCGGACATTTCGTCTTTAGCCTCGACCTCGTACTCAACTGATTCAGTTTCGTTAACCACCACTCGGTATTTCTTATTTCTTTTTGCCATTTCTATATTTCTCCATAGTTTCCAGCCGGCCCCCGCACAACGGGCAGGTACTCGGCTGAGGGTCTTGTGGCGTTTCGAAGTCATCGTCCTGGTAGTCGAGCATATATTCTTTGCTATCCTCAGCAGAGAAGACATGACCACAGTTCGGGTCCATACAATGTGCACCGGCTACAAACAGCCCCATCGGTATCTGATCTCGTCCCATTAGTCCACCTCCGGTTTGTCAGTCACATCTTCTACGCTATTGTCGTCTAGGTCCACTTCAAACACGCCCTTCTTGTGGTGCAGTACGTGATAGAACTCCCCAAACTCAGGGTTTCGCATTATGTTCTGTGCTGCCTTGGCTGCCTCTAGCGGCGTCTTGCCAGGTACGTCAATCACATAAACGACAGTCCAATCGTATTTGCCACACTCGACTGGGTGTATGGTCTTAGATATCTCTCGCTTAACCTTTGTCATTAGCTATACCTCCTCTAGATAGGCTGTGTCCATAGCATCTCCAGTCCTGGCTATGGCGTACAATTTTCCGCACTTAGTACAGCAGACCCCTGGCTCGCTATTCGTATCCCAGCCCTCAGTCTGTCCGGCCGCGTCGTTATAGCACATCTGGCCATCGCGGTTGAAGTAAACAGGAACATCATACACTCGCAATGTGATATGAGTCTTGAACTGATTGCACCCGCAATCGCATACCCGTTTGTACTTAGTCTGCGTCTTTGCCATATCTCTCCTCGTACTTGGTCATTAAGATTCCCATACGTTCGGATACGACTTCACAAACGCTATCTAGTATCGAATCATCCAATCCATCTAAGATGCACAGAATGTCTTGTTGTATCTGTTCGCGTTGCTGGATTATGTCTTTCCTATTCATAAGTCACCTTGGCCTGCTTTTCCAGCATCTTGCCCTTCTCGAAACACCAGCGCCACATTGCGTCGTCTTCTCCGCGAAGGTCTATGTAGCTACCGTCCTGAACAACCGGCGCCATAGCAAGCCATAACATCTCTTCCTGGCCCAGCTTTTCGCTTAAGCAACCGTTGAGCACAAACGCTTTTGCTTTAGTCTTTGGGTCTATGACTTGTTTGCACTCATAGCCCCACGCTCCAAACATTTCCTCCACGGTAGCTTTTTTAGAGAAACCGTTGGCAACCCAAGCCCACCACCGGCCCGTTTGTTTGCCGCCCTGCCAGGATCCGCCACTCCCTTCTTTCTTCCCTCTGCGGTCCAGCGTTCTCATAATGCTACGAACCTTCGCTTCTTTAGACGCCAGTATGACTACATGCACATCTTGATCACAATGATAACCCATGTTATATCCTCCCCTTGCCTTCTGCCCACTCTAGGCAGTTTAGTACCTTGATGCAGGCGCAATTAGCTATATCGCAATGCCAGTCCTCTCTTAAGAACGGACAATGTGTACAACGCTTCATCATTCTATTTCGTAACTTCTTGTCCTCGCTGTCTTGTTTGACTTCCTCGACTGTCCAGGTCTCTGGGTCTAGCGTGTGGCTATACTCGAAAGTACCCTCTATCAAATCACCCCCGCCATCCGCTACAAATTTCTTAGCCTCTTTCGGACTCGACGCGATGATTCTATAGCCTTGGCAGTGGACCTCCCGGACCGTGACAATGTATTCCCGCTCAGTTTTCTTCGACTGTTTCATATACCTCCATTTCGTCGAACTCGTACTTGTTATATTCTCCGCCCTTGCAGCAACACGCGCTGCAAGTAAACGGCCGGCAGAAATACTTCTGTCCATTGTTGACAAAGTACTCCGTTTCGTCGTATATCAGGTTCAGGCTACCACAGTTAGGACAAACGCCTGGTGTTCCGCCCTTGCTCATATTGTCATCCCCGCTTCGTCCGTCATTTCTATAAAGTTCAGGCTGTACCATTCTTGGCCAGAAAACTTACATTTTTCGTTAGCACATTGGAATGGGTAGTAAACCTGCGTTCCTTCTAGCTCTATAGAGTCATACTTTAGGTCTTCACAACCGCACTTCGGACAAGTTCCTGGTTGTCTTGGTATTGCTTTATTTTTGGTCATATGTCTCCTAGCTGTGGTAGTCTACGATGCCTCCAATGTACACCTTGTCACCCTTGAAGCGCAGCACGTTGTCCAGCAAGCCCAGGTAGCCCCCGACGTGGTAGCTACTCCTATCGGCTTTGTGCTGTATGTAGAAGTGGAAGCCAGATTTGCTGTCCAGCTGGTCCGATATCTCCCATATCTTCTGGTCTAGCGCGCCATAGTTGCCATCGGCCAGAGATTTGTTAAGCTCGGCCAGCATCGGCATAGCTCCCTCTATGTCGCGCTTAACTACCGACTTGAGCGCTTTGACCAACTCATCGGTCTTGAAGAACCCGCGGCCCGATCCTTTGTAATGCTTTACCTTTAGTTGTTCGCACAACCACTTAATGTCTTCCGGTACATCAACCTCAGCGGAGAAATAGTCCGCCCAATACGGCACACCATCATAATCACTCACTAATGTGTCCTAATCAATCCTTTCTATTGCTGGAACCGGCGTCTCCGACAACTCGAATATTCTGCTATGCATATATCTCCTTTAGACTATTCCCCTACCGCCGCAGGTCCTGCAAGTTTCTGGGCTGGTATTCTTTTCTGACCTTGACTTCTTTCCCTCGATGTCATAGAACCCGTGCGGGACCAATCCCTTGCCGCCGCAGATGGGGCACTTGACTGGAATTGTTGTCGATGTCACCCACATTGGCTTGGACATACCCTCTAACATCTTAATCCAGTGCTTTTCGTAATCAGTCATTTCTTTTCCTCCTAGTTTGTTCTGCATCCAGCGTCCAGCCCCTGTCTTCTTTCTTTGTGCCCCAGGTTGGGTTAATCCAAGATAAGCGCTCGCACAGTTTCTTGACACTGTTTCCGCTAGCAACCTCTTCCTCTACCTCGTTGAGCAAGTACTCAGCTAAGCGCTTAACTTCTCTGTGCGGTATATCCGCCGGTATCTGGGTACAGTAGCTAGCATTGTCTACCTCCCACCAATCCTTTCCGTCCTTCCTAAACACATCAAACCGCAGCAGCGGTATATCGTCTGTGTTCGGTCCTCGGTAGTCTCCGTCTATACCCTCACCACAATCCCAGTTTAGGTCAACGCGTACCAGTCCGTCAGCGCTAACGACGCTAGCTTCCCTGGCTATTGGGTAGTCTTTCATTTCTTCTTCCCTTTCTTCTCCGACGCTTGCAACCTATCCAGCTTAGCCTGCGCCAAGTCCGTAGGGTCGTACCAGTATTGTTTGCCATGGTAGATCAGCACAGCAAGGCCACCATACGCGTCTGTGCGGGGCTTGCTACAGGTGAACGCGCAGCTGATTATCTCTGGCGTTGTTATCTTGTGCTTGGTCTGCCAGGCTGCGATAATGTCAGCAAGCGCGCCCATATCCACAGCTTCCTCGCTGTGTATCCATACGCTGGTGTCGTTCTCTACGCTTGCTTCGGCCCCGTGATACTCGTCATTGTAATCTTTGTTATCCTCACCGAGCGTATCAATAAGGTCATCTCGTTGCGCCTTTGTCTTTGCAGTTATGACATGTGACATCTGACAATAATAATCAGCCATGCTATGCCTCCGTTAGTATTTTCTTATGATTGTGTATCCGTACCTCATACGCACCAACTTCTTCAGCTATCTGCTCGTCCGACAGCCTTTTGATATTAACCAGGCCAGCCATCTCCGAGTCAGTCCATAGGTATCCCAGGATGCTCTCAGCGCACGCCCTGAAGGTAAGGCTATTCCGCCCCGTGTGGAAGTACTCATTGTTCTGGCAACACCAGGCCGAGAAGTATCTATCCGGAGATACGACTTTTACCCTCGGCATCGCTATGCCTTCCTCACAGTAACTGACGGGGTGACAGACTTGATTTTAAACAATGACTTGACTGCGGCCTCGTCTATCATACCAAGCGCTGTCCTGACTGGCTCTGCTGCGCTTATTGATATGGCCTTAGCCTTTGTCAGCTGTGGTATGCTGAATAACTCTTTGGCTTTTTCGAAGTCCACCTTCTCGTATGTGGTTGATGCCTTTATCTCCACTACCTTGGCGCCGACCGGGACTAGCTTACGAGTAGCTATGCCAACATACAGCTCCTTTAGCTCCTTGTACTTCTCCTCCATCTCGGCAATGGCTGTATGCTGTTTCACTATCTCGGCCGCGGCGGCGTCCTCGAACTGTCCGACCAGCTTCTGGTACTCGGCTTCTAGCTTGTTGTACCCGGCCTGTTCTTCTGCGTTCAATCCGGCGTGACCCTCTTTAGAGCAGGCTAGTATGGTATCCATATTGCTGCGTATGTTGATAAGCCGGCTGTTCAGGCTATCTATCTTTTCCATTCTTGTCTCCTTTGTTCTTCAAGTCCTTCAGAAGATCGTCCACTATCTTCTTCGTGTCCGGGCTAGACTTCACTGGCTTTATCCTCAGCTGGTCCTTGTCCGCCCAGTCTTCCATAATGCTAACCAAGTACTCCATAGCCTCTTCCCTTCGCTCTGGCTTGAGCGCGGCTACTGTCATTACCATAAAGGCTAGCTTGACTATGGCGGCCATATCCGCATCGTCGCTATCGAGTACTACCTCCAGGCTTCCGAACTCTCCTTTAATGATTTGTCTCATTTATCCTCCTTTGTAGTCGTGGTAGGTTCCTGAGGTTATAGGGATTATAGAATACCACTCAGCATAACACGGACTGTCGTGGTGGGCGTTGTTTATAGCTATTCCCTTCTTGCCCATCCTATGTATCTTGAAATTACATTCCGTGTTAGGCAGTATCTTAGACAGTAGCTCCCGGCCGTTGTCTGCCCTGATGAACGCGTGGCCGCCAATGGACCTCCAGCCAAAATTACTAACCTTGGCGAACCAATACCCACCTGGATTTATCTTCTTCATTAATTCGGACAGGCTATCCGTCAAATCCTCCCACTCAAAATCCTCGCAGCTATTGCTACCTTCTAGGACTAACTCGCCAGATTGTTCTGACGCCTTGTCTTCTAGCTTCTCTAGTGTTATCATTTCTCCTCCTGCACCTTGAATACCTTGCCGGTATCAAGCATAAGAATATAGCCAGGGTTGCTAGCTACCAGTCCCTTCGACCAATCCCAACCGCCTTCCCAATCTTTTCCACTGTCGTCTACTGCGAACTCATAACAATCTGCAGAACCAGCGTTCATACGGCAGACAGACCCAATCGCGTGCTGGCGTATCTTTCTCATCAAGTACGGACTGCAGATGTCTTTCTTCTTAACGGGGACTAGCTGCATTGGTGCCTCCGTGCGTTGCTATATCTACCAGCATATCCGTAGGTATGGTCAGCCACGGATGCCATACATCTATCTTGCTAACATCGTCCTCGTGCTCCAGGCGCAGACCGCCTTCCAGTACTGCCACAACCCGGTACTTAGTCGAGAACCTGGCAGGGTCCAAGCCAGAATGTTGCAGGCGATAGCCGTGATACTTGTATGGGTTTTCTCTCAGCATAGACACGGCTGTGTCTCTAACTGTTCCAATCAGTTCAGTCAGCATTACCAAACCCGCCCATCGCTGTAAGGTAATCTTTGACGCCGCGCGCCAGGGCCTTCTGGTTGTACAGGTCAGCCTTGTGCATAGCTCCTAGCACATCGCCAGACACTACTGACTTCAGGAAGCCACCGTGGAAACCATCCATAGCCTGCAGCAGAGATACCTTGCTCTCCAGTATTTCTTTGGCGTGTTGGGCCGTATGTTCGTTCTTGCTCGTTGTTAACGCTACTAACGCACATCTGACATCGTCTCGCATTTCTCCTCCTAGTCTATCGGGCATATGCTGAGTATGGTGACCCAGTCTTTGTTTACTATAGCGTCGTCCGGCGCCGGCTGCTCGTCAGCGACCCACTCTTTGAGTCTGTCTATCTCCCACTTAGGCATCGGGAACACCAAGGTCGCAATCATATCTCCGGTAATTATCCCAGCGTCTCCGTCATAGCGCCACGATATCAAGCAGCGGACCAAGCGAGGATTCTCTATCCACTCACCGCCGATTGGTAGGTCCCATTGTTTAGTAGCGTATACATCTGCGCTAGCTTGGTCCACCCATCCATCTTTGTTCGACCAGAACAATGGCTCTCTGGTCTCGTCATCCACCTCGGTTAGCGATATTATCTCTAACATTACGCACCTCCGAAGATACGAGCCATAGCTCCCTGCTGCGCGACCTTGGACGCTATTATGTTCCGCGGAAATGAACCACCCCATCCGAACACATCATGCACATATCTATCCAGACAGAAGCCGCGCCATTCAATCGATACTTTTGTCTTTCCGACTTTGGTGACCACATAGCTAGCGGAGCCATCGGCAACGCCACAAGAGAACATAGCCCCTACCATTAGCTTTCCCTTACAGGCCTCCGATACCTTGTTAGCCTTGTCTTCTTCTGCTTTCACGAATTTGTAATACTCGCCGTCGAAGTCAAACGGCAGAGCTACAATAGCGTCCTTAGGCACGTGGTATGACCTTGGCACGATGGCGTCCTCTACCAGCAGGTGGCCCTTGGGCGGCTTCTTGCTAGGGAACGAGTCCACTATTCCGTAGTGCAGCACTCCATCAGGTGTCTTGAACTTCACTTGGTATAGGTCTATCGCGTTCATTTCGTCTTCTCCTTAATCAGTTCCTTGGTCTTGTCTGCTATCCAGCTATCCACTAGCTTCATCGAGTCCTGAGCTATTCCTAGCGAGTCCGTGGCTACCTTCTGTACCTTTTGGTTATTCACAATCTGGGGAACTATCGTGATAACCAGCATCTCTTTGGTTGTAGGCACAAAGACCTGAACAGCACCGCCAAGTATAACGCCAAGCCAACCAGCGATAGCTAAGTATTTAATTGGCTTGGGAAGTGATGCCTCGTCTACGGCATGGCATATCCATGCAATAGTTCCGACTACCGCAGTCGTCAGCGCAAAGACGATAACCAACTCCGATGCGCTTTTTATCATGTCCAACCTTGTCAACCAATACATCTGCGATACTGTTATTATTGTCATTTTATCTCCCTGACTATATTAGTTTCACCGACTTGCTGTAGTTGTGCGCCATTAGAATATCACCAACCATTCTGATAACCTCCGAGTGTGCGCCCTCCCAGGTATCCAACACCGCTACTGGCAAAGCTGCCATAACTCTATCCTCAATTTCTAGCAACCCTGTCCTGCCAGCGTTCAGCTCAGCCATTACCATCTTGCGAACCATATCCTTGTTGCGCTTGCCTATCGTTCGTGCCATTGTTTCACCTCGTGATTGCAAAATAGATAACATAAATCCAACCCAAAAACCCTGACCACATCGCCCATAAAATTGACTGATGTATCGACCAACTCGCGCATGTTGCTATCATCATCCCCATCACGCAGAACCATCCGACTGGTTTCATATATCTCCCTTGCCTTAGTTTGGAAAACCGCCATAGCTAGCTAGGCAGTTCTCGTCAAGAATATCCTTTCCGTCTTCCAGGGTGGCGTACAACCTGGCACAGCCGTAGTCCTGCTTGTACTGCTTGAATATCTGCCTGGCTTCCTTCAGAGTATCTGGGTAGGCATCTCGTCCGTTGGTGAAGACGTGGTAGTGTAGCTTGGTCATAACCACCCTCCTTGCTTCGCCCAGATTATCGCTGAGGATAGCACCATACCCACAACGATCAACGCCACAGTGATTAACACTATGGCCATAACAAACCTCCAGAACTCCAGGCCTAACACGCGCGGCCGAAGCTCGTATACTCCTTGCTGCGGGCCGAGCAATCGCGTCCTCGGTCCTGTCTTAACCTTGTACGGCTTTCCGTGCTTTAACATTTCGCCTCCAGGCCTAGCGCTCTTCCCTCGTCGTATATCTCGTCGTAAACAGTCCTACTCCTATCGTCAGCCATAGCGCTAACATATGTATCTTGATGCGCTGTCATAAACCGCTTGCACATAAAGGTAAGCGCTTCGTTTCTGCTCCTTAGATCGTCTATCTCTTTCCGGTCGCTCATAAGGCGCTGAGCCAGGTCTTGCAGTGTAAACTTACCGTTTTTCATTGTTCCTCCATCTCCTCGTAGTACCGCTCCGACATAAACGCGTGTACATCTATCTCCACCTTATCCTTAAGTATGTCGTGCAACCTGCCAGCCCCGATAGGATTGCCAGTGTGTATGATAACCCGCTTGGGCCTGTCTTCCTTTGGCATAGCGGTGATGGCCCAAGCTACTGCGGTGAAGTCCTCTTGCTTATAGCCAGAGATATCGTGGTCCAGAGATACTATCTCTGGCTTGTAGACTACCAAGCAGCGCATGGCTTCAGTGATGGTCTTGGTAGTGTGCCAGGCCATACTCAGCTTAGGCTCACGCATATCGTCAACAAATAATCTCACGCTACCTCCTGTATTAGTTTTACGAACCTACCCTTATCGTAGAACGCCCAGTCATCTCGTACTTCTGGCGGCCTGTCTCCCTCAGTGTCTAGGACAGCGCCAACGACTTTGGTAGCTAGCCCAACTTGCTGTATGCTAGCGATGAGCACCAGACACTGGCCCCAAGTGTACCGGCTATCCACTAGCCATATCTGCCCGGCCTTTGGCTCAATCATCGTACGCTCTCAGGAACAATAGCGTGCTCCCGTGTTCTCCGCGGTACAGCACCGCAGCCCTGCCGATATTCCCGAATGCCTCTCCGCACTTGCTGTTCTGGCTATACCGGTACTTGGCTAACTTCATCGCAGCAATTGCCTCGATGTAGAAATCCATAGCCGTTGTTCCGCGCGGGATTATCTGCGCTTCAGGAGATAGCACCACGTGCTTGGCTATCTCCTCAGCCCGGTGTGCGAACTCGTTGCACTTGCGGGTGTGGGCGTTTGAGAGACTGATCTTGGCTGCCTCTCTGTACTCCTCTGTATCGTCTAGCAGCTTGTCTATCGCCGCTAGGGTTGCTGAAGTTGTTGTTATCATTTGATCACCTCCAATTTCTTTATCTTCTCCCGCAAATAAGACTCTATCTTGGCATACGATTCCTTCTCTGCCGCCCTTGCCGCCCTTGCCGCCCATACCGCCGCCTCTGCCGCCCTTGCCTCCTCTGCCGCCATTGCCGCCCATGCCGCCGCCCTTGCCGCCCATGCCGCCCAGCCGCAGCACTGTGACGCCGCCCATGCCACCTCCACTGCCGTCTTATCCGCGGCTATCCTATTCTCCTCAGTCGGATTCTTCAACCACTTCTTAACTGCTGCAATGGCAGCCCTTGGCCGGTCGTCATCGGGGTATTCCTTTTCGAATAGCCTAATGACTTGCTCTGCTGCATAGCAGGCTAACTCTGCACTATCTTTATGGGTCCACGTATAGGCTTTCAGTATGCGCATTTCGGCATGCGCGCTCTTATCATTTTCGTGGTCGCTCTCTCCTTGTACCTCTACCAATGCGATGATGCTGCAATTTACATATCGCATTGCGTCAATGACTTTACGACTTCCATGAAAACCATTTTTACAGCATTTGATTTTGCCATCCAGTTTAGCCCATTCTCCTACCTTAGCGGGGAAAGGGCCGTGATTTGTTTCAAAGTCTGCCCTGAACGATTTCCATAACTTTATCGATTTCATTTCATTCCTCCTACCGTTATGCCGTTCACGATAATCTTGCCAGCCATTATTTCATCGTGAAGCAGCTCGTGTCGTCCTGACGCGGTGTCTATGTGTGCACCCAGGGCCCGGCTTATCTGCGCTAAGGACTTGCCCATGCAGTATAGCTCCCTGACCCGTGCCACTATCTCTGGCTCTTTAGTTTTTTGGGACATATATCTTTCCTTCCTTGACCAAGTCATGACAGATAGACACAACCACCCTTAGAGGCAATTTGTGCTTGATGGCTATCTTGGCAAAGTCTGATGACTTTCCGCCTCTGAACATCTTGTAAACTCCGTTTTTAGTGTCTTGCTTTATCCACCGCCAAGCATCTTCTGCTCTCTCTAGAATTTCATCTATTTCGTGGACATACAAGTCCGTTTCCATAGAGATAAGTTCGTATTGCTTTGCAGTTAATCCCACCGCGCGTAGCTCTGCTAGCAGCCTAGGGAACTGGATTGAGTTATCTTCCCAAGGTGTTATTTTCATCTTACCACCTTAGTTACTTTGGTAGCTATTCTCTCGATGTTTATATCTAGCCCCTGTTTCTTAGCCTCAGCTAAACACCTGGTGCATACGCTCATTGACCCGGGTTTTGTTTTATAAGAGATAACATACTCCGCGGCGTTGGCGCAGCGCTCGAAGTACCTCGGACCAAGGGTCATAAAGCTACCTTGTTGTATCTCGCACTGGCACTGCTTAAGGTCTGGTGGTATCAGTTTTGTCTTCTTTTTCATTCTGCCTCCTCAGTTCAGATAACATCTTCTGCTTTTCTTCCTCTAACTTCTTCTCGTCAATACCTAGGAATGTAGCCACTAGCTCGGTCAGTCTTTCGTTAGTAGGTAGGTATGCACCCTTCTCGTAGTCCCTACCAAGCACGGTGCCAGCTCCTGGATAGAATTCACATAAGTGTATCTTCTTATCCTCGCGTAAGAACTCAACGAATTCGTGAATGGCCTGGCTTTGCTCCCGAACCTTAGCTAGCTTTGCGTGCTCAGGATAGTCCTTCATAGTCTCTGCGTCCATCTCTTCTCTTGTCATTCAGGTCTCCTCCTCTAGTCTTTTCACAACGTGCTTCTGTATGTTCTCCGGCAGATCCATCCAGGCTATCGGCTTCCCCAGGTGTGGGCCGTCTATTACTTCGCAACACTGAGAGAAGCCATCGGGCTTGTCAGGATTGTCAGACAAACCAAATGCTGCTTCCAGCGGATATACTGTAATCCACGCCCGGCGTAGAATAATCGTATACCTATCGAACGACTTGCCGCCGTTATCCCAGACACAGCGAACTTTCCTAGGTTTCCGCATACGCCTCCTTAAAGTTATTGGAAGATGGAATAGCCATCTTTACGCTATGCAATCCTAACCGTTGTGTTAGCAACGGGCCGAGTCAGGGCAGATAGGTTCCCATAGCAACCATATTGTTATTTGCCGATGTTCTTGTCCAGGCTGATATGACCAGCCATACCGGACCCGCTATCGGACAGTGCGTCTAGCAATGCCTCGTCGCTTTCTTCCGCCTGCGACTTCTTGGCAGGCAGGTCTTCGAACTCCCACTCGTATCTTCCTAAATCCTTCTCCCACTTTCGTATCATCTCATACGACGCCTCGCAGACGCCGCAGGTTATGCGAATTCGTTCTGGCTTGCCCTCGTCATCGTACCATAATACAACGGCCTCTGTCAACGCGCCGCACTCAGGACAATCTGTTTCGGGTAGTATTACCTCTGCCATTTTATTCTCCTAACTTCAGATTGTACTTGCTTTTCATATTAGCTATTGCTAACGCCATCTCTGGGGATAGTGTTATAGCACCGCCAAGAATATCCAAGACGCAGACGATATTGGTAAGATCCGTGCGTAGAGAACTAACCATATTCTGTGCGTCCTCCAACTCGTACCGCAGCTTGTCCATCTTGTTAGGTTTTGCCTTTCTCTTTTGTGATCTCATTTCATCTCCTTTTATTTACCTCTGTTCATATATTGCAGCCATCTCCTTTACCAATTCCGCTAATTCATAGAACTTGTCTATTGGTGTAAACCTCGCATGCGACCGGCGAAAATATAGCAACTTATCCATCGCCGGCGATATATCTATCGCCTTGGTTAGCATCACCACATCAGCTAACGCTGAGCCAGTAGGCAAATCGTCTCGCTCGTTCTTGTACTCCTGATACCTGTCTGTACTTGGGTTAAAGTCTCTGCTTATTCTCCACAAGCATTCTTCTCTAGACGGCTCGTACTCGCAAGCATACAAGCGTGTACTTTGCGCATAGTGCTGTATCGCGGGCAAATCGCAACCGCTTATGTCACAGATAGCGAAATACACCGCATCCTTCAGCTTGGTAAACACCGCCAGCGGTCCGTACCTTTTCCGAGGCTCTGTCCGGACGCCTATTGCGTACTCAACCACGGCGCCGTAAGCTAACTCTGGGTAGCCATAGCTGACCAGCTTGTCGTCTTTCCTGGTAACTACTTTGTAGCCTTTTAGCATTGTTCCTCCGTTTATTTCTTCAGCAGCCTGACCCGGGTGGCTAGTACAGTGCCCCTTGGCATAGTGAATAGCATCCTGGATGCTACGCCGTTTACATACTTTCTCCAAATCTTATCCCGGCTAGACGGGGAGTACTCACACGGAAACAACGTGTAGCCAAGGCCGTGCGTTAGCTTTTCTCTCATAAACTTTGTGGCTGAGTACTTGCTGCGAAAGACACATAGAGGCCCCCAGCCTTTCATAGGCTTCGTCCACTTCTTTAAGCCATACTTACACGGTCGGTAGCGCTCGAACAAGCTGATATACACTAGCTCTTCCTCGTCCTGCCGCATTACTACCTTCCATCCTTTCTTTATCATAGTCTCCTAGTGTATCGTCTTATCTTTTGTGTCTGGCGGGACGATAGTAGCAAGGTCGGCAATGGTGCCAATGTTCGCAGCGCTCTGGCAGGACATATACTTCCACTCGCCGTTGATTTCCATCCGGCAGCAGCCGGCTTCCTTGTACTTCTTGGCCATAGCGTCAGTACCAACTGAACAATCTAGGTATATCCCCATCGCCAGGCCAAGAAAAAAACCGCCTATTACTATGTACGAATCTGTGTCGTTGCTCATATCCCCACCTCGCATACGGATAATTTAATCCGCTTCTTCGCCGCCTTGGTAAAGGTCTTGGCGTACTTCATTGCTAACTCCCTGCGCACGAACAGGCTAGCGCAGTACATCGATGGCGTCTTTCTCGTCGCGTTCATTATAGCGAAATACTTATGTGCTCGAACGGTGTTATTGACTGACATCATTGTCCTTAGTTTTGGCATCTTGTCTCCTTTGTTTCTTTGTCTGATCCAGGTATGGGTATATCTACCTGGAAGCCGCCATACAACGGGCAGTAGCAGCCACAGCCGGCCATAGGCAGGTGTGGCCCGGCGTGCTGGCAGCCACTAATGCCCCACTCGCTTTTAGTCGCTGGATGACAGGATAACATCGTTGCCTTACTGCACTGAACTAGATCCATGCGGACCTCCTATGATGTTGCTATCACATGCCGCGGTACGGCTATCGCACTTCTCCGTACAGCCAGCGCAACCAAATGCGGCCTTCATATACTGCTCCCTGGTCTTCACCTCGGGGTAGCCACAGTGAGGACAGGGTGGCAGTATGTTCCGGACTTGGTAAAACGATTGCGTATGCCAGCACTTGGGACAAGTATGGGATTGCATGCTCATACTATTCCTTGCTCTCTTGCGCCTTTGTAGACTGCTCATCGAGCTCATGCCTTAGCTCGTTAAGAACGAAATCCAAAGCAACGTTAAGCGCCTTGTAGGGTCCGAGAACAAGGCCCATAACAATACCTATAACGGCTCCAACAGGCCACAACACACACAAATACCTGAAGTATATCAGTAACCGCTTCATGGGCATATTATTCCTCCCTAGCGAGCGTATTGCTCTCTACCGCAGAACTGGCATATTTGATCGCCATCCGGCCCGCGCCCGGTTATCATAACACAATGTCCTATAGGGCTACGCTGACATTTTCTATCTATGAAGAAGTTCCAATCCTTTGAGATAACGCCAGCCTTTTCTATTGCATCGATGGCCTTGCTGGCGTGCTTCCATGCCTTGTCCTTGGCTTTCTGAGCCGCGACACGCATCTTCTCTGCCTTTAGATATGCTGCTATTGCCTTTTGTTGCTTGGTCATAGGTTCTCCTTATTAATTTTCTACGATCTTATCATAGCAATTAGAGGTATGCGCGAACCTAGCAAACGCCAGAGCGAACTCGTGGACCTTTGCTTTGGTAGCGCCATACATGCCGCAATTCCGATATAGCTCTTGTACTTCTATATTAGGCAATACCTCTCTGCCCCGGATCTCGAAACACCAATCGGCTAACTCAGTACTTATAGCAATGCTCCTCGGTAGGCCCGCGGAAACTCCATAACTTGCCCGCATGGACTTGGACAATCTTATACCCTGGGTATGTATCGTTGCATGTCATATATACCTCACGCTACTCGCTTGATTAGTTTGACAACGCTAGCTAGGTCCTTGCTTTTATTGTTTTTCTTTATGATGTTATCGCAGATATTGCGACCGAACCTTCGGTACCAACCGTGCCGGACCCGGCTAGGGATGTACGTGCATTCGTATATTTGTTTAATTGGTTCCATGTTAGCATAGTATTTCGCTAACTCTAGGTCTTTGAACACATATAAAGGCCCATGACCTTTGTGCGGATAGGCAGATTTTCCGCGGATATACCTAACCTTAGGGCGGAAGGTTATCATGCTATACAATTGCTTATTCTCCGCAGTGAGAACCTTGTACCCAGTCTTATACCTTAGTGATGCCATTATTCCCCCTATTGGTAACGTAATCTGGATGCGAGTCGTAATCCATCACATTCGATTGGGCTATTGTAATTCCATCGACACAAAGGATTGGACCGCACCCGTCATCAAACACTGTATACTTTGCCATATGCCTCCCGTTATTTAAACTGGCTGAGCAACGACTTCTTCTGTTAGCGTTACCAAGTCTGCCAATACCGTACCGCGCGGCAGACAAGCCTCTGTAACCTTGTCACACGGGGCACCGGCTAGGTATACCCCTTTAGATACATCAACCGCAGGAGCATACTCGCACTCATAGATAGCTGCATTGCCTGTATCCTCGCCAAGGAAATGCGTATCAACATAACGCTCCGCGGCGATTAAGGTATCAAAGACACACAAGGGCCCGCAACCCTCAGCCGGCTTCGACATTACTCCAATGGCGTACTTAACGCTATACCTGCCCTCTACTATGCAGCTATAGAGGCCATCATCTTTAAGCTGAACGACTTTGTAGCCTTGTATCATATACCTCCTATGGTCTTTTACTCTGAGTATACAGAGGGGTTATAACGACCTTGACAACCACAAATACCTTGGCGTTACATTTCTGGTATTCAGTAGCTTCTCGTTTAGTACTAAAGACTCCCATGCAAAAAGCATTGCCCGGATGCACAACACCCCACCCAACATCGTACATACGCTCCCGCTTTGCTAGCTCTCCCATCTTCTTATCTGTGTTGGGGTCTGCTACCAGGCCAAGGTCTTTAGCTATGTTCATTGATCTGCTCCTATTGTGCTGTGTCTGTACGGTACTTAGCTAACAGTTCTGCTCTTCTCTTCTCTGCAGCTATGTCTAAATCCAGTTCCCGCTGCTTTTCGACCTGTTCGATCCTATTTTTTAGGACCATAGCTATGCTTGCTATAGCCTTGCACCGCACCGCATATTCAGCATTGTGTGCTTGCACAATTATATTCGTGTCGGCTACTGTCATAATTTCAACCCCAAATTCTTTCCTAATCTGTTTACGACTGCGTAACAGGTTAGCATCGTCAGATGGGTAGATCAAAAGCTTGCTATAGTGATTTAACGGATTATCCTCTATGCTAATGTGCTCTAATGTGTGCAGCTTACGGACCATACTACTAACGTCGACCCCTAGTGCCGCAGCTTTTCGTATCTCGCCGCGTATTATTTTTTTATAGTGATAATTGCGTTCATAGCCGTATCTAAACTTGCTATGCCCATTGGCAAGATTGTAGCTCCCGGAGGCCCAATGTTTTAAGGCAAACGAATCCGCTACCTTTTGTGAACACCCGGATAAACTAACTATTTTACTAGATAGCATATATAGCTCTGCCGCCATATAGACTCCTCCATCATCTGAAATTCCAAACCGCTCTTGTAAACCTCTAGTCAATATTACCCTAAGTTCTTCGTGCCTGGCGAGGCTAGCATCCCGATCTCGTTGCTTACGCATGCTTTCGAGTTCTTTAGCTGTGTACCTACCTAGGGCATGCCTGACCTTTTTTAATGTTTCCGAACAGAACTCCCAGATAGTAACGCATACCCCAACTAAAAAAATTAAAAGCGTACCCAAAAATAAAAGCGTACCCATAATTATATGTCTCCTTTACCGCGTTTGTCCAGCTTTTCCAGTATCTCTAATATCTCAGATAGCTTGTCGTTTAACTCTCTAAACTTGCAGTCGATAGCGAACGCTATACAAAACCCTAGAACTATAACTGTGTAAGTGTCTAGCACCATAACAGTTCCTCTTAACATGTCTCCCTCCGTATACCTATGGATGTCGTATCTTTGGTTCGAAGTACTTTGCTGAATGGCGATATATCTTGCATATCTGGGCAAAGAACTCATCCACATTCTCAGTACCCTTCAACCTATTACAAGACCAACAGCATGGTACTACATTTTTAGGCACATAACCTAGGGTATTGTCTATCCTATCCAAACCATTATACGCAAATCTTCTACCCTGCTTGGCAGAAGGAGCGCCATTACAGTAGAAGCAGTTTTGTTTGATCGCAGACCTAAGGTAATCGTACGGTATGTTCCACACTAGACCCCTTTGTTTAGCCTGTCGCTTCATTGTTCGCAACACTCTTCCAAAGCCTACCTCTAGTCCAGGAGTGGGCAGGCTCTGTCCGGAACAGATGGCGCATGAAGTAACTCTCCCCTTCCTTAGGTCGGCGCCCCATACCTCCCGGACCTTGCCACAGTCACAAACGCAAATCCAATAAGTTTTATTGTGTTTGTTGGGGGCCCTGCAGGCTACAGATAGCTTTCCGTATCTGTGGTTGGCCTCGTCTATTAGCATTTCTTGTGGTTTCATACCTTTCCATTGATACTTTATGTTAACTTATTGTAACTTAGTTTCATCGTGGGCGCGTTACTAATAGCATATGAAACAAAGATTTGGGAGCTAAAAGCCGCGCCCGCCCCCGCCCCTCTGTACTCCGTACCGCACTTTTTGTATTGTACAAATTACAAAATGTATCGTATACTTTACACAATGTAAAGTATACCATACATCCCCACCCGCCCCACCAGGCCTAGTACGGCCGGTACAGTTCCGTACGGCTGCTACGCCCCCTGCCAAACAGCCCAGGGTAGGGCTAGGAGCGGGTTTTGCTACGAAAGTGGACCCAGGGCCTGGAGGAGAGTACGGCCAAGCCCTGGGCTGTATGCACGCGTTTTATAGCTAACCCCCTGGCTAGGACCAATAACCTAACCAGGGGGCGATGGCGCACAAGCTAACCAGGAGGAATGGTTAGCGGGTAATTTTCTTGGACTTAGGGACGGACACGCATTTAGCTATCGTATCCACGGCTTTAAGGACGCGCAGTTCAGAGAGCTTTTCCTTCCGCTCTATCTTATGGCGCCGGTCTACTTGCTCCCCTAGCTTGTAGAGGTTTCCAACTCCTTGTCCGGCCAACAGCTGTTTTAATGTCACCATTGCTCCTCCTATTCGATTCCGTCCGAGGTAATGTTCTCGGGCGTATTGTATACGGCTTCCATCCGCTTCTGTGCATCTGACTCCCAGACCTCCAACTGCTCCTTGTCTGGGAACACGGGCATCGTTAGCGGTATGACTATCGCCCGCCATATCTTTGCAAGATTGTGCCGGAACCTATTCATCTCTGTCCTCCTCTGATATAGAGTTGTCCACCCCGTCCTCCTTCTCTACCAGGAATCCCGGGGCCTTGGATACCAGGCCGCACTCTAAGGCAATTGCCTGGGCTATAGCTTTGGGCTGCAGGCCACACATCTTTGCTGCCTTCATGGGCCAGGCACAGCTCCCGTTCTTCTCTACCGTTACCAGTATCTCCGCTGCGGCCTTGGGGTGGTAGTGCTGTACGTACGCCCGGATCTCTCCGAGCTTATCCTCTGTCATACTGCCTCCTTGGTTTTCTTTATCCCCCGTAGGGGGATAACTATTTGGTTTGGATTAGGGCATCCAGCAGGGTCTGCCTCAGCTTAAGGTAGCCCACACTCCACCGGCCACACTGTTCGGAGCCGGTGTTGAGGTACTCCAGGGCGTCCGTACAGGCCAGACGCAGCTGGGCCACCTGGGCCCTCAGCTCCGGGACGGTCTTTGATGGCTGGACCCAGTCTGGGGCTGGGTCTGGCACGGCTTTTGGGGTACACATACGACCTCCTATGGCTGTTTTTGGTCCAAAATAGGGCTATTTTAGGGGGAATCAGCCCCCTAACGAGCTACTGTAACGTCCCCCTAAACCTGTTGTACAACCCCATAAATAGGCCAGTTAGGGGGGATTTATCGGCTTTTTAGGCCCTTTTAGGGGGGTTATTGCCTGGAAATTGGCCTAAACCTGCCCCCGCGGGCGATACAGCTATCACTTACTGATGGTCAGTCCGCAGCCGGCGGAGGGTATCAATACCATCCGTGTCGTGCTTATGTATATAGCCACCGGCATGGATGGCTTCTATAACCGCCTCATGCAGCATATCCTTCTTTCCCAGCAGGGCCATGGAACAATACTTGGCCACGCGAAGCGAGGCCAGAGCGGCATCCACCGCGTCCTGGTCCACTTCGCTAAGGCCGATAACTCCATCGGCCTTGTCCAGTTCCTGCAGGAGCTCGTCCGTTATTACACCGAGGACGCGCTCCGCTACCTGCTTCGCTATGCTCATGTCCCCTCCTCAGGGCCCCAGCACGACACTAAATAGTGCTGGAATAATAACAACTTTTCAAAATAACTTACGATAATATACGTTATGTAACCCTACCCTGACTGCAAGCCAGGGCGGGGTTATATAACCCCGGCCCAGGGTATGACCCCAGGCCGGGATAGAACTTCTTACCCCCGTAGGGGGTAAGGTTTTGGATACTGCTTACGCCGTGACCTTGGTCCGCTTGCCGACCGAGGCGCTGACAGCCGCTCCCAGGTCCTTCACGGGGGCGGTAATGTCCTGGTCCTGCTTCTTCAGCAGTTCCAGTTCGCGCTCGGAGATGGCCTTCTTGGCAGCCTGCGCCGCCAGGAACTGCGCCTTCTCGGCCTCGGTCCATATGGCGAACACCGTCACCTTATGGCCATTGTACAGGCGCTGGCTGACAGCGCCCTCGCCGCGGAGCACGCGGGCGAACCGGCGGGCGGTCTCAGGGTACACCACCGCGCCACCGTTGGCCTTGGCTATGATGTTCCGGGCCAGGATGTCCTTCTCCGACAACTTCACTTCGGGACCGACTTCCGTCATCCCGTCAATGAAGGCGCGGCCGGACATCTGGGTGTTCTTGTTCACATTGCTCATGTTAGCTCCTATCACCTTGTGCCAGCGTAGCCCCTACTGCATGGGACCGCGTCTGGTCTTACCGAGGCACAGCCATAGCGCCCAAAACAATGCGCTACGGCAACGCCCCGGAAGTGATAGCACCCAGGTCCATGTCGTGCCCCAAGATAGCTCCCAGGGCACACCACAGGCCCACTAACACCCCTCCAGATGTTAGTGGCTAGCGACTAGTGAACTTTGGCTTTGGCGCCTTTAGGCACAGAAGCTCCCGCTGCCTTCTTGTACTTCTCTTTGAAGGCATCAATGGCCTTGCGGCCATCTTCTATGCGGCGGATGCCCACTTGCTCGCATTCCACGATGGCGGCAGCTCTCTCCAGCTGCTTCGCCTTCTTGGCGGCTTCCGCTGCTGCTTCTGCTACCTTCTCCTCTTCAGTGAGAAAGCGCGCGAGTAACCCCGCGCCCTTCATGCTCATGTACTTGCGGGTGGTGGACACCCCAGGGATTTTGAACATCGCCCTCCCTAGGGGGTTTGCCACGGGCATCCAGTCAAGAGGCATTCCAAGCTTCTGCCTCTCAGCATTCTGCTCCGCAAGCCCCTGCAATAGCATGAGGCCAAACGCTTGCTTCTCGCTGATGTCCCCGGGAATCTCCTGGGGCACGCCGTTGGTGGTGTTCATGGTACTCTCCTTTGGCTAGCGGGAGTACCCCATGACTAGCGGGTACTCCGCTAGTCGCTTTATTTTGTGCTTCTTTACTTCTTTTGTTTTTCTTATTGTTTTTGTTTTTGTTTCCTACATTTCACGCAAGGAAAAAATAAAACTTTTAATTTGCGGAAACAAGAAAATATTATGTGGGGGATTTCCCCCACAAGGGGGGGCCATTTTTAGTTAGCTAGAAATTGTCCAAACCTTTCCGGACCGCATTGCGCTATCACCCCACCCCCTCCCAGCCTCAGCCTAGCCACCCCCTCCTAGTCTCAGCCTCCCTCCGCGCGCTAGCAATGAAAAACCCGCCCCCCAACTCGGGGACGGGTGGCGACCGCCAGGATAACGGCTATGGCGCTACAATACAGCTACCTTATCGGATCTGGCGACCGGCGTTTTTAGGTATTGGTCCTATGGCGTACCTGAACCAGGCTATGAGCTTATGCGCTCGCTGTTCTGGGCACCAGTGTAGCTCCAGGAAAGGCATAGCGTACATATATAGCTGCCTGTCCTTAGGGACCTTGAACTTGCTGGATAGCAGATCCCACAGGGCTAGGAACGCGATAGCCTTCTGTTCCTCACACCACTTAAACGCCTTATTGGCTAGCTTAGCGTTTAAAAACTCGGCGTCGTCTTTAAGTGTGTACACGTGTGCGCTATAGGTCTGCCAGGTTAGCATCGCGCCATCCGGGGAGTGGCTCTCTCCTACGAACAGCATAATCGGGGCATATCGCTCTTTGAACTTGCGGCCTATATCATCGGCGCCAATAGTCGCATGGTGTATTTGCGTGTTCATCTTGACCACCTCTCCAGAAAATCCGCGGCGTTGTCGTATAGCACGCCATCACGATCAATCAACTGACCGTCTTTAACTACACAGTTGAACTTAGCCCCGAGTAGCTTGCCAGTGTTCGTATCGTAAGTAGCGGTGGGATCGCCGGCTGTCTCATATGTGTCGCCTTTCCGGTTTTTTACCTGCCACCCTCTTGGCCCGCCGAGTTTGATAATCATTGTATCTCCTGATCATAGCATCCGATCTGGCTATAGTCAAACATCAGGTGCCAGTTGCAAATAGTTATGTCTAGAATGGCAGTATCTCGGTCTAGCTCCACTGATAGCAGAACCACGCCGAACCCGCGGCCGAAACACTGAGGTATATAATTAAAATATACCTGGGTGTCTACCAAGTAGTTATACACAACCATCAATAGCATTATGGCTATCTGAAACGCGTTAAACCTGGTATCTTCATTGTCTTTTTGTATGCGCATATATTCTCCTAGTCTACGGGATTGTTTTCTTTGTTGAAGCCATCCGATGCCTCGTCCCAGGGACCATAAAGGCCAAGGTCTTTGTGGTTTACCTCTCCCCAACCTCCGTCTCCGTCAACGGAATTCCATTCATGACAGCTTGCAAAAACGCACCACCGGGAAATACTATAGTCATCTCGGTACGCTACAAAACACAACGAGTCAGGCTGCAAGAAAGCGTGCTCTGTTATACCGTCATTCGCCTTCGTCCAGCCGCGGTCCATAAGGCGCTGCATGTCCTCTGAGAATTTTTCTATCATTTTTTTATCTCTCCTATAAAAATTGCCGAGTTCTATCTGTACTGGTGATGTCCCGCGGCCGAGCATCTTGTTCCGGAGCTCTTGCATAAACGGATGCTTGCAGCCACGCCACACCTCTTCTATGATGTTCTTGTATGGGGCGAGGGCTTTGACTGGGTCCCGGAATAGTGCTTCCCAGTCGACGCACTTGCATGTATGGATACCGAGATTGAGATCGGCCCAGTGGAAATCTAAGGTTAGGGATAGCGGATTGTCTATGATGGTATAGTCTCCGTGCGGATAGACACAGTACACGCCCTTGCGCATCTTCCAAATGTCTTTGCCGGTTGGGTTTTTCATTTAGCATCTCCTGTGCTACGGCTCTTCCGCGTCCACTTACCTGGACACCAAGACCTTACTTTGGAAATGACTCTATGCAACCAGCTAACACTCGGTGGCTTTTTTCTGAAGTTCTTGCAGTTGTTAAACTTATTCCTAATTTTAGGATGCTCCGATCTTTGAGCCTGTATCGGCGGCTCTCGGTAGGATACAGCAGACTTAACATAATAAATGTTATCAGGATGCTCGCATTGCTCCGCGTAGAAATACATACAGTCATAGACTCGAAACCAATCACAATCCCTGCAAAATACGCATTTTTTATTTTTCATATTATACCTAAATGGCAACCGCCGTTCCGTCTGCAACCGGCCGGATGTACGGCGGGTTGGTAACGTCATCAAACACTATCGGTATTTCTTTTCTAAACAAGTCCAAGATCATGCTAGCCAATTCCCGCATTTGTGGATGCGCGGCCGGAGCACAGCGTAACTTAAAGAAATGCCTCCAGCTGCGCAAGTTCATCGTTATTACTAGTTCGGTCTTTACGCACGTTGGCAACACGCTGCGGGCTAACTGCGCGGAGCAGCCCGACTGCAGCATAGAGGTATACGCCTTCTCTGCTACCTGCACAGCCGTAGTCCAGCGCTTCGCGTTCTCGTCTGATAGCCCAGCTGGGAACACTACAGATATCCCAGCACCGTATGCACAATAGCGAGTGCTCTCTTGAGAGTATGAACATCCTATCCTGTGTCTGACTATCTCGTGTGACACGCCTCGGTCAGTGACAACCCTTACAGATATGCTAACGTGCTCTAGCACACTCTCGTGACCCCTGCGAATTAACCTCTCCACGAACGCATACGGCAGCGAGTCTAAGGCCTCGCTTTGATAACAGGTTCTTCCCGCTGCCTCTATTCTTCTCAGAATATCGAGGCCAGAAATAGGTTGCTCTAGCTTAACACTTTGCTTAACAATTTTCATTTTGTCTCCTCTAATTTTATTTCTTTGCGCCCTTCTGGCATATGTATAACAAACCCGACCATCTCCCACTTGCCGATAGTAAACCCATTAGCTATCATCTCATTGCGGCACTTCTGAACTTCTTCCGGCCAGTGATCGTGAGTGTATTCCCCTAATATCACTGTATCCTTCCCGCAGGTCTTGCACTTGAAAATATGCCCGCCGGGGTCGGAGAGCTGAACGATGTGGGTATTGGTAGTATCTCCTCCGCAGTGGCGGCAGGATACTCCAGAATAGGGCGCCCAGTATATTTCTCGGTATGTCTTGCCATCGTAGTCAATGTTCATAAGCAGGATTTTCTCCCCGTATCTACTATCTCAATCTCATCGGCGGACTGGCACTGCTCCCACAACTTTCTACACTCTAGCACCTGGCGGTCGTGCTCCACAACTAACCGAGCGTGCGCTTCAGGGTTCCGCATAAACGTACGCGCCATAGCTCGCTCAGTGTCGAGCTTTCTAATAACTGCACGCAGATGCTCTGGTGATTCTACAAACATGACAACCTCCCTGTATACGCTGCCCACCACTCTGGCTCCGGGTGAGCTATTTGCTCCTGCTGGACCCGGGCTTTGAGCCGGTCAAACGGGCACCATTTTTTAGATTCCAAGGTTTGCTGCAGGTGCTGAAGATCCTGGTTTGCTAGCTCTAGCCCTAAGTTGTCTGCCATATTATCTCTCGTCCCAAGGGCAACACTTCTGTACGGAGATAGCTTGACCCTTGTTGATAATGAGATAGCGAAACTCTACCACTATCGTTCCAGTTTTTGTCTCGGGGTTTATAAAAGTAGTAATGGTCGGAGTGTGATCATTAATCATCACCAATTGCTGAGCGCTAAGCAGGCCTAGGCATATCCGTATGCGTTCTATAGCTGAGTCAAACACATTGCCAGGCTTGATATACTCACCGTACATAGATTCAGTGATTTCCAGCCCCGGAATGATATGCCGGTATATGGAAGGCAGGATATCAACATCGTCAATCAACACATACTCTGTTCCAGGCGCCATAACCGCGATTTCTGGCAAGTAGGTGTTTAGAAACACTTTGCGAAACTCCGTATCATTTTTTATCTTAGGTAATTTCATTTTGTCTCCTGTTTATGCTTTAAGTAATCAACTAGCAGATCTCCAAACTCCGCAGCTCCTTCGGTGTATCCGCGCGCGACGATATCGGCGTTATTTGCCGCAGCTACTTGCAACCACAGGAATTCGCAATGTATGTCATTCTCTGTTTGACCAAAATCCGAGGTCGGTAGCGTTCTCACAAATAAGGTATCGCCGTTCAGCTCATCTAACGATTTTATGATTTTGGGAACCATTTTCATAGAGATAGCCAAACCACAAACAGCAATCGTAATGGCTTCCTCCGGAGTATGCATCCCCGCAGGAACGACCCGGGCATTGCGTTTCACTAGTGCGTTCGTAATTTTCTGCATTGCTTTCTGCCTGATAGCTAGTCTCTCCGGAGCATTACGGGTAATAAACAAATCCAGGCTTTTCTTTTTTAGCCTTTTGCAATGAGGGCACTCCGGTATTAGGTTATGTTTTATGATTGGCATATTGTCTCCTATCACTCCGGTTTAGCGTAAAACATCACGCGCTGAAATCCACAGGTTATTGTGAATTCGTTGGATGCTTTTATCGTGTGGTCTGGCTGATTGTGCCGTTTGACTATCTGCTCTGGCTTGTAGCTGCAGGAGCAAAACGGGCACCAGGTGCCGCACTCTTTATACTCGTTTTCTGTCACGGTATACTTGTTATAATGAGCATCTTTCTCGACCTTAGACACCGACTGGTGTATGACTCTAGGACACCGCCTGCCTGAGTAAATTATCTCGTTCATCTATTTCTCCTGTTTGGTATATTCCGCCTCGTCTACTTTCCTGCCTAGCCAGTGCTTGAAAAACCAAACCACATCGGGCTCGTACGGCCCGTTGGCGTCTAAAACAAACGCCGGGAACCCCCACAGCGCCGGCCACTCAATAATCTGCACCAGCCCCCGCCAGTAGGAGTGCGGGTTCCTAACGGTATATATATCTCCGGCCTTCGGGGCTGGTTTAATTCTGCGCATACAGCCTCCGCTTTAGGAATTCTCCAAAAGTTAGGTCTGGGTACACATCAGCTATCTTCCTAAAAATCATATACCTCTTTTGACTGCTCGTGAGCTTTGGCCGTTTCTCTTCGTAGAGATTAGCCGCTAGAGTTTTTCCTAGCGGGGTGCATGAAAACATATCCCCAGGTTTGTTTATGCTGCCGGATACATGCATAAGACCTAAAGATACTAACGACAGGATATCTAACATATCGTCATGTCCTGGCTCCGCGTTAAAATAGTTTCTGAACGGAACAGGCGCGTAATCGTAGCCTAACGTGTGCAGCAAGATACCCTCTTGGTTCTTGGTGAGTTTCATTCTGCCTCCTGTACTCGGCGGATAAGGTGTTCGTGAAGTAGAACCTGTCCTTCGGTCAATTTAGACAAATCCTCAGAATCAATAACTTGAACAATTATTCCACCAAACGGAAACCCACCGATTAACTGCACGAGGCCTTGTATCTCGTAGTTGCATCCAGCTAAAAGTACCTCCCAAATCTCCCCAACCTTCGGCTTAGTCATTTCGTCTCCTCGCCCTCGCAGGGCACACAATCGGCATAGATATATTTTGAGGTTTCCACAATCCAACATTGTCTAGGACGACAGCATTCTCCGGCTTCATGTGGATTTTTACCTGGACATTGATTGGTACATTCTTTAGCCATAGTACAAATCATAAACCGTTTATTACCTTCGTCGCTCATGGCTTCACCTCAATATATTTATTTTCAACACACCAAATCCACATCTGGGCGGCGGATTCGGCTAGTTCTGCACCCCCACTATGGCAGTTATGCTCGGTATGTGAATGGATATGCCTATGTGATGCAGGATATTTCACATAGTGGCCCGCACATTTATACTGTCCTGCTTTCCACCCAAAAGGCAACTCGCGCAAGACTTCCTCGGCGGTGGGGGCGTAGCAATCGCCGTAGTTCATTTTTATTGCGCCTAACCGAAGCTGCTGCCTGTGCCCCAAATCTTCATAGACAAACGCCGTCGGCTTACTCCACCCAGCCGCCTTTAACGCCTTAGCAGTTTCAAGTGAAACGCATATGGATCTCATATCTTTACCCCCAGTAGTTTCTTTCCGTTTTTGTACCACCCCGTCCTCGGGTAGTAGTTTATATCTGTCGGGGATTCCGCCCAGCTGAACTTGGCGTAAAACTCCGGGTTTTTAGCTATCAGCCGCGCGCGGTGATTGGCGTGAATCGGCCCGCCAAACCATTCAGGCGCAGGAGCATCGTAGCCAGCGTATACCGGCATTGAGTTCTTAAACCCGCGGCGTGTCCACTCAAACACGGTAGCGTTGTAATACTCTAGCAAGAATGCCTCGCTGCCTTTCCACATCTTCACAGCTGGGTGCCGGGCCCAGGCGATTGACTCTCCGGTCAGGACTCGGTAGATCTGCAGTGCCTCAATGCGCTGCTTTCCAAGGCGTTGGTTGTCTAGCGCTATTGCTGATGCAACGATGTCAGGATAGGGCAAGAAGGTATTCATCAGTCCTCCCCGTATGTCTCCCAGCATTTGTGCTTGCTACCGTACATAGAGCAATCGGTAATTTTGTTGCAGCAGTTGTTGTGCTTGCTGCAGTGCTTTTTGTACCACGCATACTTCAGGTGGTCAGCTGATTGGCAGTTCTGGTTAGTCCACATATACGGGCAGTACAAATCTTTCACCGGCAATGGCTTCTTTCCATCTAGCCATTCCTTGTATGTAGCCCCGGCCTTGCTGTACTCAATTGTTTTACCATCTTTGCCGGTGTATGTCTCGGCCGCGTGGCAGTACCCGCAAGAGCGCGCGAAGACCCGCTTTACTTTTGTGGTTAGCTTACGCTTTGTGAACGGCGCATAGTTCACAACTATCTTATGGCAACCAGACCCATCGCAGGTGGCGCAGACCATTCCGGCACCATCTTTCTCAGCAAAGCCAACATAGACACCGGTCCCGCCGCAACTCTCGCACTCCGACAATATCATTATTTTTTCCATTGATTTCCCCTATTTGTACAGCAATTTTATGCCGCCAACAATGAACGCAAAAACTACGAACACGATGATAAAAATATCAAGCGCGTCCTGCTTAGAGTATCTAGTACTCACGAAGCCCTCCTGGTCGCTTTAGGAGATTTGATTGTATCTTTTTCTTTGTCTCCTCTATAGTTGAAATAGCCAGGTCCGCGACTAGGTTTTTCTATCAACTCCCCGTCATAGTCGTATTCCGGTACGCCGGTTTTGGACCCCGGATATTCCGCTAGCGCGTAGGTATCCACCCGGCCAGGACCCCACATAGTAGCCTCGGCGTCTATTTTGCATTCCCTGGAGCAGTAAGTCTTGGCTTTCCCATAACTGAGCTGAGCAACAACCTCGTGCCCGCACGCCCCGCAAATAAACACTCCTAACTTCTTTAAGCTACCTGGCTCTGCCGGTAGTTCCCGTAGTAATCTCATTAATTCTCCTGTTCCTCTATGTCAGATGGGTCGCTGCAAAACCACGACACAAAAAATATAAAGACAACGCCGATAAGAATGATAAAAAACCATATCGGCATTATCAATAATAATCGCCACCACGGCACATCTTCAAACCAGTATTTCACAGCGATCCTCTTTTGTTAGGTATGTCTGACGCAGCCTTAAGGCTGTTAGCGTACGCGACCGCAGCCGGCCGTCTAAGGTCGTATTTTTCTATAAACCTATCCTTTTTTTCCGCAGACAGTTCAGCCCTGCCATCCATAACGGCAGCAAGCTGATCCTTGGTGTTTCGACCAAATTTCTTTTGTCCGCACATCAAGCAAGATAGGTCCGCTGCCGTCGGGGTTTGTATCGCACAGTTCAAGCACAAGCTCGTTGATTTTTTAGCCATACCAACATCGTACTAAATTTTCTCAAGGATGTCAATATTTTTTTTTTAGACAGGAGACAGCTGTGGCAGTAGTGCCACAAATCCAGTTATAGGGAGATTACCCTACCTTATCAAAAAATGATAAACCAGGATAAACTCGGTAGCGTCGCTATATACTCATTTATATGCTTACATTAAAATATAAACATATAAATATTAACATTTAATATAAACATTATGAATGTATACATATAAATATAAATATTCGTAATATAAGCATTTAATACTAACATATAATATTAACATATACTGATATCTATATATGTATATATTAAATGTAAATAGAGGCGGAGCGAAGTTCTTCCAGGTGGAGAGGGGGATGCTGCGCACAATAAGATTGGCCGGCGGGCAATAGGTCAGGCGTTCTAGAGTAGTTTTCCCTCCTCCGAACTTCCGTTCCCTACTGCCACCGTTAGCTTCCGTACGCACCGGGTAATTCGCTAACGCTGGGACGGTCGTGCCCAACAAGCCTGGGCACGGACCGAGTAGGACCTAGCTTCTGTTGATTCGTTCAAGCGGAACCGTGGTAGGTAACTCCCCTCTATACACATATAATACAAACATTGTAATATAAGCATTTTTATAATACAAGTCTTTATCATATTACTTGTTAAAGTCTATGGATATCTATATAGTTAACTATAGGAACCAAGACTACCAGGGCACTTACTGGTTCTGGCAATGGCGACAGGGAGAGAGCTATCACGGCAAGAGCTCCACACTACAGGCGTTGCTACCTCTCCGGACCGGATCTGCCAGTTGATCGTATACTGCACACAGTGAGCTGAGGTTCAACTGAGGGACGGGTTTGCCCCCGTAGTGGGGGAGTTTACCTGTTCCAGCTGTTTCTATGCTCCTGCGAGCTTTGAGCGTGTATATACGCCCCGGGAGTGTTCGATTGGGCTTTTAACCCTGCTCCCGCTCCATCCGACCCATTTGGGGGCCCTCAGGCCTAAAACCGGTAAAACTGCCGGGTTTAAACCATTTGCCACAAGTAGCCAGCGCTGCTACTGCTGGTTGTTGCGACCTGGTATGGATAGGCATAGCCGTGCGATCTGCTATGCCCCGTACTGAAATTTTCAAAGTTGAGCGAGGGGGTGGGCTTTACCCGCCGGCTCCGAATCTAGTCCGGGCAACCCGATATTGGCTTACTAAGAGCTATCGGCCCTCGCATATGGTGCGTCTGGTTTATTTAACAATTTTATATAATTTTCTACAAACTCACCAGACTGCACGACGAACAGGTACCATCTTACTAAATTTTCCGATGCGTGTCAAGCGTTGTTTTTCGAAAGTAGTTGACAGAGGGTGGAAAATTTTGTACGATATTCAGTAAGCTAAAAGAACTCGGAGAAAAAATGATAGAACTAGATTTCAGGATGTGGGACGCGGTAAACAAAAAGATGATAGACCTGAGGAAGATAACGCCGCTGGCGTTATCTCCGGGAACTCCAAATGGTATTTTCATTCCACTTGGTATGAGCCCCGTGATGCAGTTTATCGGGCTATATGACAGAAATGACCGCAGGATATATGAGGAAGATATTGTTAAGAGAGTGAACGGCTATGCACAGACTGAGACAGCTGTTGTTCGTTTCGACGGCTGTTCGTTCTACGCGCGCAGAATTAGCGACCGGTCGCAGTGGGAACACATAGACTGGCCTAGCGAATTTTTTGAGAACTGCGAGATAATCGGCAACACGTATGAAAATTCTGAGATAGTAAAACTGTTTGAACTCGAAACTTCGGACATCGACCCAGACGACGGTGTTTCTGAGCTGCACATTCCAGACGGAGAGTGGCAAGAAGTATGAGCGACAAGCACTGCAATGAGTGTGATACGGAGATTGCTGATAGCACCAAGGTTTACTGCTATAGCTGCTACCGGGAGCTGGCCAGAGAATTAGATAGCGCGCAAGACGAGGTAGCTAGTCTAGAAGACAAACTAAAAGACGCGGAGGAGTGCTTACATACTGAGGCAGACTATGGCATTCTGCTAAAAGAGGCGCGCGAACTAGAGCTGGAAAACATTGAGCTAAAACATCAGATAAAGGAGTTGCAGCGTGACCAAAGCGGAAAGAAAATTTAACACAGTAGCTATCTCGGTTGTTATAGGATTTTTGTGCCTTACTGGCTTGATTGTTCTAGCCGGGTGCTCGACTGTTGGAAAGGTGAACCAGGCCATTGACGATTTCTCGGCTAGCACGGATACCAAAAAATCTTTGTTAACCGCGAATGTGCCTATCACGATTGATGTCCCGGACAAGATTTTAGAACCAATGGACAAGGTTGGAAATTCATTTGCGAGCTTGTCCGATACTGCCAAGACCAGCCTTACTCGTTTGACAGACACGCTCAACCGGTTCATAAAGCTCCCGTTGCTGATGGAGCATACTGCTAATAAAGGTATGAGAATGTATGTAGACGAGATGAAGAGATACACGCTGGTGCTGGTGTTCTTAGTTTTTCTGGGGCTCGGGGTTGGGCTGGGGATGCCTTTTGCGGCCGGCTGGGTGTACATCTGGCTTATGACGAGATTATTGGAAAAGAAATCTGGTTGCGCGTGTAAGGGGGCAAAATGACTTTTGAAGAAATCTGCGCAAAAGCAATGAAGGACTGGCCGCCAGACTTAGACAAAACTGGCAATCCATACGAGACGCATTGCAACCTCGGAGTCAACCAGATCACTACTGACTATGTGGGGTATTCCGGCTTCAAGGGAATGATGGCAAACCAGATTTTCGATTTTATGATTACGCCAAAGGGCAGAATGTACTGGCGCCGGATAGATGGTCTGGAGGCGTTTACTTACACAATGCTAAAGCGTCTATGCATCGCTGTGCTTAAGCTGCCGGAGCACGGCCATATTGCTGTTATACATCCTAACCCATTGTTCTTCAGCCCGTCGTGGATGAAGAAGGTACCTAGTGTTGCCAACATAGGAAAATGGAATAAGATAAAACCAATTTCGTATGCGTTCCCAACAGAGCCACAGTATTACCTGTACGACCTAATGCCAGGAGCTACCTTTTAGCTATATGGCAATCGTAGAGCACCAGGACGATAGCGTGTCCACCTTCTGCAACAAGCCCCCGCTGGACCTATCAACGCACAAAGGTCTGGTAGCGGACCTTACCGCCTACTTGCGTAATCACTTATATATGGCCATTCCTGAGACGAAGTTCGGACCTGCTACTATGGGCCCGGACAGCCAGATACCAGATGTGATGCGCATTCGCAAATCGTATGCTAAGCAGTGCTTTCAGATTTACGAAGTGAAGGCAAGCCGGGTAGACTTTATGTCTGACATGAGACACAACAAGTGGACTGGCTATCTTCCTATGTGCAACCAATTTTTCTTTGCTGTTGCCCCAAAGGTGTGCGACAAAGACGAGATACCTGATAAGGTTGGCCTACTTATACGCTACCCTGAGGGATGGAAGGTTATCAAGCACGCGGCTATGCGGCCGGCTAATCTGCGCATAGAAGGTCTTTTGTCTTTTATTTTCCACCTAGATAAGGAAGTGGAGACCTACAAGTCCGACATAGCCGCGCTAAAAAAGCTGAAGCACATCCACAACAAGTGGGCTAATGTCAAAATGAACAAGCGTATGGAGCACGCAGAGATGATACTGCACGAGCAGGAATCTATGTACAACAGGTTAAAGGATATACGCGATATCATAAAAAGCAAGACCGGTTGCGATATAGGGAGCCTTCGCGGTTGCGACCTGCACAAGTTTAAGGACTGGATGAAACGCTACGAGCAGGAGGGAAAATGAGCGATTTTAGTATGTCGGACAATATATCCAACGAGCTAGCCAGGAAGGCGATCTGGGGAAAGTTTCTGGACAAATTTTTTGAGCTAAAAAAGGCGCACGATGCCGGCGAGGACTGTCCGTTGTTCGCTACAGTGTTCAAGCAGCTTGTTATGGAGACCGGGCTGATATTTATGCCAAGCTACACGGAGACTGCTGCGCAAATACGCCGTGCGCTGGAGATAACCGATGATAAGTACCGGGAATATCTTAACGCTATGTTTTTCACTCATTTCAAAATCCATATGAATTCTATGACGGAGGACACCGACGACGATCTTGTTGCTAAGTATTCTAAGCTGTCTGCAATGAAGCCAAGCAGCTATATGCTGGAGGATAGTAAGCATATCCTAGCGCTGCAAGATTTAGTGTCTACGGCGAAAAAGATATCGGCATAGCAATGATATTAGCCGAATTATCGGGCACCGGCCGGTACTACGGGGAACTGGTTAAGTTTTGCTTAACAAGTCCCAAAGATGACGAAGGTACCTGGAGAATAAAAATAGCTTGTGACACCTGGACAGTCGACGACGCCCTAGCGGGAGTCGCCGCGGTAAACAGGGAGATAGGTTTTCGCAGCGCGTATTTCCGAACAGCAGAAAATCACGGAGTGTGTGTTTTTCTAGTGAATAACAAATTTCGCGACGACAAAGCATATTTGGACATTATGTTTTCGTGTTGCGAGGCAGCAGCATACGCCGCATCTAAGAGGAGAAACAAATGAGCGAAGAAAAGAAGCCGGCAGAGGTTAAGCTGGAAGAAGTTAAGCTTAATCAGTCTATGTGGTTAGGCAATAAGCACTATCACATCTCGGGTAGTGTTCGTGAGATAGTTGATCAGAAGGACAAATCTACTAAGACGCTGCTAACACTAGACAGAGTTGACTGCGAAGGCAAAAACCTGACATACAATGTGATGTACAAGATTTATGAAATGCATTTTGAAAAGTTAGCAGAGGAGGTTAAGAAACAGACCGGTAAGACGATTTTTAACCCGTTTGAAAAAGTAGTTGACACAGCTGGTAAAATTTAATACAATTAAGTATAGTTCAAAATCACAGGAGGTTTGCATGCGGGAAACTGAAGAAAATCTTGGCAACAGCTTTCGACCTATCAGGGATAACGTTATTATCCTGACGGACGAGACTGAGAAAGACACGGAGATAGACGGAATTATCCGAATGTCCAATATGGACCACGCGTATCTTAAAGGCAAAGTAATCGCCACCGGCGAATGGGCTATGTCTGCTAACGGGCAGATAATCCCTCAGGGCATACAGCCTGGAGACTTTGTCCTGTTTATGCGCTCCCAGGCGGACTACCCTATGATAGGCAGAGAGGCAGACGGTATGGCGTACAAGCTCATACCTTACGGCCGCATCGCCGGAGTCATTACCAAACCACAGGAGAACAAATAACAAATGGCAAAGAAAATAGCATACTCAGATGAGGCCCGGGCGTGTATCAAGGCCGGTATGGACAAAGTTGCCGCGGCCGTCCGCGTGTCGTTAGGCCCGAAAGGCCGTAGCGTTATTCTGGAAAGAAAGTACGGCGTACCGATAGTTATAGACGACGGTGTGTCTATCGCACGGGAAATCGACTTAGAGGATCCTTTTGAGAACCTCGGCGCACAGCTGCTTAAGGAAGTGTCCGCGCGCACCAACGATGTTTCTGGCGATGGTACCACCACGGCTACAGTTCTAGCCCACTCCATTCTGTCTGAGGGAATGAAGGTAATCGCCTCTGGCGCTAATCCCACTTTCGTAAAACGCGGCATAGAGAAAGCCGTTGTGGCTGTCACGGAAGAGATTAAGAAAATCGCCAAGCCAGTCAAGACCAAAGAGGAAACCGCACAGGTTGCCACCATATCGTCCAACGATCCCGAGATCGGCAAGATGATCGCCGATGCTATGGAGAAGGTTGGGCACGAGGGTGTGATATCTGTGGAGGAAGGCAGAGGCTCCGAGACCACTGTGGAAGTGGTTGAGGGTATGAAGCTGGACCGAGGATACCTATCTCCTCATTTCGTTACGGACGCCGAGCGAATGGAGTGCGTGCTTCAGGATTGTCTGATCATCGTCAGCGATCTTAAGGTTTTCCAGGCACAGCTAGAGATGCTGCCTTTCCTTGAAAAAATCGTGAAGCTGGGCAAGTCGTTCCTGCTGGTGGTAGACAGCTTGGAAGGCGAGGCCCTTGCTATCACAGTAGTTAACAAGCTACAGGGCAAGATTCGCTGCGCAGCGATCAAAGCCCCTGGGTTTGGCGAGGCCAAAAAGGAAGCTCTTGTCGACTTAGCCACTGTCGTTGGCGCCAAAGTTGTGTCTGCGGATAAAGGTCTCAACCTTGTCAAAATGACTGCCGATATGATCGGACACGCCGAGCGTGTCATCATAGATAAAGACAGCACCATCATTGTTAACGGAGATGGCAAGAAAGAAGACATTGAGAAGCGTGCCGGGCTGATCCGTGCTCAGGCAAAAGAAGCCACTAACGAGTATGACCGCAATAACCTCAACGAGCGTCTTGCCAAACTGACCGGCGGTGTTGCAGTCATTTATGTCGGCGCCGCTACTGAGACGGAAATGCGCGCCAAGAAATCCAAAGTGGAAGATGCTAAGAACGCTACCAAAGCCGGTATCGAAGAGGGTCTGGTTCCTGGCGGTGGTGTTGCTCTGGTCCGATGTGAGAAGATACTCGACAGCGTTAAGGGCGACAACGAGGACGAGACCATCGGTATCAACATCGTGAAGAAGGCGCTGTCTGCTCCTCTCAAGCAGCTGATATTCAACGCCGGACTCGACGGCGCAGTGATACTCAGCGATGTCAGAAAGTCGTCAGAGCCCACCTATGGCTATGACGCTGACAAGATGGAATACTGCGACTTGATAAAGTCAGGCGTGGTAGATCCTGCTAAGGTTGTCCGTTCCGCTCTGCAGAATGCTGCGTCTGTAGTTGGAACTGTACTGATGACGGAATGTTTGATAGTTACGGCTCCTGAACCCAAGAACAACAATCAAACTGAGCCGTATCCTGTGTCCTAAGCCAACCTCCTGCAGCGGCTCTTTCTCCCCTGTGAGAGCCGCTGCAGGTACTATATCGAGGATTAAAATGAAAAAGAATTTGGGCGTTAAAATGACCATATCTTCAGGAAAGTCGCTTAAAGCCACTGAGCTGGTTAAGCTGATTACTTCAGCGTTTCCTACAACAAAGAGCACACCTACGAACAAGAAGAGCGAAAAATATGGTTCAAGAAAAAATAAAAAGTAATTCTATCTTCAGTAAATGCCTGCTGAACCATATATCTACTGAGGTAAAGCTAGCCAGGCGTTCCAACAGCGTTAGTATGCGCCCGGCCACGGCAGCGGCATCAGCTGCCAAGTTATTATTGAAGCATTGTCGCGATCCCAAGTTGTACCTTGAGGCTGTTCGCTACCTAGAGATTTTGGGCATATTCGGAACATTGTCGCCAATAAACAAGCCGGAGAAGGGAGACTATAAAGAAGTGAAGTCGGTCGATTCACGCGGGGTACCATATTCGCTGTGTGTACACAGCCGGCACCCTTACTTGTTCAGCTCAGACAACGGAAGGACTTGGTACTTATATGACACACGAAGACAACTCAGAAAGCCCGTCAAATTCCCATTCTCACCGGAAATTTGAAAACATATTTCCGAAGACGCTACATTTTTTACGGGTAGTTCCTAAAAACAGCAAGTATGTCATAACCACTAAAGACCTGGAGTATGTGCGCAGTATAGTGTCAAAACATATTGCAGACCGTCCGGAGATGAAGTCGGAGGATATGGCGCTACGAGTTAAGGATCTGGAGCTATCGCTCCCGTCTCGGCGCAGGGTCAGTTTAATCCACACGCCCATAACGCTATATGGTCCTTCTGTGTTTTTGACGAAAGCCAAGGGCTTTGCAGCCAAGGATATGGAGGTAGTAAGAAAAGCCATAGTAGCTTTCGTTCATTCTAAGACAGAGGGTATATTCATTTTGAACGGAGCCATAGATATACAACAGCAAGGGGCTAACTGATGCTATCCGGGTTAGAGCAATCGGTTTCCTTGTTGTACGGACCGACTAAACGAAATATATTGACGAACGCTGAACACAACAGCTGTGGGGTTCAATCCACCACGCTATCGGAATTTCTAATGTATTCCCACGACAACGATATCTTTAGAGACTCCGATAGCTCGTTTGTAGCTGAAGCTGCCAGGATCTGCCGGGAGCGATACGGCTGCGGCACCGGCACCGCGGTGCTGTTGTTTACTGAGTTGTGCGCTAAGGCTAAGAAGCTGAGCGCGGCCGGACATCACTTCAAAGAAATACAGAACGCCATATCGGCAGTGTCAGAACTGGTGTTGCAGAGTTTGGCGCGCAGGGCAAAAGTTTGTTCTTCTGAGGATATTCGCAAAGTTGTTCTGACTGCATTTCCTAGCCTAGGAACCGATAGCGCTGATTTAGTATGCTCTGCCATAAGCCACGCAGGGCCAGAAGGAAAGGTAGCGGTGCTGAGAGGAAATACCGCGGATACATTCGTAAACAAAATAAGCGGCATCGTGATAAACGCTACGGTGCCTAAGTTTATTTTTACTGGTCGTAGCGTTCCGGTAATCTTTGACCGGCCAGACATTTTGGTGTCTAGCGTGCCGCTAGCGATTGAGGACATTACCAACATATTGGTATACGCTAACAAAGGCGGAATTCCGTTAGTAATGCTAGCGCCGGCCTTTGGAGCAGGATTTGAGCTAACACTGGAGAAAAACGCAGACAAGGGTGCGCTGGTTTGCATAAACTGCGTGCCTAATGTTGGGCAATCGGAACGAGATGAATTTTTTGGAGATATAGCTAGCCTGACAGGGGCTCGGTTGGTGGACAATACTTTCACATCAGGAAACATAGACATTAGCGTTCTAGGCACGGCTGACTCTGCGGACATATACTCTGCCAAACTGACGATACACAAAGAACCCCCGGAGCGTGCTAGCAGAGAGTTGGAGAAGGTGTCGGAAAAGATGGACAAGTGCCGAGATAGATTTGAGGCTACCGTATTACGGCAGCGGCATAATCTGTTGTCCGCTAAAACTTCCGAGATTGTGGTAGGAGCCTTTACGCAGTTTGAGCAAGACAAAAAATATTTTGATTTTGTAAACGCAGTCTATGCAGCCAAGCAAGCGCAGAAGCACGGAAGCATCGTAGGAGCTGGGTACGACCTATACCAGGCGGCGGTAGACGCAGCTAATGCCATAGCGGCAGACCCATTGGCTAGGTCGGTATGCGCGTGTTTCGCCGCTCCAGCCAGGGCCATAGCAGAAGACGAAATAGACCAATACAACAATGGTTTGCTTCTTGACAAGGTTAGGAATAATTTAGTAGAATATTCAGACTCGAGTATCTTAGACTCGTACGAAGCAATCAGGGGCGCCGTTTTGGTATCTGCCGAACTGGCCGCTACATATATCGGAAGCGAGAGGATCAACAATGGCGATAATCACAATGGGAGTAGATCCATCACTGACAGCAACAGCGGCAGTAGTTCTCAGTGATGGTCAGATACTTTTTCAAGGAATTATAAAGTCCAAAGTCAAAGGTGTTGCCCGGCTGTCTGATTTGGAGTCTCAATTTCAAAAGCTGATAAAGGACAACCCAGTCAGCCTAATAGCCATCGAAGGGTACGCGTACGGAATGAGCAAAAGCAGTATGCTAGCGTCCTTAGGAGAACTCGGCGGATTGCTAAGAGTGGCGATGCACCGGGCCAAAGTCTCTTATGTGAATGTGTCTCCTGGCACTCTTAAGAAATTCGTGACAGGAAAAGGTAATCATAAAAAAGAGCAAATGCTTATGTTCACTTTACAGAAGTGGGGCGTAGCGTTTGAAGACAACAACCTGTGCGACGCGTACGGCTTAGCTAGAGTGGCAGAGGCAGTGCTCACAGGCGAGAGCAGTTCAGGAAACAAAACTCTTAAAAAGTTGGCCGCAGAGATCCGAGCGTACGACGCGTCGGTTAACCCTAAAGCATAGGCAATATATGTACTCAACTGAACAGAAAGAATACCTTGGCACTCTTAAAGCCACGCTGATCGATAGCTGCCCTAAGTGTGCAGGAACTGACCTAGCGTGTTCCTGCTACGCGGCCTTCGAGTCCTCGGCCGGCATAGTTAGGTCAGGAATCCCTAGAAAGTACTGGGAAGCCAGTGATGCAGATATTTTAGCGGCGTGTAAGCAAGCGAAGGGACAGCTGGCTGAGTATCTGGAGGATTTGAGAGGCAATATTTATAAAGGTCTGGGGCTGTATGTCTACGGCGCGTCTAGCAGCGCGCGTACCGCTTTTTGTAGCATAATTGTACGGGACGTGGTTAGACAGCTGAGCGGATCCGCTGCCTTTCGAACCCGAGACGAGTTTACCGACCAGATTAAAAATTCAAAAGCCACTGACAAGGAAGACCAGTTGCTAGAGTATTTTTCATCTGTAAATCTTTTGGTCATAGATAATGTTAGCTTTGTTTACCGGGCTAACCGGGCCGATATGGCGTACCCAGACTATTTATTTGGCAAGGTGGTGAAGCAGCGCGAGAACTCCGGAAGGTCTACGATACTCACGGCAGATATTTCTTTTATGGACTTTCAATCAGACCTTAAGGCTAGGCATATGCCCGACCTGAGCGATAGTCCTGGAGTTTATACTATTGTCTGTATGGATGACAAACATGGTAAAAGCACTAAGAAGATTAGCAAAAAAGTTTAGCCAATGGCTGGACTCTTTCGAAGATAAAGAGGTAGTGGACCGAGACAAGATATTGTCGGCCGTGACGCGTAAAATGTGCCGAGTATACCCAGGGCTGAGCGCAGAGCTAAAGTTTATTGATTTGAGAAAGTCGGCAACACTAAAGATGGGCAAAGGACTTAGCAAGGCGGAAGCGGCTGCAATGTTGCGTCCTGCCACGGAGTGGACCAAAGAAGCAGAGAGTATAAGGAACCACATAAATATGATAGTAGATTCCCGTCTAACAGGGAGGCCATTGTTCATCGTCACGGAGAACAAAAAGATTCAAAGCAACATCAATGTCTTAAAGTCTGCCTTTCCGGAGATTGCCGAAATTTGTAGTTCCGCAGAAAGGCCTTTCGGTTTCGATCACATACAGGGGACATAAATGCCAGCGTCATACGAAAAGCAGCTAATAGGTCATTTGCTGAAGGATGTCACCGCTTACAAAAAAGTAGTAGACCGTAGCGTAAGCGGAGAGTTGTTCATCGAGGAAAGGACGAAGCCGTTAAACAGGTTGTCCACCTTGTACGATATCGCCTTGGACTTTTTCAAGGAGTATCACCAACCGATTACTCGTGATGTAATAGAAGAGCTGTCTAAGGAGGCAGACTCTTCTGGAGAGATAGGCGTTCAGTTGCTCGCAGCTTGCGACGAGGTGCAATTGTTAGATAGCCTATCTCCTCTGGATTTTTTGATAGACGAGCTCAGAACTGCTTATAGCAAAGCCGAGTTTAGAAAAATTTTACAAAGCGGTGCCGAGCACTATAACAGCGGAAAGATAGAGCAAGGAATTTCGCTAGTGCAATCTTCGTTGTTTAAGATGTCGAAGATAAACAACGAGTACACAGATTCTTCGGAAATTCAGGACAATGCAGACGAGCGCATGCAGCGGTACACCACCGAAGGAAAGTCAGGAATATTCACAGGGTTTAAAACTTTGGACAGAGTGACGAACGGATTATACCCTGGGCAGTTGATGGTAGTAGCCGCCGGCACTGGAGAGGGTAAGTCTACTCTAGTTCTGAACATAGCCTATAACGCCTGGCGCCGGTACGGCGGTAATGTGCTGTATGTCACTATTGAGAACCACAAAGAAGACATAGAGCGAAGAAGAGACAGCCTAGCGGCTAAGGTACCTCAGCTTCACCTTAAATTCGGAAAGCTCACTCCACAGGAGCTGGGCAGAGTCAAAGACGAATTGGAATATCAAAAGCACGCACCGAATGTGTTTACTACAGTAGAGCGGATTATGGACTGCACGCCGGAATTTATAGACGCTAAGTTATCTGAGATACGACCAAGAAAGTACGATCTTCTCGTAGTCGACTATGTTCAGATTATGTCTTTGTCCAAGCGAGGCGGAACACAAGACCATATGTATTTTAAGGAACTGATAGAGCAATTCCGACAAGTTGCTAATTCGCATAGAGTCCCGGTCATAACGCCATCACAGGTTAGCCGAACCGGGCACAAAGACAAGCAGCCGTTCTACGACGACTACTCCGACGCTCTATCGCAGTTCATAGCTAACACGGCGGATATACGCCTGTCTCTCAAGAACAAAAACCCTGACGATGACTTTGCGTCTGGAGTAAAGGATATGGAGATAGTCGTTACTAAGCACCGTGACGGGTCTAAAGCCAAGTTTCAAATCAAGGCTAACATGGAAAGGATGATGATGCAGGAGGTTGATAACTATGAAGCTGAGCCAGCTAAGAAAAAACTTGAGTACGACGACCCAGGCGACAAAAGAGAGCTCTTTGGATCCGGCGAAGATACTCAAGTTCAAGGACCAGCCGCTAGCTGATTTTGCTGCGCAGATAGGTCTGCGGCTCAAGCGAACGGGGGATAAGTACAACTGTCTGTGTCCATTTCACGGAGACAGGGGCACGCCCAATTTATTTATCTACCCGGAGTCCGATAGCTTCTATTGTTTTGCCTGCAATACTGGTGGTGGCAAGCAATTTTTCATAGCCAAATTGTTCAACATAAATGTTTACGACATTGAGAAAATTTGGTATAATAAAGATCACGAGCACACAAAGGACAAAGGGTTTTCGTTAGAATTAGCTGGAGTTGCTGAGGTAGACTACTCAAACGAGGCATACAAATATCTCAGCCGGTGGGCCAACTCAGTCAGCGCTAAGATAGGCAAGTTTTCTAAGCACGATTACGAGATAGTGGCTGAGTGGATATACACAGGGAAGGCAAAGACGCGATCAGGATACGACGCGATAATAAAGTACCTGAAGCAAACGGAGAACGGAAATGGAATCAAAAACAGCTGAGCAATATTACGCGGAAGCGGCAGAGGTAAAGAAGCTGATGGTATCGCTTGACCTTAGTGACCCTACGCCCGAAAAGATAAATCCTCAAATAGAGCTAGTAAACAGAAACTATAACAAGGTCACGGAAAAGCTAATGGACGCCAGGTTCGACCTAGCTGTGTCTAAGTCCCTGCGCGGCGCGTCAAAAGTTCAGCTATCGCTGGCCACCAGTCGTGCGCTTCTGTCCCCTGAAATAAAGGAACTGAAGTCTGCCGATATACGCAAGGAAGCCAGCAACGCTAAAACGGAACAGGCCCAGGAGCAGTCCGCGGCTGCAGACAACGAATTGTACATATCTGAGGCGTACTTTGAGTCGGTTAAGTTCGTATACGACAACCTCAGCGAGGCTCAACAGCTTTTAAAAGAAGAGCTGAAGATGTTAAATAACTCTCTGTGGTCGGAGATGCGCAAGGGATGACACAAACTAGGCCAGCGTTTATACGCAGCTTGACCGTCAACAAATCTTTGGATGGCAAGGAGTTTTTAAAGATTTGTTTTGAGACCTGCGATGGTCAAGCAGTGGCGTGGCCGGAAGTCAGGGTGCCGCTAGAGCTAAGCCCGGGCTCAGGGCTATACAAGGTAATGGTAGCCACTGGAATGAATGTAATACGGGCTATGGAAGAGAAAGCCATAAACGAGGAAGAACTTAAAGGCAAGAAGTGCATAGTGTCATACCACAACAACGGGGAATATTACGAATGCACTCAGTGCAGGAGACTATTATGAACGCCGGGGATATGTGTGCAGTATACGCACCGCGTAGGAATAAGTACTTTTATTTCACAGTGGTAGTTCATAGTAATGGAAATTTGTTTCCGTGTTTTACATCGGACATAAACAAAGCCTGGCCTAACCTTCCGGGTCTTGCTGTTGGTTGGACAAAAAAGGGAATGCCATACGCAATCCTATCAGACGAAGCTAAAAAAGCAGTGAGGAGAATACTGGATGAAAAAAGATAAAGATACCGAACAGGGGAGCGAATCAGAAGGAAAGTTAAAAGCGCTGGAGACCGCGCTTAGCGAAATACGCAAAAGCGGAACTCAGGTGTTTTGCGGTAGCAAAGGAAGGATGGACGACATAGGCAAATTTTCCACAGGCCTGTTTACGCTAGATCAAGCGCTGTCAGGTGGGATGGGCAAGGGCACAGTCGTAGAGATTTACGGCCCGGAAGCGGGCGGCAAAACATCTACCTGTCTTCATCTTGTGGCTCAAGTTCAGAAGATGGGAGGGGTTGCTGCATACATAGACGCCGAGCACGCCCTGGACCCGGCGTACGCCGCCACCTTTGGCGTTGATATGGACGCTCTGCTAGTGTGTCAGCCGGACTCCGGAGAGCAAGCTATGGATGTCACGGAGAAGCTGGTAAGCTCTGGCGCGGTTAGCTTAGTGGTAGTAGACTCGGTCGCCGCACTCACACCACAGGCCGAGATAGAGGGAGAGATGGGGGATAGCCACGTGGGCCTGCAAGCTCGCCTGATGTCTCAGGGTTTGCGCAAGCTAAACGCCACGATCTCTAAGACCAAAACTACCGTCATTTTCATTAACCAGATCAGAATGAAAATAGGCGTGATGTACGGAAACCCAGAGACGACCCCAGGAGGCTTGGCTCTCAAGTTCTACGCATCGCAGCGCTTGGAGGTAAGGTCTGCGGCTGGCGATAAGTTCAAGGACGGAGACACGGTTTACGGGATGGATGTCAAAATTAAAGTGATCAAGAACAAGATAGGTATGCCGTACAAATCTACGGCCATACCGTTAATCTTCGGCAAGGGTTTCGACAAATCAAGAGACCTGGCCAATGCAGCTATCGCGTCGGGCGTTATAAAGCAGTCCGGCGCGTCGTACTCATTCGGAGGAGAGAAGCTATCGCTAGGTTTGGATAAGCTCTATGCAGCCCTAGCCTCAAATACCGACTTGACTGAGCGGGTAAAAACTGCTATGATATCTCCTATCGAAAACAAAACAAGTGAGGAGACAAAATGAAAGTCGTAATATCCTCTGACTGGCATCTGAGCGCTACCAACCGGTTTGCAGATGTTTGCAAAACCTTAGATGCCATCGCGAAATACTGCAGCTGGACCAAAGCCGATTATTTCTTTTTTCTGGGGGACGCGTACGACTATGCTACTCCCAGTAATAAAGAGCGCGCGGTCATTCACAAGCTGTTTACGGAAATCAGAGGATACGGGACCAAGATTGTTACGATACCTGGAAATCACGATATCGCCAAAGCAGACCTAGCCGGAGAGTTCGCGTCTACGGCGGAGTACATAAACCTCAATGTCCCGGATGTCAAAGTATTTGACTACCCGGGCGGGGCTATAGCTGAAGGTGGTGTTTTGTTCGCGTTCATACCACACATACCTAAGGGGCAGCACGACGGAGTATCGTACGCCGAGCACTATGCCACTCTGCTGAAAAAGATAGATGATGCCAACCCCGGGCCGCACGAATTAAAGATACTACTATCTCACGTGATGGTCCAAGAGGCGGCGCCGGTAGACGCGGCTAAACATCCAGACATACTGGTTAGGTCTATTCCTTTAGCAATGCTAAAGAACTCCGGGTACAATCTTGTTATTCTAGGCGATGTTCACGCGCACACAGTTCTTAACGAAGAACCGTATATCTCGTATGTTGGCTCTCCAGATCGGATATCGTTCAACGAGATATCTTGTGAAAAAGGTTTCTACGAGTTGAACATTACCGACCAGGTTGAGATAGAGTTCAAGCCGCTCGATGTCCGAAAGTTTGTCGGAGTTTCTGTGCTGCACGGCGCTGACGGCTTTGCTCTAAACGCGACCGTGTCTGGAAGTCCGGAGAACGTAGTTTGTACTTTCGAAAGTATGCCCAAGTTAATGGAATACCTATCAGAATGCCCGCACTTCAAGGACGCCATAGCTTCGTTTACGCTTAGCGCTCCTGGCGATATTATCAGAGGTACATCTCAGGACGAGATAAAGAAATTCATTACCGGAGCGGGAGCTGCAGGTATAAAGAACTGCAAGCTGACAATTACGGACGCCACAACTGCGAGAGACAAAAAGTTCACCAAGGCTATGGATCAAAACACAGCCTTAGAGTTATGGGCCGATGCCAAGAAATACGACGCAGATCTCAAAAAGGATTTTATAGAGAAAGGTACTAGCATAATGAGGTTAACCAAATGATTCTGAAAAAGATAACAGCAGACAGGTTTTTAGGCTGGGAGCATTTGGTTGTAGACCTCTCCGCTTTTTCTGGCGTCACATCGGTGATGGCAGAGATAGACGGCGAAAAGACCCGGTCTAACGGAGCAGGTAAATCTAGCTTTGTCCACGCTATCATTTTCGCAATGTACGGTGAAGTCAGGGGTGATTCTTTGGACGACCTGATAAAGGACCATTGCGCGGCCGGGTTCAAGGTTGTGCTGGAGATAGAGCAAGACGGAGTGGACTACTCTATCACCAGGTCCAAGACGCTAGCTACCAGTCAGAAGTGCGTAGTGCATCGCCTAGGCGGAAAGAAGAAAGAGATAGTGTCAGATGACCCAGTGGCGTTCTTCAAGCTGCCGGACTATGACATTTTCTCCAGCTCAGTCTACTCTCCTCAGAATGAAATAAGTGGATTTGCTGATGAAAAGCCTGCCTCCCAGAAAACTTTGCTGCAGAAGTTGTTTTCTCTGGAAAAATACCAGAACTATGAGCGGCAGGCGAGGGATCTATCGCTGGAATTAGACTCTGAAATAAAACAAGTATCTGCCAAAGCAGACCTCACGCTGTCTGAGTTTGACAAGCGAAAGGCAGAGCTGCAGAAGATAATCGACCAGGGTTATCCAGACAAAATCAAAAGTCTTATTGAAAAGATTGCCGTGCAAAAAACAGAAGAGGATACTCTCAAGAAAGCTCTGTCGTTAGCCGGGGATGCTGGTTCGGCGCGCGAAGAGCTTGTTAAAAAGAGCGCGGCTATAGCCGAAGACATTATCCGACAAGAGCGTGCGGCGGCTCAGTTCGTGGCCAACATTGAATCCGCCGAGCAAAAGATTGCAAAGAGCAGAGAAGAAATAGCTGTAAGCCAAGCAAACGCTAGTACAGCCAAGGCTAATATGGATAAGCAGCAAGCGGCTCTTGCCGCCATTGTTTCTGCGTCCAGTAGCCCAGATACCATAACTGGGCTAGAGAACTCCATTAAAATAACAAGAAAAGCGTGGCAGGCCAGTTTATCGGCCATAGAGGTAGCTAAGGCCGGCGCCGTATCTGAGACCGCGCGTAAGGATAATCTTAACCGAGTCAACGGTGTTTGTCCGATGTGTTCTAGCATAGTGGACGATGAGCACAGAGCCAAAATCCTGGCAGGCGTGTCTGAGAAGCTGGCAGCATACCGGGAGGAGATGGCTAAGCAGCAAGCTACCGCGGAGCAGCTGGCGCAGACTGTAGCCAGCCTGGAAGCAGAACTAAAGTCCGCCCAATCACAAGAGCAGAGGTTGCTTAAGGTTAAGGCTGAAATAGCTTTTTATGCGTCTGCAGTTGATAACGCCAATAGAAATATTAGCAGCCTTAATGACTACATCAAAAGAGGCGAAGCGTACGTATCGGCTAACACAGAAGACGCGTCTCTCCTCGCCAAAAAACTAGATGAGGCTGATAAGGAAAAAGCAGAGATAGACGCAAAGATTAAGCTGCTGACCGCAGATGAGACAGTCTCACTAAAAGAAAAGCTGAATAGCATTACTGCCACTATTGCAGCAGACCAAAATGCCATAGTAGCGTACGAGAAACAGCTAGCCATATGTTCCAAACTAGACGAGCAGGTCAAGGAATTGTACAAGTCGTTTGAGGAGTTGTGCGACCAGCGGGACTTGCTTACTGCTAAGCAGAAGGTGTACAAAGAGCTAGCTATAGCGTTCGGGTCGTCTGGAATTCCTGTGTTGATCTTAGAGAACGAGATGCAGGTACTGCAGCAGTACATCTCTGAGTACTTGTCCAGATTGTCCGGAGATCGGCTTACACTTCAAATTGCCACCACAAAGAAGGCTGCAACTGGCAAGACTAGCGAGACACTGCAGCTAGTTTGCAGCAAAGGGGATAGCGATAGGAAGCTATCTACCTTCTCTGGCGGAGAGCGTGTAAGGGTTTACCTAGCTGTTCGCTTGGCGATAGCGAAGTACCTACGAGATATCGGCGTTGACTTTGGATTCATAATCATAGATGAGGTATCGGACCTGGACGAAGATGGACTCACCGGATTCGTAGAGGCGCTAAAAGGCCTATCGTCTGAGTTCAAAAACATACTAGTAGTTTCTCATTTAGACAGGATCAACGAATCGTTTGATTCCTGCCTGCTGTTTAACAAAGGCAATTCCGCGGAGTATTAAAAATGCTAGAGCCACGACGCCACCTGGACGGTTTTCTGGTGGGTGTTTCTTCCGTCGAGCGAATATCTGCTCTGTCTAAGGAGCCTGGGTTTACTCGTACGATAGAATACCACAGAAAGGTAGGGAAGAAGATAGTGCTATGCGGGGTAGAATTTTTCTACAAAAATAAAAAGATATTTCAGTTGAAAGACCTGAGGAAATTTTTGTATAATATATTCAACAGATACAAAGTTAGAACAATCAGAGGACGGCCGGGGAAAAAATGCAGCTAGACCTGGGGCTAGATTTCAGCTATAAAAAAGACGAACCAGTTAAGGACCTGACTCGAATAGTCGAGCCAGGTTGTACTCGTTGTGAGCGCGCGTTCAATCGAGAGCACATTGTGTTCGGAGAAGGAAACCTATCGCCTAGAATAATGTTCGTAGGTCTACATCCAGACGAGGACGCGTCCACACTTGGTGTTGCGTTTTCTGACGGAAGAGAGTCAGTAATACTCAAGCGCATATTGTCCATGTGCAGCATAAACGAGTCAGACGCGTACTTTACTTACGTGGTTAAGTGTGGGTCGTTGCCCCCTGGCGCAAAGATAATAAAGAAGTGCGGAGAATATCTTTTCAGCGAAATAAACAACGCCAGGCCAAAGCTTGTCGTGCTAATCGGACCTAAAGTTGCCAAGCACGTGTTGCCAGAGCACAACCTGAAACTAAACCTGCACCACGGTACCATATTCACCTCGGCGTATTATCCGGGTATAAAATTTCTTCCCATTAAGGATTTGAAGGCGATATTTGCCGATCCCTCTACCGAGACTGAGATAGTCAATGCCATAGTGTTCGGGCTTAACCAAGTAGGACGGGATACTATTGTGCCGGCCAAACGAGATTACTACACGTTGGATAGTCTGGAAAAAATAGAGAAATTTTCCAAGTACGTTAAAAAGTACGACACTATGTCATTCGACATAGAAACCAACGGAGAGAAGCTTTTCTGGAACACTAAGGTTTGCTGCTTCGCGGTATCTTGGGCTCCGGGAAAGGCAGCATTCTTCCCGTGGACAAAGTGCGTATATAACAACAATGCCTTTCAAGTAGTCCCGGCTTGGTCTGAAGCTGATGGTAAGAAAGCTCTGGAAATGATGCATGACATTCTTAGAGACAAGCAATTGGTATTGCACCGCGGAAAGTACGACCTTAAGGTTGTGGGGTCTCACTTTAATTGGACCGATCTTAACTACCACTGGGATACGGCCATTGGAGAAGCTACCTCGGACAACACAGCCATCACTGTGCTAAAGCACTTGGCTTGGAAATATAGTGACATAGGCGGATACGAGCGACAGCTAGACCTGTTTAAGTTCGAGAACAACATTACCGGCAACTATTCTCATATACCAGATCACGTTATTAGGCCCTATTGTTCTGGGGACGCGGATGTCACTTTCAGGGCGTATCTGGTTCAACAGAAGACCGTGGATAAGATAGGTGCCGATTTTATTATGCGAGATATCAATATGCGCGCAGCCCGAGCCTTTCTGGGCGTGGAGCAGCGTGGTGTTATAGTAGACACTGCATACCTCAACAAACAGAAATTGGCGTATGAGACTGATATCGCGGCCATAGAGCACAAGATCCACACTATCGCAGGAGTTTCGTTCAATATCGCATCGGCCGATCAGCTGGGAGAAATTTTATTCCATCGGCTCAAGCTGCCGGTCATAAACCTGACGGAAAATAAAGACGAGTCCACAGATAAAGACACACTCAAAAAGTTGCTAGGCAAGCATCAGATCATAGAGCCATTGATGGAGTACCGTAAGAAGACCAAAACGCTAAAGACATACATATATGGTATGCTAGCTCGCGTCGACGAGAACAATCGAATACATACAGAGTACAACATCGGAGAGACTGAGACCGGGCGTACTTCTAGCTCCAACCCGAACCTACAGAACTTGCCGCGGTCTGACAAAGACATAAAGACAGCGTTTGTCGCCGCCCCAGGTAAAATAAAAGTAGAGCTAGACTTTTCTCAGATTGAAATTCGTGTGTTGGCAGATCTATCTAAAGACCCTGTGCTTATTTCGGACCTGCACTCGGGCGTGGACATTCATAGAAAAATTGCTAGCTCCATTTACGGTGTGCCGCCCGAAGAAGTGACAGACGATATGCGTTCCAGAGCTAAGAGCGCTAGCTTTGGTATTATTTACGGAATGAGCTACAAGACATTGGCAGAGCAAAAGAATATGTCGGTATCCGAAGCCAAAGAGGTATACGATAGGTTCTTCGAGAAGTACTGCGTTGCTAAGGCGTGGATGGACAGCGTAGTTCTGTTTGTGAAGAAGAACAAGTATGTGCGGTCTCCGTTCGGTCGTATCAGATACTTGCACACAATAGACCATCCCTTAGAGGAGCTCGCTAAGTCCGCCGAGCGCTGTGCTGTAAACACTCCCATACAGGCTACAGGTGCTGACATACCTAACTTTGCTATGTGTAAGCTCTTGGACGAGATGCCGGAGAAGGAGTACGGCTACGAGCTGACAATGCAGATACACGATGCTATCGTGCTAGACATCGACATAGACAGACAATACGAGGTGGTACACAAAGCCAAGGACATACTGGAGCACGCAGTGGCTCTGGCCGTGCCTACCCCGGTCGGAATAAAGGCAGGGTTCTCGCTGGGCAAGATGAAAGAAATAGAAGAGGTGCATCCTGACCGCTGGGTCTACAAGCCGGAGAAGAAATGATGTTCTGCTGCGACAAAAAGAAAGACAAGCACCTTACAGAAGAAACCGCCAATAAATTTGGTGTTTTTTGCCGGCACTCTAACCCTGAATTTGACTTTAAGCAGTTAAACGATGTACCTGAGGACGCGCTCATATTCACAGTCAAAGGCCTGTCAGGTCGCACAGTAGGCTATGGCGCGCGAAACGACAGACATCCCTGGCTGTACCGGCCCATAACTCCGGGGCTAACTACAGGATATTCGCTATTCGGCGTAGACCTGACCGCGGACGAAATAATAAACGAGCAATACGCCATTCTGGTAGAGGGCGCCTTCGATGCTATGATTCTATACCAGGAGGGCATAAAGAATGTCGTAGGAGGCTATGGCGTTCGTTTAACGCAGTGCCAGGCCGCCTTGCTGGCTAGTCTGTGTCCTACTGTTTTTGTTATGTACGACGCAGACAAGGCTGGGGTGCGCGCCGGGTACGAGTCTATCAAAATGCTTCGTGATATGGGCACGAAGGTAGTTATAGTATCCGGACACGACAAAGACCCAGACGAGTACATTTTAGAACACGGAGCCGATAAGGTACTAAAACTATGCTTGGATCAATTGGACAATACCGAGTCAGACCAGCTTCAAATGCGCCTTTAGATTGGTACTTGGTTAGGCTATACACTCCTAAGCTAATTCACTCAGCAGCCAAAGACCTACACGACTTCCCGCTGTGGGTTCCGTCTACTATGTATGTGGCGCCATCATATAAGCGCCAGGTGACCAAATACTCGCCTATATGGCCTGAGTACATTTTGGTAGGTATAACCAATCACGCTAAGCTGGTTCAGCTGGACAAGGTTATACGCCATTCCAAGATAGCCGATGCCAGGTTTGTGCCTACCAAAATATCTGATGAAGATGTTGCCTGGCTGGATGGTAAGTGCCGCAAGCAGCTAGCCACCAAAAGCTTGTCCCTAAAGACCGGCAGGGATGTAGAGCTGATTTCCGGCCCGTTTACAGGGATACCTGGCCGAATCACTGCTAGCTATGGCAGCTGGATCACAGTACGAATACGGCTTGGTTGTGTACAATATTATATAAAAATATTAAAAAGTAGAGCTATAGCGCTATTATCGCCCTCTACAGCGTATAAAAAATGACCAAAACAGAACAAGAATTACCTACCTACTCTGCATACTTGGCGGGCTTTGTGGCGTTTGAAGACATCTTAGACTTCGTCAGCAAAACCAGGCGGCCACACCCTAAGAATGCCGAGCGAATGATATACACCACGGAAACCATAGAATACATAGCCAATGCGTACCTATCGGCTAGAGAAAAAGTTTACTACGAAATGGTCAAAGCCCAGGCCAACTTTATATCAGGGTCTGGCGACGATAGAAAGTCGAAGAAGCTGCTTCAACGCGAGCTGAGCTTATTGTTTGGAGTTCCGCAGCCAAACATTAGTGTATTCACCCGACGGGTTATGAGTAAGCTATCTTTCATAGCTAAACTCATAACCAACCCCGATACTGCTGCAGAGTTTAGCCGGCTTAAGGTTAGGCTAGACCAGGTGTCGTCCAAGCTTAGCGCCGCAGCTTCCTTGACGCTAGCTGGATATCAGGTTAGCAAAATGCTAGGCAAGGGAATAGCAGATATGCGCACCAGTATGACCGCAGTTGCTAAAATAATTTCAGACAATGCCTCGGAGTATCCACATCTGTATTCATATGTTTTAGACATCAGGAGAGACAATAATGCCAGAAGCAGAAACAAACACACCTCAAGACGGTAGCGCTAAGAATTTAGTAATAGACGCTGCCATCAACGAGGTGAGAGCTTGGAGATCCAAGACCGATGTTTCCAATGAAAAGTTTACTTCTCCTGAGGATATAAACTTAGCATTATTGGATTTTTCTGGAGGTGCTGTTAAGTACCTCGCAAATTTTCACCTGAATAATTATGTTAAAAACAGCAAAGAGTTATCCGAGGACACCGGGATAGATAATATAAACAATCTAGACGCCAAGGCTAGAAAACAATTAACTACGGTATCGGTCTATTCATCTAGCATAAACCGGCTGAAACATTACTTTCTATACCTTGAGGGCTTGCTGCGAGATTCTCTGTATGAAAAAAGGTCTTTGGAGTTTAACCCGTTAGCTCCTCTAGACCTGTCCGTTAACCAGCTAAACCGAAAGGACAAATATAAGGGCGCAGAAAGGTTTATTGCATACTATGCAAAGAATGAGGGGCTCATAGCTCCGGTCGCAGATTTAGCTAACAAGCTATCATTAGACTTCAGCCAGTCAGAGGACGCGGCTACCGATGCTAACGTAGGTTCATACATTTCTCAATTTGAAGAAAAGGTAAGCAACGTAATAGCGCAGCTAGAGGAATCCGGAGGAGTGTCTCCTGTTGCTCCGGTAGATTTAACCTGGTATCGATATGTGTGCGCAGGAGGCTTATCCGAAGCAATTGCTAAGGTCGAATCTGGTGCTAGCATTGAAGATGTTAAGAACCAAATTGCCATAGCCGTAGGCTATCTAGAGGCGTACTTCTATCTACATTTCACGACTAAGGCCTACCAGCGCCCGATACCGAGTCTAGCGGACTACATCGCGGCTGCCGCAGAGGCCGTGTTGGCCAACGCCAAAAAGTCTGAGGATTTATCTAAGAGTATAGTGGCTGTATCTGGAAAAATAGCAAGCAACGCATCTAGGCCGTCGTCAGGAGTATCCGCATACAGTCTTGACAGGCCAATAAACGAAGAGCAAGCATACGGAGATACCATAGCAGACTTGTCACAAAGTCCGTTAGAATCTTTGGTTAAATCTCAAGAAAAATCTAAAGAAGAAATTTCCGCTAAAATAAACTCGTCAACTAACAAGATACTGGAGAAGATTAAGGCGTCTGACTCTAACGCGTTCGCTCACATATCGGCGTCTCCAGCTTATGCGGATTATGTTTCGTTTATCCGTGATGTCTTAAAGCAGAAAGACGACAAAGGTTGGTTTTACGAGGAAGTAGCTAATAAGCTAAAGGACGCGTTGACCAAGCTGTTTCCGGAAGAAGCTACAGAGTTTGACAATTTCGAAAGTATAAAAAGAGCAATAGACTACGAGTTAGGAGACATTCTGTGACAGACGATATCGCCGAGGCAACCAACGCTGCGCCTCCGCATGCGGCAGAGCCTGCTACGCCGGCCGTAAACTACAATTTCAAGTCCATAACCGACTGTGTAGAGCAGCTCAAGTTAGAGGATCAGATACTGGCAGCATACGGGGATGATTACAACTATAAAAAAGTCATAAACCTGCTCACCAATATATCGGTCATTCCTAAGAAATATGTTCCCAAAAACGTGGCATCGGTCACCCGGCTGTGCAACGCTCTTAGGAAAAGCAAGAACCCTACAGAGGCCAAGCTAGGGCTGCCCAAAAACATAGACCTAGTAGACTCGGGCTTCGAGCCATTGCTGGACGGTCTTGACGACATTTTTGACAAAGACAGCGGAGACGCCGGCGCCGCTCATCTAAATATAATCAGAGGTTGTCTAGTCCAGGTTATGAAACTAGAGAAGCACGCTCAGACACATCCAGATGAAGCACAACATAACGCGCTCATCAAATATATTGATCAAATCCGGCTGCTGATAGACACAGTGAAGAAAGCAGTAGACGAGAGAGAAAAGGCCAGAGACGAGATACGGCAGTTGGCAATAGAAGAATCAGACGCGCTAATGGGTGTTGTCCGGGATGTGATATATCAAATAGCGCCGCTCAAGGCTCCAGATTTTTTCAGGCTGCTAAAGGCCAAGCTAGGGGATAAGGCTTTACAGCCCGGCGTAGTTAAACAGGAGAATGCCAGTGAATAAGAAAATTTTGCTAAAGCTAGCCATAAACCCAGGCGGGTTTAACTCTACTGATACAGACGGAGAGGTAAGAAGCACCGACCTACCCGTAGCAACCATAGTCCCGCCCACGGTAAAAAAAGAAAAGGACCAGCTAGACCTATACCCTCGGCCCCCGGCCGTAGTTGCTATGGACGAAGCTAAAGTAATAGACCAGGCCATAGACTCTGGTAGCGTTGGTATGCCTGCGGCAGGATCTGACCCGTGCCATCAGCCTTAAAGCTGCTAAGACCAAGAAGAGAAATGGTGGGCACTACATATCGTAGAGCCTTCTACGACCAGTGCGTTAAATACATAGATAGCAAGTCCGGAGACAGCCTTCAAGAAATCTTGTGGGTAGAGGAACCGGTAGGCTGGAAAGAGTTTATAGAATCCCCGCAGCACCTCAATTTATTCTCGTTAACACCTAGACAAGAACTGTTGTTTGACTTCCTAGTCGGCGACGATCCTAAGCAGATGTTTTTCAACGGAAATAACGAGGCCATTTTGGCCTGGGCGAAGGGGTCGTTACTGGGTGGTACTGAGTTTATTACAGCAGATGGTATACGAGACACACTAGAGAACCTAGCCAATCGTCCTGGTAATTTGTCTGTATATACTAAGGATGACAATGGGCGCGTGGCTATTGCTCAAGCATCTCAAGTATTTAAGAAGCCTAATAAAGAAAACTGTTTTAGAGTGACTACTTCCTTTGGACACATTTCTGAATGTTCTGAGGACCATCAGTTTTTCACCACGAACGGATGGAAAAAGCTTAAAGAGTTATGCGTAGGAGATTGGGTTTGCTCCGCGCAGCAAATACCTTTAAAGGCCCAGTATTCAGAATCTCCAGAACTGTGTAGGTGGATAGGATACATACTTGGAGACGGGTGTATATCAGAAGGTCACCGAGCTCAGTTTTTTGTTTCTATACCGGAAATAGAGAAGGATTATTGCAATATAGTTAAGAGTTTTGGTGGGCATACTAGGGTGCGACAGCACAACACCCCTAAGTCTAAAGTTGTAGATATCAAGTTCACCGGAAAGAGAAACGGTAATATTCTGGTTCAGCACGCCAAGAGATTGGGAGTTTACGGGCATACTGCGGAGAGCAAAAGAATACCTATAGAAATAATGTATTCCAGCGCTAAGTCCAGAATAGCCTTGATTGAGGCGTTGTACGCTACGGACGGATCTATTTGCAGGCATAACGCGAAAGATCGTGCGTCTTGGGAAATTACTTATTTAGCCAAAAACAGAAAATTTATAGAAGATTTAGATTTTATGTTGCGGTGTTTTGGTATTGTCGGTAAAATCAGAAGAGTACATACAGCATACAATGGAGAAAAGCGGTGGTACTGGAAGCACATCATAACTGACATTTCCGCAAATAAAAAATTTGCAGAAACATTCATCATTACAGGAAAACAGCATAAAGTTGAGGAAATGATTGAAGACACTCGGTTAGCTCGTGTGCAAGGGAGGACGTGCCCTGAGACTCTAACAGAATTAGCAAAAAAAGAAATATACGCATTAGTTGGACGGCGCGGGTCGCAATTACGCGGAAGGCTTAGCAGCGGTCAGATGCTCAACTACACCACAGCATGCACGCTTAAAAGCGTAGACAAGCTAGCCAATGAAGATTTGTTGTGGGAGCAAATAAAAAGCATAGATGCGTTAGGCATGCATCCAGTATATACACTGACTGTACCTGGGACGGCCAATTACTTATGCTCTGGCCTATTTCATCACAATTCAGGCAAAGACACACTAGCGTCAATTTTCTTGCTGTACTGTGTATACGTGCTTCTATGTGTGGAGTGCCCTCAGAGGATGTTTGGCGTGATGGAAGGCTCTAACATCGACTGCATTAACGTGGCTCCTTCAGGAGAAAACGCTCACAAAGTTTTCTTCGAATCGCTCAAGCAGCGGGCGCTGAGGTGGCGTTGGCTTAAGGATAAGTTTCGGGTGGAGTTGTCTGGAGAATACTTAAACAAGGTTGCCGGAGAAAAGAAAAGCTCTAAAGATACTGTCACGATTACACAAGATGGTATTCTGTTTCCTAAGCAGATTCGATTGTTATCCAGAAACTCCAACCACGAGAGTGCAGAAGGATACAACACTCTAGTCGGTATCTTGGACGAATCAGACGCGTTTTCAAATAAGAAGGGCGTATGCAACGCCGAGACGGTGTATGACACGTTGAAGAGCTCTAAGAAATCCCGATTTGGCAGCATTGGCAAAATGCTATCGCTGAGCTTCCCTAGGGCAGAAGACGGGTTCATCATCAAGCAGCTTAACGAGAACCTTAAGAATCTTCACGTGTTTACAGACACCGCCGCTACCTGGGAAATACGCCCAAGAAGTTCGTACTCCGCCAAGACTTTTGTTTTTGAGGGTAGAGAAATACCAGTAGACTTCCAAGACGAATTTGAAAAGAACCCCACCAAAGCAAAGATGTACTACCTAGCCATTCCGCCTAAGGTACAGCAGGGCTTCTTTGAGTATCCTGACAAGCTTCGCCTGTGTGCGGATCCCGGGCGTAGTTCGTTAATAACCTGGAGTGAGTACTATGAGGGAGATAAGGTCTGCGCGCGCATAGACAGCATGCGGTCTGGCAGCTCTTCCTTGTCTTACGTTCTTACTTTGGACTTGGGCCGAAACCGGGACAAGGCAGCTCTCTCGATGTCGCACGGGGAGTATCTCAATCCTAAGGCCCCCAATGAGTGCACCGTTGTGCAGGATTTGGTTATGAGCTGGATACCTAACAAGGCTAAAAAACTGACAGTATCGTTCATAAACGTAGAGCAAATCATACGAAAGTTATGCGATAGGTACAATATAACCGGGGTGTGGTTTGACGAATGGCAGGCATATCAGATGGACGAGCAGCTGAAGAAAGACCAGATATCTTCGCACACTCACGTGTTGCAGGAGCCGGACTACCAGCGGTTCAAGGAAATGTGCTATGTTCAGCGCGTGCAGCTACTGCCGTACGAGCCTATGCTTAAAGAGATGGAGCGACTGGTGCAGCTAAGAAACCGAGTTGACCACCCTGAAGGCGGAGAAAAGGACTTAGCAGACACGATGGTCAGTGCGGTAAAGGTCGTGCTTAACCAAACGCGGTTTACTGGAAACTCTGATTTTCCTGATGTAGAACTCATAACACCCAACCTCCAGACCAATATGGACCCCTGGAGTTAGTACAATAATATATAAAATTATTGAATATAGAGACAATTTTGATATTACCGGAGCAGGCGCACACAAATGGCTAACGAAAACGAGTCGCAAGAAATCACAGACACGTACTTATCTAAGCAAAGTGCAGAAAACCCCAAAGCAAGCAGTGTATCTAGCGGCATTTACGCCGTACTAGAAAACGCATTAAATGACGCTATTACCAACGCTGTAGAGCAGGCGTCTACGAGATACATTCATAGGGACCAAAGCAAAAGCCCTGAAATATCTGCAGAAATATCTGAGAACATAGCTAAGTCTGCACAACCTGGAATACGCGCTGGTCTATCTGAGATTGGTATTCCAGCAAACACTGTAGTTAATTTCGGGGATAAACGCGGCACTATGACCGCGCTAGATATTGTGACAGAGGTGCTTCAGAACTTTTCATACAACATTGTCCACGCAATGCTGCGCCTTGGGCCTCCGGCCAGTGCAACGGACGAAAAAGATAGCAGTGACCAAATATCTCCTGCGCAAAGCACCTATGCAGACTGGATGAAGCACATAGTCGACGAGATTACCTCTCAAGTAAACGTATCGTTAGCTAGCGGAAAGGGAGTAGATGTTCTACTCGCGAACATCAAAGATGCTGGAGACAGGCTGGCCAATTTCACGCCCAACCACGTCAAGTACCTGCTGACTCATCCAGAGTCGATATCGGAAAAGCAAGCTAGGAAAGCTGCCTCGGACCTAGAAAAAAACAGCCAGCTAATAAACGCGCTTCAGGTGTTTTTGTCTGTTATTGACTTGTATGTATCGGGACTTCCAGAGGAATTTTACCAGTTTAACGAAGTCGTATCTGACATATCTTCCGAGGATTTTACAGAAGTTTCGCAAGCGATGGTTACCGAGGTAACAAATGCTATTCAAGTAGTCCAGGCCACATCGAAAGCTAACGCCGCGTTTGAGAGCCTGCTGTCATACTACATAATCGACAATCCTGACAAGCGCACCTACAAAATACCGGATATGGCCGTGTATCTAGTGTATTACATTCTGTCCCAAGTTAAGGACGGAACAGGAAATCCTGTAATATCTCAGGATCAGTTTGACAAATTTAAAGAGACAATATCTAAATACGGCCGTCTAGCGATTAGCAGGCCGGATGCCGACAAGGCCGCGGGCAGGCTAGGGTACCCAGAGCTTAGAAAGCAGCTAATGGCGGATTTGTTTAAGGCCAAGTCTCCCGAAGGAGAAGATGCCGGCACCTACGATTTAGTGACTACAACTGTTGATGATATTTTTGGAACATCAGAGCTAGACGAGACTAGCAGGAGTAACTGGGAACTTAAGGCGGCGCCTGCTCTTGGAGACAAATCCAGCAAGTATACTAATGCGTTTAGGTATGCACTAGGCGTGTCTCTATATGGCCTTGTTAAAGGGGACGCAGTGACCTTAGGCGATCCAAACAAGCCCCGCGGGTCCAAGACGGATGTTCCGGACTTTAAAATAAAACCATCGTTATACGACCTTATCCGGTTGTTTAGCGCGTATGCTAATGGTGATATAAACTCTGCGGCTAAGTTTATGATCGATCTAGCGCGTAGCGATAAATACTCCGCGGATGTTTTGGTAGAACAGATCAAGCGCGCCGATGCCAGAACCATACAAGCATACGGTCTATCTCAACCGAGTTTGCTAGCCGGAACAAGTCGACAAAAAATAAGCGATTCAATGTTCATAGAGTCATTTAGAAAAGATATGTTGTCCTTGCTAGAGTCCGAAGACGTTATGACTAAGGTAGGCGAGGCTAAGCGCCAAGGAGAGCTAGACCGCAGAGAAGCACCTGCCGAGCTTAAGACCGAGTTTCCTAGAGCAGAAGTAACTGATGATGGCAAGAATGCTGCAAGCATACGCTCGATGCTAAACGAGCGCCTGAAAGCGATTCGCGATTTCAAGGCTGCACCTATAGCCCGGCAGTACGCAGATGAATCTCTAAGAGTAGCGACAGAGTCCATACTGGCTAAGCCTACTGATGCAAAGCTGCAGGGTCAGTTCAAGGGCTGGCAGTCGAAGCACCCTGAAGTATCGTTCGAGCTGCCTGAGGTTGATTTAGGCAGTATTCCCACAAATCAGGTGTTAGGCTTCTTGGGAGAAGTTTCCAAACTTAGCCAGCATAAGCTCAGAGAGGCGCTGCGCTTCTTTCTACTCACCAGCCCTTGGGGGAGCGGCGTACGCAAACTAAGCGACAAGCCATTAGCCGAAATCGTGCAAGGGTTGAGGACAACGCTAGGGCCTGTGTTTAATTCTTTGACTGATTATGAGTGGTCCAACATAGCTAGGGAAATATCTAAAAACAAAGCAGAACCCTCTAGGCCAGGCTCGATAACTAGAAAAGAGCTGTATGGCTACGCGAGCATGCTATCGGACATTATGAAAGACATCAGCAATCAGCCGCTTTTGCTGCGGTCTGCGAAGTTTGCAGGATTGCTGGTTTCATGCCTTACCAGGCTTTTTCCTCCTAAGCTATTAGCTGCCTTGGGCTTTTCCGAAGGCGCAGATATCAGCAACGAGGACGCGCAAAACTTGCCCGAAGTATATAAGACGCTTATGTCTGTGCTGTCTGACGACAAGAAAGAAAGCGAAGAAACAGGGGTATCAGCAGCTGATGCTGCGGCCGCAGTCAAAGAACTAGACGCCCAATATCGTGTAGAGAAAGGACTACCGCCTGACGCCCCGGTAAAACGAGAGCCGATGAGCGGAACGGACGTAAAGCATAACGAGATGTACGAAAAGTTGTTGACTCGCGGTCCAGACGCCGACGAGAAAAAGAAGGCAAAAGAATCAAAAGAGGAGAATATGACGGAAGAAAACAAACCCAATCCTGAGGGACCTGCACCGATTCAAACCGAGTCAGCTGTCCTTAGCAGGAATTCAGAATTTGACGCAACCAACGGTCCTTGGGAGCTACACCAGGAGGCCTCAGGTAAGAAGAAATTCAAAAAGCGGGATCCCAAGCGCATTAGCAAGATTTCCCGGTACCTAGGCGGAGCCGCGTACTCTTCTTTTGTGGAAGGTGACGAGGTCTTGTACACTGCAGAGCATACGCCGTTATCTGCCCGGGTTGCTGCTGTTTCGCCCGATGGCTTGTACGAAATAGTTGTAGAGTCCGGGGATGTGTACTCCAATGTACCAGAAGCGGATTTAGTTGCAACAGATGGAACTGAGAATATCTTTGAGTGAGGACGACAATGGAATTTAACGAGCCCAACGAATCAGCAGTAGACGCGTACGGAGATCAGAACAGTCTGTACACCGGAGACATACTAGCAAAGTATGCCTCAGCTGGCAACTGGAATATTTACAAAATTCTAGACGGCACCCAGTACGCTGGAACAGGCACCAAAGAGGAAATGCTGGAGCTAGCCACAAAGCTGCGCGTGATGCTATCCACCGGCTTGTTTCCGTACACGCACATAGAAACCACGCTAATGCACCACGGCTACCCGCAGAAAGCCATACGGGAGCAATTCAAGAACCTTACTGGCATCAGCGTAGAAGACATCGACAAACAGAACCAAGATGCTAGGATGACGCCATCGTCAATTCCTCAAGTTAACCTGGGCTGGGGAACTTCCAAGAAAAAAGAGCACGATTATCTTTTCGTTATGCCGTGGATAAACGGCTACTCCGTGTTTGGACAGAGCGGAGATATGAAGCGCGAAGAAGTGAAGCGCTGTGACGACCTTGAGTCTGCCCGAGAGTTCTGCCAGAAGAACACCAAGGACTATAAGGAAGTGAACGCTCCGCTAAGCCTGAAGAAGTCCAAAATACGCAAGGACGACGACTACCTGCAGTTCAACGACCCGGGTCTTGGCAACATAGAGATAAAGGCAGGCCTGAGCGACGAGGCCGGGCTTATTCTAGAGTTTCTAGAGGAGTTCGGAGCAGCTGAGCCCTTAGAGAAAAAGATGGCCCACGTCAATGAGGCATACACAAACAACGAGATATCCGCCGAAGATTACAAGCACCTATCTGCCATTCTGCACAGAAAGGCGGATAAGGCTAAGGTAGAATCTCCGGCTGCAGGCATTGAGGGAACATCTCCGGACTCTGCAGTTGCTGATGCTTTTGCCGCTATGGACAGGGAGCTACAGAACACCTCAGTGGACAAAGAGCTGAAAGAGAACACTGCGGATCAATACCTGGACAATGAGTCCCAAGACGCGGTTCCGTCGCTATCAGACTCCATACGGTCAGTTGAGTACTACATAGACAAAAAGAACGAGAGTCTTAATGGCCAGTACTTCCTGTCTGTGTTCAAATTCAAATATGCCAGGATGGACATACCCAAGGAGCTACTAGAGAATGTGGACATCGGCGGTCGTCGTCCGGTTGAATACTTACGCAGCTCGGGACAGTTTTTGGTGCTGCTCAAGATTACTGCAGCAGCTGCTTCCGATACTCCCCGGCTTGGCTTGCTTGCTTTCCTGCTTATAGACGGCAAGTACCAGACTGATGGCACTATCAAAGGCGTCACTACTAAGCGCAAATACGCGCTGGATGAGGACGGGCTCAACAAGTACTTCACGGATTGCGGAGATATTTCGAACAATAAGTAGGATATCATAAATGTCAACTAATAAAGAAGAGCTGTCTGGGTTTGCCAGGAAGGCCAACGCTTCAGCAAGCTTTCCCACAGTGATATCGGCCGGGGGCGGCACTGCCGCTTCCGAGACGGTCGCTGCTATGAGAAAAACAGCTAGCATTTTCGGGGATACCGGCGATGGCATCACGCGCGCCCCGCTGCTGTATGTAGACCCGCTGTTCGACCCTGTCCTGTTGATGTTCCCGAAGGAAAACCTTAAGGAGCTGTACCGGCGCCTGCGGCACTACTTTACCTACAATCCAATCGTAAAAAACATCATCACACTGCACTCCACATTTCCATTTGGCGATGCGGAAATACGGTGTGAGTCAAAGCGTTTGGAAGATTACTACGCGGACCTAGGTGAGCGCGCAGAGCTGCTCAAGACCATTACGCAGATGTCCCATGACTACGAGTTGCTGGGAGAGAGCGTGCATTTCGGAGTGTTCGATCCGATAGACCTAGAGTGGTCTGAGTTTATACATCTGCCTCCGGAAAATGTTGAAATACACAACGCACAGATGGGCGGTGGCAGCATCTACCAGCTGAAGCCTGACGAAGATTTACGCAAGAAGCTAAGTTCTGGCAAGCCAGAAGACCAGGCAGAAATAGAAGGTATGGACTCGGAGTACAAAGAGTCTTTGATGAACAATGTGCCCTGGAATATGGATGCCAATTGCATCATCTACTATCCGAACAAAACAGAGGGCTATATACTCCGTGGCGACTCGCCGCTGAAAGGCGCCCTTCGCTATCTGCTGCTTGAAGACAAGCTGTATATGGCTATGCTGGCTATGGTAGATAGAACTATGTTCCCTATCAAGATATGGAAGATAGGTAGCAAAGAGCAGAACTGGCTGCCGTCCAAAAAGCATTTCGATGTGCTAAAGCAGAATATCGCAATGCTAAAGAACGACCCGGACGCCGACATACTTTACCATTCCTTCCTGGAGATGGAGATAAAGAATTTATCTGCCAACCACGAAGACCTGCTGAAATACTTTGAGTGGACGCAGAAAAGAATACTGATGGGTCTTGGAGCTACTGAGTCGATGTTTGCAGAAGCTAACGCGTACGCCAAGGACTCTATCAACATAAAGCTAATAATGCATAGGTATATGTTGCAACGCGCCACAGTCAACAAGCTCATACAGCGCTCAGTATACCTGCCTATCGCTGCGAAGCGTGGCTACATCGCAGAGCGCGCCGTTTCTACGGCCACCAACGCTACCGAAGAGCAGGTGCAGATACCAGAAATAAAGCGCTATATCGTTCCCCGGCTTCTCTGGCGTCCTAGCAACCTCGTGTCCAACGCCGCCGAGCGTGAATTCCTGTGGAAGATCCGCACAGCCGGCGAGCTATCCAACAAAGCCATAATGGACAACCTAGGCATAGACCCCGAAACAAACTCACAGCAGCTTAACGACGAGCAAGGCACCCCTGCTGACCCTGTGTTTAGAGATGCTCGCAAAGGCCTAGTTAACGATATTCGCACCCGCAATCAAATACTGCGCGGGAGCAAAATGGAAGAGCTAGACTTGCCGACTAGCGTGCCAGAGACCCAGAAGCCCGCTACGGCCAAAAAGCCGTATACTGGCGGAGCGGGTGGCGCTGGTGCTGCTGGTGGTTTAGCTGGCAGCCTGGGAGATCTAGGTCTTCCATCTGGTGGCGGGGCAGGCCGGCCTCCGCTTCCTGAGGAAGATAAAGCCAAAAAGCCAGCCATAATACCAGAAGAGGTTATGTCTCCGCGCGACAAGCTAACAGAGTCGGGAGAGCTACCGGCGCCGAAGGGCGAGGGAGCCCCTATCATATAGTCCGGTATAATATTATATAAAATTATTAAATATAGAGGAACTCTTGAAAAAAGAAATTGTCCTAAGTCTTAGTTTTCCAGAAGGAGTCGAGGCAGCCGCCGATAAGAAAAAGAAGCGGTTGCCTGTTATTGTGGACGCACTAGACAAAGACGCTAAGGCTCAGCCCTTTGGGCACGGGCAAAATCAGGAGAGTAATGTAGGGCCTCTGAAGGGCGATGTGAACATACAGGGGGACCCAAGTTCTGGCTGCGCAGTAATAGACACTAGCAATGGGTTTACCAGCACACACATATAGGTGATAATATGTTTTTTAGAAAAGGCACTCCAACACAAATAACAGTACTGACTCGTTGCGCAAAGTGCGGCGGTCCGCTTAGTCCCGAGCAGGCTAAAACAGATGCTAAGACGGGAAAAGCGAAAGTAGCATCGAACAATTTTCTATGTGAGGAATGCAAGAAATGTTCTTCAGACAAGGCTCAAAAGTAGCTATTACCAATGTATACGAAAGCCGGGCCAAGCTTAAGAGCTTGAGCCAGGAGTGGCAGAAATTGGTGAGCGCCGGCGCGAATATGTCGGTCTCTCCTTTTTTAAACCCGGAAGAGTTTGACTACAACACTGAAGATTTCCTGTATTACCGCGCGCGTGCCCTTACCGCCAATGTGGTTAACATCAACGGCGACTGGTTTGACCACGACGAGCTCAAGAAAGCGTACAATACTTTTGTAGGTAAGGGTGTATACTTCAACCACGATAGCGAAAATCCCGACAAAGCTTTTGGCATCATATTAGCTGCGTCATACACCCCCGTCTATTTTAACGATGACAATTACACAGACCGTTATGTGGAGCTGCTTGGCGCAGTGCACCGCAAGGCGTGCAAAGAGAAGCGCCCCGGCCTGCTAGAGGACATCGAGACTGGCCGGATGGCCAGCACCAGCATGGGCGTTATAGCTAAGTCCGCTCGCTGTTCCATCTGCAACACGCTCGCCCACAACAAAGACGAGCTGTGTGAGCATACCCACCCTGAGAACATAAAGTACGCCAAGGGGCGTCTGGTGGACGGCCAACCCTGCTTTGAATACAACTACGGGCTTACCTTTATCGAGGACTCGTTTGTTTATGTTCCTGCAGACCCCACCGCTAAAGTTTTGGAAATTTATGCATCAGTAGACGCTGGCCTGGATCCTACGCTGACTGAGCACCTTACCCGGTACTCGTCCGCATTATCGGAGCGTCAGAGTGCAAAATCCGGAGGACATACCAGAATGGCAGATACAAAACCAGCACCCAAAGCTGAAGATCTTGTCAGCGAAATGGCTAGCGCAGTCGCAGAGCCAGCCGCACAGAAGGTAGCTGATGTTGCTGCAGCTGCGGCACCGGCTCAGGCAGCTGCTCCCAAGGCGGAAGAGAAGCCCAAGAAAGGTGGAAAGACCGTTCAGGATTACCAGGACTTTCTGTCAAACATGCCTAACCTTGTTAAGGAGCTAGGCGCTAAGTATATGAAGGATAGCCTGCAGCGTATGATGACGGAAGAGACGCGCAAGCACCTATCCGAGATGTCCCAGGCCCTTACTAAAGGTCTCAGGGAGTCGATGCAGCCCTATCTGGCTGAGGAAGTGGACAGAGCCAGGGAAGAGATAAAGCAAGTTCTCCCCGGAGTTTCTCTGGATCTAGCCCCTGCTACAGCATCAGTAAAGGAAAATCCTGTTGTTATTTTGACCGAGGATTTTTCTAAGTGGCCGGCAGAAGACCGGTTAGCGTTGTCCAGCAGAATAATGAATGGTGAGACTTGGAGCTTTTACGGAGAGGTGGAAAAATAATGGGACTTGTAACATTTTTTAAAGGTATTAGCAAGAAGGCCGCAACTGACGTAGCGCCGGTAGTCGCACAGAACGAGGTAGGTACCTCTGCTGCTGATGTGCCAGTAGCCGGAGGAGAGCTGCCGGTTATAGAAGAGACCACCAACAAAGAGGAAGTAGAGGGTTTGAAGAAAACCGTAGAAGAGCTCACAAAAGAAGTAGCAGAGCTAAAAGCAACGCAGCCAACAGATTTAACTGCAACACAACCCACAGAAGATAATACACTGGAGGAGCTGATGAAGGATAAGAACGAAGTAAAATCAGAAATCCCCGGTAATACCCCAACCACAGAACCGAATACAACTGAGGCCCCTAAAGTGGCGGCAGTCGCTGCCCCCGCGTTCAGGATATCGTATATCCTTAACCGTGAGAAAGGTTTCAGCGAATCCTATTTTGTTGCGCAGTCCGGCGATGAGATAAGAGCTCGGAGAATGGACAAGGTTATACCGGCAAGCGTTCAAACTGCCATACTGGCTAGCATTAAGAGCACTGGCAAGGCGCCTGAGAACATTGTGTCCCCGAGCGAGATAGTAGAAGAACTCAATCGTCAGGGCGTAAATTCTCTTGAGCTGTTTGACCAGGCTATGACAGATATGGAAACCAAGGCACACACGCTGACCCGTACGGCCGCGTCGAACCAAGGCGCACCGCTATACGCGCTGAACACCGCAGAGTCAAAACCTGCCTCGTTCGGTAGTGGTAGCGATCCTCTCGTTGCTCTGGACACCAAAGGGGCTGTTGAAGTTCCCCTGACTGGTTCCACCAACAAGAGCGTTGTAGGCAAGTACTACCAGAAAGCTTTTTCTGGCGCAGGTAATGAGACCGTTACCAATGCACTGAATCCGAAGTCGTCTATTAACGACGCTATCGAAGTTGCCAAGCTGCGCGACCAGATAGCTGTCTATAAAAAGGCCGCTCTGGATGCTAGGAAAGCCGCAGAAGAGATGAAGGCAGAGGCTGATAAGGCCAAGGCCGACACCGAAGTAGCCCACAAAGAGCTGGGTGACCTGAAGGAAAAAGACGAGAAGAGCCAGACTTCCGAGAAGCTTGACTCTATCGTTGACGAGCTCGTTTCTAAAAAGCTGATATCTGAGAAAGATGAAAAGGTTGCTATCGGTCATCTTTCCAAGATTGACGCCAAGAGCTTGCCGCATGTCAGCGCTCTGATCGGGATGCTAGGAAAATCTTCTGAGTCAGATGATGTTGGCGACTTATTTGGGGATTCATCTAAACCAAAGGGCGCGACTCCTCCGGCATTGCCGGCCCCTAAACCAGCTGCTGGTGCGTTCGGCGGACTGGGCGGACTAGGGAAAAAGAGCGCGTCAGTCATTCCGCAGCCGTTCGTTAAACCGAACAGCGGCGCAGACGATGATGTTACCTGGCTTAGCCAGAATTGGGATTAACCTATAGGTTCAGGAGGAAGTAATGAGAATACGTAATTTTTACGGACGTGAGCTGGGCATTAACTGTGACAGTGCCCGCGAGGACATGGAACCAAGGGCAGTTCAGACTACTGACCTTGATATCTATGGTGGTAGCCCGATGTCGCTGCACAAATTCGGAACCGATGAGGACTCTAGCATAGCGTCCTACGTCGAGCTGTTCACCGAGCTTGGTAGCGCGGCTGCTTGTAACATTCCCCTGCATGGTCTTGCAAAGTTCAACTGCAACGCCTACAAGAATGAAACCAACGCTTCTGACGGCACCTACGGTGGCGGAAAGGGCGTTTGTGTGGTTTCCGGAGAGGGCGTGACCCTGTTCCCGAACCATTTCGCACAGTCAGATGGCTCCGTTGTGCGCGTATCGGCCTTCGTTACGACCGATTCGTTTGTCGCAATGGATGCGCTGTATGTTGACCTGGGCGTTAACAGCGCTGGCACCCCGGCTGCGGACTTCGGTAAGATCACCCGCACGCTGGATGGCAGCAACAACCAGAACACCCGCCACGGTATCGTGACGAACTTCTGGAGCTCAGCTGTGACCCCTGTGCTGGAAATGAAACTCCAGCCGGTGTTGTAAGATTGTTCTAACCCTGGGGCGGGTCTAACCCGCCCCAGGATATTTAAGATTTTTGCTGTAAGCCGGAATAAATAGTTGTACCGGCATTGATATTTGACAATTTCGGTCCAAGCCGAAACGAAAGCAAGCGAACCAACTGACCTACTATAGGTATAGTAGGGTTGTATAGGAACATAGTATGATGTTAGGTAATGCGAAGTCTTTCGCGGAAGCGTGGGCCCCTCAATACGAGGAAACCACAAACAGAAGGGGAGATGTGTGCGAGCGCGGTGCTCGTGCTCTTCTCAAGAAGGAAGCAAAAAAGGCAGAAATGCTGAAACGCATAGCCAGCGGCGAGGAAGCTCCTCTCCGTGGTGAGATGCAGGAGCTTCGTTTCCAGAACATTCTGAAAACGCCAGGCGCCGGTTTCTCCAGGCTGTCGTTCGCGTTACAGGGCCCGTTAAAGGACCGCTGTGACTACGTCTCCATCGGCCGCAAGCTGCTGCTGACTGACGTACTGCCGCAGGGCGAGATTTATACGAGTCTCGTAACTCACTCAAATGCTGGAAAATCCTTAGAGCCACAGGTACCGGAAACGGTGACAATCTTGTGGATTGGACAATCAGCAGGGCGATATCGCCCTCAGAGACTAAATTTTGCATAGGTAACTATGCAAATACGGTGAGCTCTTCAAAAGAAGAGAAGGTATAGTCCGACCTGCATAGAAATATGCAGACTTTGGAAGAAACTCCAAAGCGCCTAGAGAAGTAGACTAGGTAGTAACACAGTGTCCGGCGTATGACCTTGATAAATGGCTTGTCACTTCACAGAGCAATCTGTGTTGAAAACCGTGGCTGCTGCTGGAAACTCCTTAGAGCTCTAACTGCCAAAGGAGGCGAAAATGTTAGAGATTGGACAATCAGCACGGAAGTACCGTTGGAAGTTTAGATGGGAGTATACTACAATGACTCCTGAGCTGGCCTACCTAATTGGTGTTTATTTAGGAGACGGCTCCATAGTTGCAAACAAACAATCGTTATGGTTTGTTTTGCAGGCTATAGACCAAGAGTTTGTAGAATATACTCGGTCGCTATGCCAAAAGCTAGTAAACGAAACCGTCCCAGAAGTACACAGGTATGTATACTCTAGTAAGAATTCTAGCCCTGTATACAAATTTGTATTTTCTAGTGGAGATTTCGCGAGCTGGATGATGAACATAACGGCGTGTAAAACAAGAATACCGCGAGAGATTGACAGAACGCCAGGTAATCCAATTCTAAAAGAATTCTTATCTGGATTTCTAGATAGTGATGGATTCATCTGTAACAATAGACGCAAATCCGGAAGGGATAATTGGAATGTAGGATTTGGCGGAATATATGCGTGGATCCACGAAGTGGCGGATATTCTAAGAAATGAAAAATGTGTAGTAAATGGACCGTGGTTAATTAAGCGAAAGAAGTACTACTATGATTATAGGATAACACCTAAAAGTTACGCCCAGCACGGCGTAGACTTTAAAATACATAGAAAACAAGAAAAGCTTAAACAACTACGAGAAACGAAGCTCAACGGAAATCCCCCAGAGACTGTATGCCACGCCCCCACGAAGGGTGAAGAGACAGTCCAACAGTTAGAGAAATCTAATTGAGATAATTGATGCCAGAATTCCCTGAACACTACGGACGGGGCCAGTTGCAATAAACTGGAAAATTTCGCTATATGCTGGAACATCTTCAAAAGATCTAAGTACTGGAAACAGTGAAAATCTTAGATACACGGAGACAATCAGCAGGCAACCCGCAAGGGGCGCCTCAACGACTACACGCGAAACACTGCAAAGTGATGATATAGTCTGATCTGCATAGACATATGCAGTTAACAATAATGGCCGTAGCAATCGGTGCCCGGGGTACTCCCCCGATGATGGAAGGAAACTTCCGTCGTATCCTCATCAATACATACTCGATCACAGTTAAATCGAGCCTGCATTATGAAGAGCTGCCGATCAGGCGCTTCCCAGTATTCGATCGTATGAAAGAACGCGTGGCTATTTCCATGGCGATCAAAGAAGACGATCAGATACTGACCCTGCTGGAAGATGGTCTAACGCAGTCTATTGCCGCGGGTTATGACCAGACCGTGACCAATAGCACAGCCGAGCTCTCGAAAGCCAACATCCTGTCTATCTATGGAATGCTGCTCTCGAACGGCCTGACTCCGGGCGCTTTTGTAACGCACCCGATGCGCTATGCCAGTGGTATCCTCAGCTTCGGACAAGCAGACATTGACCAGGCTTCTCTAAACGTAATTATAGAAACTGGCCAGTTCGGCGTGCTATGAAAATGGCTCAGATACGCGTAAGCGTACTAGATACTTCACTATATGCTGGAAACTCCTTAGAGCTCTAACTACCTAGAACGGTAAAAATGTTAGAGATTGGACAATCAGCAGGCAACCCGCAAGGGGCGCCTCAACGACTACACGTGAAGCTCCTAGGTAACTAGGATGAAGATATAGTCTGACCTCGATAGAGATATCGAGAGATAGGCAGAAATGACCTATCCCCGCGATAGCGGTGTAACAAAGTGATTTGGTGTTCGCCAGATGCTGTCCACGAGGGTAAACCCCCGCAGGTTCTACCACACGACCACGCCTGAACATATCGGGCCCGGACGGAGCGATTCGTCCGTTAACATTCAGTAAATTGCAAGGACACCCTATACTTATATAGAAAAATTTTGTATAATAAATATAGGACAATTTGCAGCCAAGCCTTGAAAGAGGAAGGTTCAGAGACTATAGACTGAATATCTCAACTGAGATAATGACATAGTCCGAACTATACGGTAACGTATAGAGATTAGCAGAAATGCCTAATCCTCGAGCAATCGAGTAACAAATTGGATAAGCTGGGTCGTATCCCTGAGTAAGCGTTCGGGGCCTGTGATAGAAATATTGCAGTGAATAACTTGACTGATGCGGAAAAATCCGAGTATCTTATGCTCCCAGAGTGGAATAACGCATAAGTGCGGAAAATTCGCAGGAGATTAAATCATGGAAAAAAGAGTATTTCGTTTCGGAAAAATTACACCAAGGCTGGCCTATGTACTAGGCGTATATTTGGGAGACGGATGGGCGTCCAAGCGAGGTGGGTTTGGCTTGTTCAGCATAGACAAAGAGCTGACAGACTGCATAAAATGCTACTGTGAAAGCTTTGTCGGTCCTACCCCTGAAGTTAAGCCCAGGCAATACAACAAAGGGTTTAACGGCAAAGGCGCTAATGGTTGGGTTTACGAGTTTCACTGTCCGGAGTTTTGTTCCTGGTTGAAGGATATAACCAAGAATAAGGCGATAGTCCCAGACGTGATTCCAGTTACCAACTCAGAAATAACCAAGAACCTATGCGAGGGTTTTATAGACGCAGAGGGCTGGGTTAAAAAGTCTACCAAAAAAACTTGTGCATACGGGCATACATACGGGATGGGAGTTTGTAATACTAATCTAGATCTGTTAAACGGGGTTGTCTCCCGGCTAGAGCAAGTAGGAGTAAGGCACGGAAAGCTACATACAATAGTTAGAGCAGACCGGGTTAAGCCAGAATACTTCTACAACTTAGTATTACAGGACGCTGTGAAATCTCGGTTAAACTTGAGAACTCGAAGAAAAGCAGAGCGGCTTAAAGAGTACGCAAGTTTGAACTTTAAGAAACCTTGGAATAAGGGCATGACCAAAGAAGAAATAGTAGCTAAGATTGGCCATGATTATATGAAAAGAAATGATTTGATCTCTACAACGACTGAACGTCAAGCACCCTAACGGGTGGTGTTACAGTCTGACCTGCATGGCGATATGCAGTTAACATAAGTAGAACGCAAGAGCGTTGAGGTAAAAGTGATTGACTGGCCAGTTGACAATCGTTACATCATCTCCGGATGGGAAATGGTTGGCTTCGGTCTGCACAACACTGGTGGTATTTCCGCCGCGAAGCTGACATGGGGAAGCCTGCAGATGCCTGCTCGCTATCCACTGTCCTAAGCGATAGGGAATCAATTGTAAAACCTGTGCCGGGTTGTACACCCGGCGCAGGTTTACAACAACAACAAGGATAAAACAATGGAAAACACAGAAGACTGGAAAAAAGAAGCAGCCGCAGTATTTGACGCCCCAGTGACCGCTGCGGGCGAATTGTCGTTAAAGAAGGAAGAACCTACCGACGACAACCTCCCAAATTTTTCAACAGATAACAAATTGCACTGGATGATGGATGGTGTTGACGCTAGCACCAAGGCCGCTGTTGCCGCATTCGCCCGAGACTTTGAAAAGTGGACGGCAACGATGCTGCGGCTGCACGCAGAAGCTGGCGTAGAGTGTATGTTAACGCCTGAGATCATAGAGCATATCTGGAAGTTGCTATCTCAGTGCAGGAGTATGTTCGAAGTAGAAGCGCTTGCCCGTTACGTAATGGACGACGAAATTGTGCCAAACGAGTTTCAGCAGGTGAAGGACAGAGCCATAGAGTTATACCGAACGATACCGCTATTCGATATGGCTAACGATAAGAAGAAAGGAATGGACTTCTGATGAGGCTATCACTAGAAACAGTAGCAGACAAAGTAAAAGCCATCGGCGTTATCTTGGCTTTTATTGTTGGTACCTCCGCGGTCATAGTTAGGTATTACAATCTTCCAAAAGACGTAGCTACGCTTACCGCAGAGCAAAAAGTACTGAGGGCCGAAATTGACAAGCTAACTGACCGGTTGGAAACGGTTGAGAGACGCATATCTCGCAGGAGAACGCAATGAAGCTACCCATCACCATAGCACTGATGTTCTTGTTTTCAGGACCGGCGTTTAGTAAGGACCTGAGCCAGCAGACCGTAAATAGCCAGATCGCAGCAGTACAGAAAGCAATTAAGGAAAAGGGCGCAAAGTGGGTGGCCGGCGAGACCTCGCTGTCTAAGCTGCCCATCGACCAGAAGCGCCGCCGCGTCGGTATTGGCTTCCAGATGCTGAACGTGCCGCCCCTGAAGCTCTCAAAGACGCGCGTTAGCGTACCGGCCAGCATTGACTGGCGCGCCAAAGGCGCTGTGTCTAACGTAGCTGACCAGGGCCAGTGCGGCTCCTGCTGGGCTTTTGCTTTAACGGCCGCGCTAGAGTCTTATGTGATGCGCGCGCCGGGCGTTACCAAGAACGTGGACCTATCTGAGCAGGTGATGGTCTCCTGCAGCGGCATAGGTTCTTGTGACGGCGGAACGCTAGACGGTGACTTCATCCGTAATGTTGGTATCCCGCCAGAAAAGTTTTACCCATACTCTGCGCAGAACGGTGCTTGTGAAGATGTTAAGGAAGGCTGGCAAACGGCTTCTTTCAAGATCAACACCTGGGGTTCAGTGCCTAAGTCCCTGAACGCCATAAAAGAAGCCCTGGTACAATATGGACCTCTTCCCACGGCTCTGTGGGTTTACGAAGATCTCATGCACTACAAATCAGGTGTGTACTCATACACCACTGGCAAGAAGCTAGGCGGGCACGCCATACTGCTAGTTGGATATGACGACGCAGAGAAATGCTTTATATTAAAGAACAGCTGGGGCGAGGACTGGGGAGAGAAGGGTTTCTTCAAGGTAGCCTACTCTGAGCTGAACACGGTGGTTACGATGGGTCTTATGACCATTGCGTACACGTCTGACCCGAGCCAGAACACTTTCCCGTCAGGACAATTGAAGCTGCCTGAGGTGGACACTTACGGGATTGCAGAGCAATCGCCGATACTTACCGGAATGAGGCTATAGTGAGCTGGGATTTTATAAAAACAGCGTGCGAAGGCGTGTCCGACGGAATACCCTTGGAGAAGTTTGACCCGAAGGTTTTAGACAAGGGCACCAAAGTAGAAACAAAAGAGCACGGGGATGCTGCCAATCCTGATAGAATCGCGGCTGACCACATCTTCGAGCACGGAAAGACGGAAGGCGGAGAGATAACAAGCGAGTACTATACCGAGCTGGACAAAATGGAAAATAAACTGGAGAAAGCTGCTATGAACTGGAATTTTTTGAAGAGAGAAACCCCCAAGCCGGTTGAGAAGCCGAGCTGGGAATTCACGAAAGAGGCAATAGCCACTCCGTCTCCTAGAGAGCGCGGCATGTTGCTATCTCCTACAGTTGCGCCGGTTGTCGAGGAGCTGTGGCACGACTCTCCAGAGATGCAAGAAGAGAAGTTGCTTAACTACACTAGGACGATGCATCCGGAAGACATTCTAGAGGTTAGAGCTAACTTGGGCTTGCCGGTGCAGGCGTTCGTTACTGTGGATGCCGCCGGACTTACCGAGCTTAATCGCATTGCTGCAGAGCTAGCAGAGGCCCCCCTACCGGTTGCCAGCGAGGTATCGGCCGAGGACGCGTTCAAAGAGGTGTCTAATAAAATAAAGACACTCGCTAGCGGCGCTGCCAAGAATATTATTAAAGACTCAGAGAAGTGGGCGACGTTGACTGCGCTGTATCAGAGTGGCAAGGACCTGAAAGACAAGGCTCTTCAGGAAGCCGTATTAGTGCTGGCGGAAGAAGCAGAGAGCGCGCAGAGCAAAGCCATAGAAATAGAGCTATCTCGTCTTGTAGACGAGGGCCAGAAGAGCAATGCCAAAAATATATTCGTCAGCACCTTTACCTCTGAGGTAGAGAAAGCCCTACCGAGAAAGGTAGAAAAAGCTGAGCAAGAATCCAAAGACGCGCAAGAATTGGCAGGGAATAGCTGGGAAGGCCTGGCTAGGGAAGTGCCGATGGAAGTAGAACCGGTTGTAACGGGAGATTCACTAGAAGCTCCTGTAATAAAATAAAACAAAACACAAAGGAGTAACACAATGGAAAACACCGAACAAAAAACTAGGGCTTTCAAAAACGTAAAGTCCTTTGCAGTCATCGTGCCGGAGCGCAACGTAATGGTCGGCGCAAACGGTGGTAGGATCACGCTGCAGGACGGCGTGGTGCCAGCTTCTGTCACAGAGTTTGTCGCTGCTGGCATTCTGAAAGAAGTAGACCCAATGGTTTCCTTGGACGAAATTGACAACACGGGCGTAGTCACATCTAAAGTAGCTGGCTGTATCGAAGAGCTGCCCGGCGCTAACGAAAAGGCAGAGGGCGTGGTTATCGCCAACCCTAACAAGCCCAAGACCGGCGCGGTAGCCCAGCCGTTCTATCGCGACCTAGTGGACACCCCGAAAGAAAAGCTCATCGCGCAGTACCAGTCGGACGGAAAGCCCAAGCCCGGAGTTAGAGAGGCGTTGGAGAACACCGAGGTAGTTATGTCGGACAAATCTACTGGCTTCCAGCTGGGAGATCTTACGACAGATGGCGGTGTTGCTGGCGAGGATGCTAGCACTATCATAGCCAAATCCCGCAAAGGCTTTGCAGCAGAGAAGACTACCGGAGATATAATTAAAGAAGGCGCTGCCAAGATGGAAGCAGCCATCAACAAGTTGCCGAAGCAGGCGCCGGCTCCCGCAGCTATTCCTGTGGATGCCACTGAGCTAATGAAGACCTGGCTGACTCGTCCTTTTATACAAAGAAAGCTATATGTACTGAAGTGCAATGACGCCACCACGCTAGACGCCATTGCTAAGTTTGAGGGCGATACCAACCTGCTGGAATGTATTTCCGATAGGATGACCGAGATAGACGCAGCCAAAGGAGCATAACAATGGAAGACAACGCTCCTAGAACAAAGATGCGCGTCTACCACCGGGCGGACGAGGACTTGGTTCTTGCTTGGGCCAGCAAAGGCCTATCGCCAGACCAGCTAAAAAATGTCACGATAATGCACGAAGGTAAAGGCCTGCGCGCGGTACTAACGCCCGTAGGTACTGAAACCCGCGGCATTACCGAGCCGTCCATTCTGTGCATCATAAAGCAGAGTGAGAGTAATATAGACCCGTTCCAGGACATTGAGCTAACGGTCATACTAGGCGGTAAGGACGCTACGCCAATAACCAAAGTGCTCACTATCCACAAATCCGGAGTGCTGCCAGATAAAGAGAAGGACAGAAAGGCAGCCAGGTCCCACCTGATGGGTTGGGATCCAGAGACAGAGATGTGGACGAAGATACCCTTGGTAAAAACTGAGAATGGTACCTTTGCCATACCTGTAGTGATTGTAGAAAAACGATAACCTGACCGGGCCCGGGTTAAATCCCCGGGCCCGATATGGAGAGGATATGAACTTTGTAGACGCTGATAACCAAATCCGAACTTGCGCTGCTGCCATTATTCACTTGGACAATTTTACCAAAACAGACGCAGAGTTAGTCGCGGAGTGCAAAGATTTTATTCTGATGAAGCACGCTAACCTAGCTAATTACCCGGTGCTGGACGCTGAGATACTGGCGAACATACATACAGTTAAAGTCGAGTTGCTTAGGACATCTGGTTGGCTATCTGATTTAGCTAGCAAAATTGAGGGATTTTTCGGATCGGCCGAAGTAGATCCTAGTGACAAGCCCGTGGTTAAGCGTATCGGAGCCGAAATTCTTCAAGCGTTTGAATACGTTGCCGCCAAAGAAGGGGAAGACCCGCGCGACGCTATACAAAAAAGCTTAGATAAATTTAACAAAATATTTGAGAGCAGAATCGCTGACCTTAAGGCGGCTGATATGTCTGACGAAGCTATCACTCGTTATCAAGCTTTCTTGCAAAGCCTAATAAGCGCAACCGAGTCTCTGTCTGTCGCAGACAGCAATGCAACTATTCTGATCGGCAGAATTACTACCATTATTCACGATATTGGAGTAATGTCTCACAAAATAACCAAAGATCCTAATAAAACAGCAGAGACAATCACAGAAAAGGATAAAGAAGCTATAGCCAGATTGCGTGCGGATTACGATAGCATAAACAGCACCCGAGAAGATTTTGAGTTGCATATGTCTGAATACAGCCCAAACATTCAAGCTAAGTTTAAGAACGCAACACGGCTGTTCGCTGGTGTTTTGCCGCAGCTTGTTCAACTAGAAACCATCAGCCGTAGCACAATCGGTGACCACAGCAGCGCCAAGAAGCCGGAAACAGGTGCAGAGACATCTACTGGATTTTCTGAGGCGACACAGCAAGTAAACAACTGGACCGCAGGTAGCTACGTTAACAAGCCTGGGATATACCACTTAAATCCTGCAGCGCTTACAGATATAGACAAGCTCTACAACGCAGTCCGCGCATCTGCTAAGCAGCTAGGGCTTGCGGTGGATAACCGCGACATCACAGAGTTTAGCTTAGATAAGTTCAACCAGGCACAGGCTGACCTAAGCAGCACCGTACCGCAAACCGTACTTAACGCAGCTACGTACCTAGAGGGCTTCTGTAGCAAAATGATATCTCCCGGCTTCAAGATGAATGACCAGAAGCAAGCTAATAATTTTGTAAAGGCGGTTAAGGTAGCAGTACGCAAAGCTACTGAGGCCGTGTCTAAGCTCAAGCTGGGAAAGCCAGAAGGCGTTCCAGCCGCAAAACCATCGACAGCTCCGGTGCCAGCAAGCAGCTCATCACTTAGCCCGGAGACCAAATCAGTTAAACCTGAAGTTGCCCAGCCCGCTAGCAAGCCAGCAGCGGCTCCTGCGGTTGCGCGTAGCGAAGCACAAATTAGGGAAGCCGAGACGAAAAGACTTATGGACAAGTACCTTACCCATAGGATTTTTAAGAATGTACGTAAAGTTGGTCCGGGGGCTACTCGGGCTGAGGTGGCCCAAGACATATTGGCAAATGTACCACAAGCTGAATCACCTCAAATGAAGTCTGAGTTACTTAATATGTATAAGTATCTGCGAGTTCCAGAAGCAGCTAGCGCGCAATTGCCTGCCGCAGCAGAGAGTGTAGCAAAGCCAGTTTCTCCTTCGGTGCCTAGCAGCACCGAACTTGCTAAAGAAATTTTTAAAGGAAACTATAGCAAGGCCGATGAGTTTAACAAAATGTTCGCACCGGTAACTGTGGAAGATATTAAAAATCTTGATAATCGCGTAACCGCCGGCATAGCTTCGCAGCTGTCTTGGGTTAGTCAGCTAGACGAAGCGAGCGTGCGCAGCCGCCCTGCTGTTGTTATCTCAAAACTTAGCAAAACAGTTCCGATAGACGAAAAGCAGAAACGGATAATAACGACTATCTTCAATGTCATCGCTGCTAGTAAGAAAGACAAAGCAAAGCCTGTAGAGAGCAAGCTGGTAGGTAAATAATATGGCGATACTCACATATGTTCAGATAAATTGGACCCTGCCTACTGTCGCGGCCGGTACCTACGATACTATCAATGTGTACCGTTCCGGGAGCGAGTCAACTGGGTATACCAAAATAGGCACAGCCGCCTGGCCAGCTACCACGTACACGGACACGGAAAAAACCTTATCAGCCAAAGAGACAGTCAACTATGTAGTGACATTTTCGCTATCCACAGTTCCAGGCGTAGAGTCGGAGTACGCCCTAACCTACAAAACGCTATCTCCCAGAGAGAAGCGTATGGTGTTCCAGATACGGGACTCCATTTCCAGGTTTGTGACCAACCGCCTGGCCGACGAAGAAATAAGGCAATATCTAGAGCAAGGCATTAGCGCGTTCAATATTCGTCCGCCGGCGACTGAGTTCGACATATTCAATTTACCTAAGAATATGGAGCCATTGGTGTTGTACGGCGCGCTGATATTTGGGGTTACAAACAATATGCTAGGCATTGGTTTTACTGATGTCAGCTACACAGATAATGGTTGGCAGATGACCGGTAACAGGATGGAGAAAATGAATAGCACATTAGAAAAGGTGCTAGGTATATACGACAAGCTAATCCTCCCGGCTAAGCTAGAATTTGCCTACGGCGGAGACGCAATCGGCACCGTGAGTTTGCCTATAGGTATCGGCGGCAGGGTGGGCAACGTCCTCGGCCTCTTCGATGTACTCTCCAGCCTCGGGCGCTGATATATTACTGATAGGCTAATTTATGCGATCAAGTTCGAATAACCTAACTAAAGTCACCTGTTGTATCTGCGGCCAGGGATTTGAGGTTAAAAATTCGTACTACAAACAACAGATAGCTAGTGGTTGTACCGACTTTGCTGGGCATACAAGAGAGTGTTTTAACAAAAATAGAATAAATAAGATCACGCTTAGCAGACAAACTCCAGAAGCCAGGAGGTTAACCTCTCTAGCCTCTAAAGCTATGTGGGCTAGCGGAAACAAGGCAAAGCATGTTGCGGCGATAAAATTAGGTATGCAAAACAGTGAAGAATACAACTCTTCGCAGCGCATTGAGAGAATAAAAACAGCACTCAATCGTCCGGAGGCCATAGCTAAGCTATCCGCGCTTACCAAAAAAGTTTGGAAAGACGGCTACGAAGCTAGACGCCAGGCTGTTGCTAGCGGTATGGCGGCTAGCGAGAAGTATAACTCGCCAGAAAGGCTGGCAAAAGCTTTGCAAGCGTGTAGGAAAGCTCCGACAGGCATAGAGCAATCGATAATCGACTTTATTAAGGATGCCGGGCTACCTTTGAGATATACTGGAAACGGCACCTTAATGGTCGGAAAGCTAAACCCAGATTTTGTATCTACCGACGGAGCTAAAAAGATTATAGATGCAAATGGGTGTTATTGGCACATGTGTAAGAAGTGTTTTCCTGGGGTAAAATCTAGCGGCAGCATTCCTGAGGGCGGTAGACACCGCGTCTACTCGGCCGCAGGCTACACCCGTCTTGTTATCCGGGAACACGAGCTGGCTGACGATGCCTGGAAAACCAAGTTGCTTAACTTTGCAAACTCTAAAATTACTGCTGGAACAATCTTATGAATAATTTTTATATCACCGCCAGTCACGATTATAGCTGCCTGATGGTCCGGCCGCCTAAAGACATCGCGGCAGAGGCGCTCGCCTGGATAAACCAGAATGTCACTGATGATATGGTTTACACGGATGGGAATGAAATTGTCGGCCGGGAAGTAACCCCGCACATCACAGTAAAGTACGGCCTGCTAACCGATAAGCTATCTGATGTGTCCAAGTTATACCCTAGCAAGCCGTTTAAGGTAAAGCTCCGCGAGGTATCTAAGTTCGACACAAACCCCGACTACGATGTGCTGAAGATGGATGTAGAATCAGATGCACTCCGGGATTTCAACGCAGAGGTATCGGAGTTGAAGAACGAGGACTCTCACCCTAATTACTGCCCGCATATGACTATAGCCTATGTCAAGAAGGGCGCCGGGGACGCATTGCTAGGTACTGACATATTTGCAGGCAAGGAATTCACCATTGACGCTTACGAATTTTCTACTCCGGACGGTACTCATATTGTGAAGCGCGCGGCCGACGAGCACGGTCTGGGCGTAAAGATAGACGAGGCTGGCGAGCAATACTTTTCGGTTTTTGACTTTTCATCTGCTTTTGACGAGATGCTGTACGATTATTACCTGCCCGACCCTCGCGATGATAAACCCAACCACTATGTTACGGACATAGGCGGAGTAAAAGTAGGCTTTGGCGCTAAGTATATGCTTAACAAAATATTGACCAAGATACTGCCAAAGATATACCCATCCGGCAAGATACCTATAAACCAAGTCACTTCCAAGCCGATACCTAAAATAGACGACCAGCTTGTTCGCAGGCTTGGTAGCATCCATGCAGTGTCGTATGTGGCTCATCTGCCCGGGCATAAAGACGCCAAGGGCAACGCAGCTCCGTGGGTAATAAAGGACCACAAGACCGGCAAGGTATTGTCTAGCCACGCCGACGAGGCTGCGGCTAAGAAACACCTGCAGGATATGCACATTCACAAGGGCAGCAACGCGGACATCGCTAGCAAGGTTATAGACCTAAGCGAGAAGGGCAAGGAGCTAAACGCGGGCAACCCGGCTCCTCAACCTACAGTAGATGACCGTATGTTCGGAGATGAGAATCAAAGCAAAACACTGAACATCACGCCAGGCGGACCGCAATAGCGGTATAATATTATATAAAATTATTAAATATGAGTATGTACAGCGTAGTGATACGCGTGTATTCCAAAGAAACAGGAGATCTATAAAATGTTCGATATCAATTTCTTCAAGTCAGCAACTGCAGCCGGCACTGATACAAAAGCGCCGATCACGGAAGGCCCGAAAGGCCCTGCACACAACTACAACGGGAAACCAGAGGTTCCTGCCGGATCTGTAAAAGTTGATGGAGTTAAAGCTCCTATTTCTGAGGGCGATGCTGGTGAGAAGCCGCAGCACAATTTAAAGAACGCCTCTATGGACAAGAAGTACCAGGAAGCAGGCGACAAAGGCGATACCAAAGTAGCTGGACAGCCTGAGTGTCCTAAAATCCCTATGGGTATGGCTGATGCTAAAGTCACCGTCCCGCAGGAAGATGGCGAGAAGGGCAAGCTAACCAATCCCTCTGGCGAAACTGCAGACCCCTCTGCTGAGCTGCCTAAGCCCAAAGATGAGAAAGCCATTGCCGGAAAGTTTATGGAAGCGGGCGGAACCGGTGGCTTAGTTGAGAAGCCTAAAGATTTCACCGCAGATGTCTCTGCACACGCTGAGAAGGACGCTAAGACGATAACCCCCGGAGAGAAGGGTCTTGGCAAGAAATCTTTCTCCATAGAGTGGGTGAAGTATTCCGCAGTTGAAAATCAACAGATGGTTAGCCACGCGGCTGCCGCGGTGATAGAGAACCTGCTTGTTATCGCCAATCGCGCCAACATCTCTCTGGAAAACCCCAAGCTCGCTTCAATGCTGAAGTTGGCTGAGGATATTCACGGCCTGGCAGAAGCTGGCAATCTTTCTGGAATTCCGGAGACGATGGAGCCATTGCCTGCAATGCCGAGCGATGCCGCTGCTCCTGCTCCTGTAGCCAAGCCCGTAGCTGGCGACGCCGTAATTCCTCCGGCAGCGCCCATGGACGCGGTTCAGCCTATGATCCCGTCTGCCAGCGAAGTTCCAGGCACTCCGGAACCGCTAGCCCAGGACAAAGAACTAGAAGCAATATTTGAATAATCAGGAGTTTTTAATGCAGATACCGTTCTTACGATCGGCTAGCATTACATCAGTCGCTGACTTAGCAGGATTTGCAGAAAAGTCACACGCCGCCATAGAGACACACTTGGCGGCGTTTCCTGCGTCTTCCCGCACTAGCTTGCACGAACAGTTGGATGCTAAACTAGCAGCAGCTGGTTTATCCGCCGGGGATACTGTTGAGATATCTATCGAGATAACCTCCGCGGCGGCGGCGGTGAACCAGCCGGAAAAGTCAGCGTTTAACAAAGAAGTATTTTTGCGTGAGTTCGAAGATTACATCCTAGCTCGTCTAAGAATGTTCAACGAGCTAGCAGATAGCGATGCATACAAAACGTACTTCCCTAACCTTAAAGCAGAGGTAGAGAATCTGTGCGATACAGCAGCTAACATAGCTGCCAACTACGCAGATATGCGCTCAGACGTGTCTCAGTTTTTTGGCGAATTTAAAAACTTCAACATCCCCAGCAGCCTATATCTTAAGCCGAACACAAAGATAGTAGGAGACGCGAAAGAGGATATGACAATATCTGGTGTTATCACGTCCACTACCAAGGTTATAGAACACTGCTCGAACTTGTTGACTGAGTATGGCGAGGCTATAGACGCTCTTGCGCCTGAAAAGGCTACGTTGCGGGAGCTAAAACAAATCGCAGACAAAGTAGGCGATGTAATAAGACTAGCTAAAAACCAATATGTTACGCTATCGTTTTTCGAAAGCAGCCTAGCTAAAGATGCTAGCCTACCAGAAGAATATACAGCTATTCGTAACGATTTGGCGAATGTGCAGAAAGTGGCTAACAGTTTGCTGTACGAAGTAGAGAAAAAGATGAGCGGTGCAAGCTCTATTAAGACAGACCAAACCGATACCGAGGCTGCATCTGATACAACGCCAGAGAGCGCTGCAGATTTTTCTGGGTATCAAGACACTGGGTCAGATGACGACGACCAGTTTGTGCCACCCTCTAAACAGTTAGCACAAGATGTAGCAGAGCAGACTAGTGAGGAAGAGGAAATCAGAAAAGAGCTGCCCGTAAACGTTATTAACCCTAAAAAGCGCCGAGACGAATAATGCAAATACCAGCATACCCGCTAACAGGAGAAGTTCCACCAGTAAACCCAGACGAGGTAGGCGTAGGCCCATACGCTGGCGATGGAACTAACCCAGACAAGTCTAAAGAGAAGGGGTTAAAAAACGACTGCGAGTACGAGATTCCTAATAAAGGTAGAGAAGTAACGCCCCCTGCATACCGTAATCACGGCGGGCCACAGCTTGAGACATTTACTCCAGGCACCGACGCACAAACTCCCGGGAGCATAAACGGGGAGCCATCGGGCGGAATGGGCTGGGGTTATCTAGGCGATGCAGTGCAGAGCAGCGCAGCATCTGCCGTAGACGCGTCGTATTCCCAGTTCCTGAAATCCGCATTTCCAATTATCGAATATTTAAAAAGTATGGGTGCCACCCGGACCACCGCGAAAGACGCCCTAGCTAAGAAGTACGCGTTTTTGTACGAACACCGTCCGTGGCTTAAGTCCGTGCAGAATGTTTTCCTAGATAAGGTATTCGGACAGGAAGTTGTGAAGACCGCCGCAGTAAGCATTGAAGAGCTTAAATACGGAGCGCCAGAAGAGGATGTCACGCGCCCAGCAACTAAGGACCTGTTTGTTTCCGGATCTGTGATTAGCTGTCTGGAGCCGGCTATCATAGGCAAAGTGATTTCTGTAAGCCAGGACTGTACCTACGCAAAGATAGCCTGGGCGCTTGGCTCTGCTAGCATTGCGGCCACAGCGCTATCCAACATAGTCGTGTTATCGTCTGTTGCCTCTGCTCCATACAAAAAGTATTTTTCAACATCGCCAGCGTTGCTAAAGCTGGCAGAAAAAACATTGCTCCAGCCAGAAGGTAACTCTAGCGCGCCCGTAGAAATCATAGAGACTAAGCCCGGCGTGAAGCTCCCTCCTAAAATAAAGAAAGCCGATGGTACCACCTTGGAAAACAAAGGAGAGGAACAGCAATGACCCCAGAACTTGAAAACAGGGAAGAACCTAAGTCGTCCAGAAAGACGGTAGCGGTCGACTTCGATAATACCATTGCTGCGATGGGCCCAGACAAAAGCATCGGCGAGCCACTCCCTGGTGCTATTGAGTTTTTAAAGAAGATAGAAGAAATGGGTTGGAAGACGGTTATTTACTCATCTCGTCCGGTATTCCCAGGTGGCAAGGAAGAGATAGAGGCCTGGCTGCTTAAACACGACCTGCCAGCATACAAGGTGTGGACCAAGCCGCTAGCGCACTATTATGTAGACGATAGGGCCGTTGCATTCAAAGGTAACTGGGACGAGGTGTCTACTGAGATACTTGGCGGCGCCACCGAGAACACTGCTGACAATATCGCCAAAGGAAAATACAGTTACTACGAAATAGCTGATAAATTTGGAGTAGACAAAGACCAATTCGCGGAAGACATTGGTAGACTGTTCGAGACTGATTCAGAGCAATGGGATAGAGTGGTTAGCTCTGTCGGAGAGAAATACAGCATTTTCGTAGATAAGGATAAATTTTTAAAATCTGCCAACTCAGACCTGGCAGTCAGAGAGGCGGTAAGCTGTGCCTACTCTGGGTTCGCATCTTCTAGGCTGTACCCTGGGGAGCACGTATGCCTCTCGATTAACGAGAGATATGGCAATATTGCCAGAGTTGTGTCTGTAGGCGAATCAGGCTATTCTCTGCACGACCTTAACACTTCGGAAGACATAGAGATTCCAGAGCAGTATTCTGGTCTAGCCAAGAAAATAATATTAGGTTCTGTTCCAGCTGACGCGTTTAAGCCATCTTGTGGCATAGCCGTAGCAGCTAACAGCCTGTACCCTGACGGGTTGGCGTACAGAGATATCAGAAATTGGTATGATAGGCATTCTGATCAACTGAATACCTATATTTCCGGACGGCCTGTTCGCGGGTACTACCAGCTGAAGCACAAGCTAGTATCTCCTATCGGACCATTTAGCCGAGTCATGTCTCAGTTCGATGCTAGTATCATAAACGAGCCGCTTATGGGCTTTGGCTATTGTACTCGCCCAGATTCTGAGCTATACGCTATCAAGTTTTCCCCGGCGCAAGGCAGCAGCTTGCCCAGCTGCACCAGCGATGTGGTTATCAGCATTTTGTCCGCGTTGTCGGCTAGAAACGCACAGCTAATGTTTGACGGCAGCGATGGTCTGGTGCTCATAATCCAGACAGAACCATCAGCGGATAATTTTGATGAAATTGCCCGTAACTGCGTATCAGACATTGTGTCCGATATGCAAGAACCTAGTGTTATGTGTGCCGCAATGCCTCCGGCCGGAGGGTTGAACATACAACCAGGACATAATGACAACGGCGCTGTGTTGGTGCCTTACACTGTCAACCAAGACACCGGCCTAAGCTGCGTGCCGGTAGACGTTGAGGACATAGAGGAATTTGACCCGATGTGTGCGAAAATACTGTGAGGGATACAATGCAGACAGATAGCCAATGGCAGTTTGACACTGAGTTAGCCAAGACAGCGGCCGAAGCTACCGCTACACCCAATGCAGGTGGCGTTGTCTCTGACGTGTTTATGCACAATCTAGATAAGGTTTCTAAAAAACTTCAGATACCTGAGCTACTTAGCGGGGCGTTGGCAGTTCCTGAGCCAGTATCTGCTGAAGGCAGAGAGCCAGTAGCCAACCGGCTAGTAAAAGATAGAAAAACTGAGCGCATAGAGTTAGCTCTTAAGAAATACAGGCAAAAAGTACTAAACACATATAGCATAGCAATGCAGACACAGCGTGATAGCGTTGAGAAGGGCGCAGACGTGAACGTAGTTGGGCAGAACATAACCAAACTAAGCATTGATGCCGCCGCCTTTGAGGATTGTTTTGAGCAGTTTAGCAAGCAGCTGAGGCTCTGGGCAAGTTCATCTCCGAGGTTGCCATCCTGGGCCATTGGTTACGGAGAGGACAATACCGCGCGCTGGCTAGGCAACAAAGTATTTTCCTTGTTGCTATCTCACATTGCGGCTAGCCGCATACTCATAGTGCCAGAGGCAGAGGAGATGTCTAGAAATCCCGGGTATGGCACATCAAACGTGTACTTACACCCCAAAACGCTAGCAGAGGCCAAACAAAACTTAGATAATTTAGTGGAGTCTCCTGAGTTTGAAGCGTTGCCTGAGGTTATGAAAGACTTGCGCATTAGCCGGGCTAATTTAGATTACTCGTTAGCCAAGATGCGCAAAAGCTTATCTGTAACCAGTTCTCAAATATCCCTGGTAAGTCTTATAGCTCGTTTAGCCAATCCCAGCGTGTCCAAAACAGGTGGTTCAAGCGACATATCAACAGAAGAGTCTAAGAAGCAGCTTTTCAAAGAAACCACAGAAGTTAATGCCGAAGTCCAGCAGGCTATACTAGATTTGCAGGCTGAGGCCAACCAGACGCCTAGGTATATGGCCGCGTTCAACAAAGCTATTGCAGGGCTTTCGCTAGCCACGCCAGAAGAGGTAAACGCGCTAGCCCAAGATCCATCAGGAAAAAATAACAAGGCAGCAAGGATTTTGTCGGCTCAGCAGATCATAACCGACGCGCTAGCTGCTTTTAGCGCCAAGCTGACTGACTTTGTTTCTGCAAACTTTAGATTTGCAGAAGCAATCGACAACCTAGCTAATGACGCTGTCTTTGAAAACATAGAAGAAGAAGCAAACAAAGCCAAAGAACTAGCGGAAGCCAACATATCTCACGAAGAAGAGGCGCCTGACGCTTTGATTCCTAAGCCTACCGATCCTGCTGCATATGAAGTAAAGGATACTGTTCTTCCGCCTAAGCCCCAGGAAGATACATCTATTCCAAAAGCTAAACGCGTACAAAAGAGTTCAGTTGCCGATATCAGCAAAACCGAGGAGCCAGTAATTATGAGCGATAAAATGCCTTTCCGTGTAGGTAGCCCTGTCAGGGTATCTGAAGATAACGAGAACTATATAGTCATAGACTCTAGCGAGGCAGATCCTAACATCCGCCTGGTTATCCCGCTTAGCTCAGTTAACACGCACCAGTTTGTGTCTCCTATAGCCATATCGGTGGACAAACTATACCCTCTTCGCCGGTTAGCCGCCTCTGCTGGGGATGTGATTACTTCTCCAGAAGGTGAGCTACTGTGCATCACTGGCTCTGTCAACATCGAGATGGGCACTGGCTCTATCCGGCACGAGGACGGGCGCACCGAGCAAGATTGCGACTTGGAGCGCTATGGCTTCAAAATGGAAGACCTGCAACCTATAGACCTATTTGTCTGCCCGTTCGAGGGTAGCGTCATAACCGCCGGAGAAGAGCACAATTGCCCGAACCGGCCGATGTCTCACTTTGCCTCGGCAGGAGATGAGGCGCTAACTGCAACCTTGCAAGCCAAGCTGGCTGAAGAAGAGAAAGCCAAAGAGCTAAAGAAATCTGCCGCGGCCTCTGCAGCTGCCAGCCCCGAGATGTTCAAAAGCGCGATATCTGCTGTGTTAGATAGTCCCGCTAGCGATGAGTTTATTTCCCGCGCGGAAGAGCCTGAGCTGCTTAACGATATTGAATCGGCGATCCACATAGGCGCATCAGTTAAGAAGCTAGAGCTTAACCGGTTGGGAACCGTGGTAGGAAAGAGCAAGCGCTGCGTATATGTTCACTGGGCCGATGGTGTAGAAGAGCAGTGCTGGCCTCAGGAACTATCGGTTGCCAAAATTGAGGGTGTGTAAGTCCCTATGGGTTCTAGGTTCCCCACCCAGTATAATTCCCCATCATTACCTTGGGGAACTCCGCCGGGAACGATAGACACAGAATTCAAGGTATTGAACACTACTGGGTCTGTTGCTGCGATATTTTCTGCCGGGAGCGTGGTTGTATCTCACACCAAAGGCGCCTACAACACCGTAGCAGTATCGTGGCCGCCAGTAGCGAGTGCAGTATCGTACACAGTATACAGCGGCTTCAGTTTGTACTTTGCTAACGCCGCGGCTGTCGGCACCGTAAACGCTCCCACTGTCTCGTACACATATCAATACTCCGAGTCTCTGCCTACTGATGTATACCCGCAGGTGTGGGTAAAGGCCAACTTTGCTGCGGTCCCGTCCGTGTTTGTGCAGGCGGATCCAGCTTCTGTAGACAACGCCATCGACTATTCTTCCCGGGCCAATAACCCGCTAGAGACTAGCTATGCAGATATCATCATAGACAACGATTATATGCGGTTTACTTTTGCTGAAGTACGCCGGCACTTCATTACTATGATGCAAAACGACGGAGAAGATTTTGAGATATATGCGCGCAAATGGGCGGGGCCCGCGTGCGTCTGTCGGCGCAGAACTGATATGGTGCTAGGAAGAGATCTGATACAGGGCGCCATAGTAGATTCAGAAAAAGGTATTGGCGAAGAGCCGAATATCTACGATGACCCGCCGAACGACGAAATAAGCCGCTGCTCGTATTGTTTTGGTACCGGCATACAGGGCGGGTATTTCTACAAGTATGAGACCCCACTTAGATATAGCGCTACTCCTGTTCGTCAAATCGTGTTCGGAAAATATGCACTAGAGTTAAACCAGAATTTCAATACCTGGGGGCTATGGATACCGAAAGTCCACGATAAAGATTTTGTTGTTAGGGTTAAAACAGGGGAGAGGTATGAGGTCTCCGGCGCCAAGATAGGCGAAATACGCGGTATTCCGATGCATCAAGAAATGCTGCTATCCATTATCAATCCCGGGGACATTCGTTACACGATTACCGACGCGGCCATAGCCGCAGGCGAGGCAGCCACTTGAGCACCACGACTGATGGCTTAACTGTAGTAGACCAGCGGACTATTGCGCGCGGTACTGGTGCGTACGATACTTTTGACGCAGAGCGTGCCGCCGCATCTGTTTCTGCTGTTGTAGACGCCAACCACGTTACTTATGTTCCGTATGTGCCTGCAACCGGTTTAGGTGATTACGCCCTGTCAGTGGTGTCTGGAGGCAGCCGGCTCACCTGGTATGGTACTCACAAGCCCGCAGCAGCGGTGTTGTACACAGTAACATACACCTGCCACGCGTCTCTTTTGTTTAAGGGCGTAGATTTTATCAAGACAGCCATAGTGAAGTGCCTACGGGTCGCGTACACCGTCCAGCCGTTTTACACCGATTTCGTATACAACGCTAGTGATGTTCAGACCAAGATATCCATACTGCCAGCGTGGCCTAACCGGGTATTTAAGACTCCTGCCATAATAGTATCGGTAGCCCCGGGTGGCGCAATGGAACCAACGCACCTAGCTCAGAACGAGAGCATAGCTATCGTAGAGGACGAGGACGGGAACCCATCCAGCGCGGTATCTTCCGGTGGTATGGGTATTCCGATATCGATAGAAATAGTTTCTACTCGCAATTCCGACATATGCAAGCTATGCGATTTGACCGTTTTGTTTTTAAGAACTTTGTTTACCTGGCGGCTGAGCAATTATGGTATCAGCTTCAAGAACATCACTATCGGTGGAGAGGACACCGCCGTTATAAACAATCAAACCTATTACAAGATAGCTATATCATTTACCTGCTACACAGAGTATCAAGTAGCACTTCCTATTGCCTTAGTAGACACCATTAACAAAACAAACTTCAAGCTATACGACACAGAAAGCGATTTGTTGTTAAACGAGTACGATACACCAGTGTAGTCCAGTATAATATTATATAAAATTATTAAATATAGAGTTGCACACGCACAATATGAAACTGGTTTTCAAATACACGGCGTACGCCAACAAGCTAACCCAGCGAAGATTTAATGAATCTGCCGGGTTGTGCTGCGATTTGTACAACTTAGCCCTGGAACAGCGTATAGCTGCGTTTAAGTCCGTGTGTAGCCGGTCGGTGTCTAAGTACGATCAGCAGAACGAATTACCAGAGTTTAAAAAAGCAAATCCAGAGTTTTCTGGTGTGTATTCTCAAACGCTGCAAAATGTGCTTATTCGTTTAGACAACGCTTTTCAGAGTTTCTTTAAACGCTGCCAGGCACACGAGGCACCTGGATTCCCGAGATTTAAGAGCAAAGATAGGTATACCACTATTGTGTATAATACTTCTGGGTACACGATTCGTGGAAAGTATATCACATTCTCCAAGCTTGGTACCTTTAAGCTAAAGCTCTCTCGGCCTATACTAGGAGACATTAAGTGCGTTACGCTTACAAAGAAATCCAACGGAAAATTTCAGGTAGCATTCAGCTGCGACAATGTTCCTACTAAAATTTTGCCAATAACTGGCAAAGCGATCGGCTTAGACCTCGGATGCACCGATATCGTTTCCGATTCTGCCGGTATAAAAACTGAGAATCCCAAATTTCTAAAAGTATCGCAAGAAAAGCTTAGAAAATTGCAAGCAAACTACGCAAGCAAAAAGACAGCTAAAGCTCGTAAGTGCTTAGCTAAACTGCACGAAAAGGTAGCCAATCAGCGAAAGGACTTTCTGCACAAGCTTAGCCGAAAGTACATAAACGAAAACGATTTGATTTGCGTTGAGAAACTTCAGCCACAAAAGCTGGCGGATAAGTCGTACAAGAATATTCGTAAATCAATGATAGAAGCATCCTGGGCGATGTTGCTACAGCAACTTCGCTACAAAGCAGAATACGCTGGTAGAGACATAGTTGAAGTAAACCCCAGGAACACTTCAAAGATGTGCAGTGACTGCGGCGAACTAGTTGAAAAAACACTAAGCAACAGAATACATAAATGCAAATGTGGCCTTAGCATAGACAGAGATGTTAACGCCGCTAAGAACATATTAAGGGCCGGGCAGGCCCCTATCCGAAAGGATAAAATCCTAAGCCTAAAAGCTTAAGAATGCCAAATATAGAGATATCTTCAGGAGGATAGAATGTCAACATTTTTACCCGGCTTCACCCGGCCGAGATCAGTAGTTTTTCAACAGGTAGTTTCCGCAAATCCTGCCCTTGTTTCGTTGTTCCCCGCTTGCTTTATCGGCGCCGGAGACAGAAAGAAATGGTATTCCCGTACCCTAGCCGCCGGCGGCACTGCTTACGGAGCTGAAGTAACCAAAGGTTCTGGAGCTTCTGATGTGTTCTATTCGACTGCAGCTCTAGCTGACGCGGATATGAATGTGTCCATCTTCGACAAAGATCAGAATGAGTACGTGATGGATGTCGATTGGCAGTTGTTAACCAACACAGCTGGCGTTAACTCCATTGAGTGGTTGACTAGCTCTGTGGCGCGTGCCCCAATCACTGGTGCGCTATACTATGCCAACTTCAAAATTCCTAAAGTTCCTGTGGTGGACTACCTGCCTCGCAGATTTACAACCTTAAAAGACCAGTACGACTGGTCTGGAGAGCCGGGCTACGGAACGCTAGGCGAAGATGTGAACGGTTCCTACCTGCTTAACGGCGCCTCTTGGGGCCCTACCGTCGGTATGGCCAATGGCCTGGGCGAGTGGTGGTCAGTAGAGCTAGACCCGTACGACGAAACCACGTACCTATCTCCTGGTGGCATCGAGCTAATTGGCACAGGCACTACAATAGATGATGTGTTCACGACCGAGGGAAATCTTCTCACGGCGTTCACACAAGCGCTGACCAAGATTATGGCTATCAAAACTTGGGCGGTTGTGCCAACCTTCCCGATGACCTCTACAAAGAGCGCGGGCGCTCAGTACACAGAAGTTAATAAAACTCTGTTGCCGGTTCTCAAACAGCACATCAATGACGCTAGGTCCATCGCCCAGCAGAAATTCCGCGTAGCGCTTATTGGCGCACCGGTTGGTTCTGACACGGGTATGACCGATCCGACACTGCTATACACCGATGCTCAGGCAGCTATGGTAAGCCGCGCAATGTCATACTGCGCGCCGTCCACTCCTCAGTATCTGTTCGAGGGCTACCCCAAAGATGTCGATGGTTCTATGATTGCTTCCGCAATTGCTGGTATAGCGTCTAACCCGAACTTCGACCCGGGCGAGCCAATTGCCGGAAAGCAGCTAGCTGGTTTCTACTCAATACCAACTATCTTCAACACTCAGCAGGTTAACCGTCTGGGAGTTGCTGGTGTTCTGCTCGTCGATAGCGTGACTTTCGGAACCCCGGCTGTAATGCTAGACTGCACGACCGACCAAACTTCCGGAGTTGCCAGCCAGCTAACATACACGAAAACCGCAGACTTCCTGTCTGAGTCTATTAATGACGCTATCAACAAGGCCGTCATTTACTCTAGAAATATCAAAGGTAGCGCGGCGTCTGCTGTAACGAGCAATGTTACCACGTTGCTGGACAAGGCTATGGAGCTAGGCTTGATAAACGCATATACTCCGGTAGCAGTGCAGACTAACCCCCAGGAATCCAGGCAGCTAGATGTGGCTACGACTATCACAATAACTCCTCAGATACTGTGGACGTACACTAAACTGGGTATCCAGATATAACGAGGTAATTAAACAATGCCGAATAACATTGCTGCTCCGCAAACACTAGCTAGACTTAAGCCGTATATCGAGATATACAGTGGGGGTACAGTAGCCCCCACAGATCTCAAACAGATACCTGCGGCTACCAACGTTGGTACCTCTGCTATCGCTACGGTTAACAAGCTTAGCTTTGAGGTCCAGCGCGACCTAGGCAAATGGCGCCAGTTTGACCAAGGCAGGATGGGCAGACCCGTCGAAGTAGTTCCTGGCCTTCCGTCTTACTTGATTAAGATGGAAAAAGTTGTGCTATACAACAGCCCCAGCGCCGCGGCTGGAAGCAAAGAGCCAGATAACATACTAAGCCTTTTCAAGCTGACAGACAACAGCTTTAAAGGTTTCGACATCATGGACCAGATTAAGCCATTGGAGATTAAGGTAAAGCTATACTCTCCAACTACCTCCGCCGGTGCCGTGGTTTCCGGGTATACCCCGCACGTAGTGCTTACCTTCTCAGGTTTTTGGTTTGAAGGATTGCCAGAGATGGAGTTTGAAGCAGTAGAGGGCGGAAAAGAACAGCTCGTAATCCAAGCCTGCAACGGTGAGGCAGCGAGCATGTCTGTAGCTGTTAGCTCCTAAGGAGTTCTAATGCGGCTGCCGGTTACTATTGGACGGCTGGCTCAAAGCTGCGAGATATACGCCACCACCGGAGGAAACCTAGACCCCACAGCCATCATCACATCGGTAATGGGGTCTGCGGTAACAACCGGCGGTGCGTTCAGTCTAGGCGCCAACCTGCTTTCGTTGTTAGGGGCTACTGAAAAGATAGGCGCAGTAGAGAAAATCACTCTAACAGATGAGCGAGAGATGAACGCAATTCACTCTATCGGCTCATTCGCCTTCGAGCCCGGAGTGATAACCCCGGGAAAAATAACTCACACAATCGCGCTAGATAAGGTAGAGTTAAACAGGGAGTCGGCGCTGGAGTCGTTTGGTTTTACAGGCTGGAACCTGTTTTATCAGCAGGTGCCGCTGCTGCTAAGGCAAGTATTCACAGATCCGTCGGACGATTCAAAAACATACGACATAATGTATTTGAATTGCTGGATCAAGTCTATGGGTCCTGTGACATTCGATTTATCAGGTTCGGGAAGCACGCTAGTAAGAAATTCCCTGACTTTGATATGTGGCAAAATAATAAACTCCAAAGCACTGTTATCTAACTTGCTAGGAGCTACCACAAAGGTATCAGGATCATTCAGCGTACCAGGAAGGTAATATATGAAAGTCATAAACAAGACAAACCCGCCGGCCCCCGTATCTGAACCTGTGCAGGCTGCTACTGCTGCACCCGAGCAGATAACGCCATTCTCTGAGCTCAAGGATTTGATCGGAACCGCTTCGGTAGTTTTTACTGGGATATATTCTAAAGAGCTAGAGGTAGTCCCTGGCTATCTGGTTAAATTCAAAACTTTGAGCAACGCGGATAATCTAAAGATGGCTGAGATGGTAAAGGTATCCGAGTCCACCACAACAGCTCAGTACTTAGAGGCTGCAATAGTGCCAACACTTACATACGCGATTGATAGCATACGCGTCGTTGATCCTGCCGGCGATAAGGTTAGCACTTTCAATTCCGACGACCCTAAAATAGAAGACGCGCGCCGAAAGGAGTTGCATGCGCAGCTATCTTCCAAAGTGCCGCAGGCTTTCTTAAATCTTTTGTTTAGCAAGTACCTGGATGTCGTGGCTGAATTCAGGGATATAATGCAAACGGGTGTTAAAAAAAAATAGTATTTGATGTAAACTACGCCCGGAAGTTATGGAGTATCTGCTCATATTTCAAAGTTCTGCCCACAGACCCTAAGTTAAAGCAGCTAGAGCCGTTTCAGATGTTGTGGATTATGCAGAATATAGAGCAAGATACGAAAGAAGCTATGTCCGCGCACACAACCAAGCCAGCGGACGCAAGCAACATCGAGACTACAAAATCATCTGCATTTAGTTTCAATGCAGACGAATTAGTAGATTCCGGTCAGCTCGGAAAGATTCTAAGTATGGCGGATAGCACAACTACAGAAAATGGCGCCTAATATTCCTCCAGCAAACCCGCCCTTTGGCGGTTTTGACCCTAAAGCGTTCTCGTCTTCCACCGGGGACGCCAATGCCGCGGCCATAAACGAGGCTATCAAAGGGATGGTAGCACAGCTTGATAAGTTTAAACTAGCTGGGCTGCAAGACACTACGGATGCGTTAAAGGCTAAATTTAGTGATCTAGCCGACATGACCAAAGTTAGCGCCAATACCCTTGCTGGCGCCATCGGCGTAGCTGAAGGAGAAATCATTGCGCCAGCGCAGGTGTTAGCTCAAAGGTTTGCGGAAGTAAACACAGAGCTAGCGGTTTTTGGCAGCAGGCTGGATGAAGAGATAATCGCATTACGTAAATCAATTAAAGAACAGAGAGATTTGCCAAATCTTAGAGGCAAGCAGCGGAAGCAGCTGGACAAGCAAGAATTAGAGTTGAAGAAAAAGGTGAGCCAGAAGCAGGAGATGTTGGACAGAAGTGATAGCATACAGAGACAGCGAAGAGAACTAAATCAGTACCAAAACACACTCCGAGCAGCCAGAGAGGCCGTAACAGAGCCCGCCGCGCTGCAGCACAAAACCTGGAAGACGATATCTGCTGATGCAGTAAAGGCATCTAAAGAATCACAGTTAGCGAATTTTAAGAGTAAAAATGTTCTTACAGAGTACCTAGGCACGAAGCTAGAGCAAACCGCGGCTGGCCGCGGTAAGGGCGCTGCGGCGGCCAACCTAGGCCTAAGCGCAGTAGGAAGTCTAGGTGTGTGGGGGCTGGTAGGAAAGGCGATAATGGATGGCCTTGCTGGTGCTGTAAGGGCCAATACCGTGATGGCACCCACGATGTTAAGGTCTTTCGGGGGTATCGGAGCAGGAGGTGCGGAAGAGGGCATCCTGCACTTACGCGCTGGGTCATTAGCCCTCAATAACTTTGCCAAAGAAACCCGCGGCCTGTTGTCCCAGGACGAAATGGCTGGGTTTATGGGTGTGTTGAATAGCTCTGCGCTGTTCAATCCTACTATACTCGCAAAAACAGGCCAAAGCATTTCAAGCATCGGCCCGCAGATTGGTAAGCTATCCGGCAGGCTGACTCTGCTAGGCAAAGCGTTAGGAATGACAACTGCAGAATCTGCTAAGTTTTTTGCAGATATGAACGCAGCTGGGCTAGTAGACTTAGGAAAAGATTTTCAAATATCCTCAGAAAAAGCATTTGACACTGCGCTTAGCAACATTCAAAAAATACAAGTAGCTCAGGGTGGAGATTTGTTCATGGCCAACTCCGCCCTGCAGAGAACGGTAGGCTTAACCCGGCAATTTGGCGTTGGTGCGAATAAAGCTACTGAACAGCTAGCTAGCACCTTAGGTATATTATCCGACTTCGCGTTCGAGTCTAAAGATGAAGCAATGTACAATATGTTTAAGAACGCAGAGTGGCGCGCGCAAACTGTCGATACTTTGATGGGCATCGGCGCCGGAATAGACGCTATCTCTATGGCCGGCTACAATATGGCGACTGGTCAGGGTGGCGCGGGTGGCGCATTCGGAGACATATACAAAAACCTTACTGCAGGACCCTTGGATCGGCTCACTAGTTTTATGGACGTTGTCGCCAAGTTCGGAGGAGGGGACAGAGGCAAGATGGCCACCTGGTTTACTCAGCTAACCAAAGACCCCACAGCACTAAAGGCGTTAACAGAAATCACTAGCAACCCAGACCGGCTTAGGGAATTTAAGAACTTAAAAGGTGCTGAAGATCTGAAGGGCTATCAACAGGAGTTTAAGTTGAACGACGACAGCATAGACGCATTGGCCAAACTAATGATAGTATCCGACGACCCGATGAAAGCAGTGGTAAATTTACTTACAAACATAGCCCAAGGCCTAGCACGGTTAGTCACAATCGCATCGCTTAACCCATTTGGGGCTAAGCGAGCAGGCGGGTAATTATGGCAGATATCAAGAACCTAGCATACTTAAGCACACGCAATCGCCCGGTAAGGTACTACAAAAAGCCGCAGATTTCCTGGGTCATAAGCCCTGAAGACGCCAAAAAGAACGGAATCAACAAGGTAATGAATTTTCCAGATGAGCGCGCCGGCACTGCTTGGAAAGCAGCTGGGTTAAATTCTCTAGCAGACAAATTAGCGGGAGACTATTATACTTTCCCCCACGTGCAGAATATCGAGCTAAAATATGCTAGGGATGTATCGGAGCAATACGGTTTGCAGGCTTTTTCTGTTCTGCCCTGGTATACCAAAGCAGTTGTGGTCACTGTAAAAGGTCTTGATTATCTTGGCTCATTCGTGTCTGCCGGTAGCTTGCCGCTTATAAAAACATTGGCCAATTCGTTGGTTATTAACCAGATGAGAGATGAGTTAATGGCCGTGGACGCAATGCTAGCATACCCTGGGGTAGTAAACACAGATGACGCCGCACAAAACAACAATATTGGTTTCTTGTCTGCAATCACTATAGGTATACCTGGAGAGGTTGATCGCGTGGAGTTAATGGGTTTTATCAAGGGCCTAGACATTTCCGAATCAGTGGAAAAACCATTTCTGCATTCATATACTTTGACCTACATTGGACTGGACAACTATTTTTACCGACAGAAAACCGCGGCAGATCGTGCAGCTGCGGATGCTGCCGTAGCTACGACCCCGTCCACTACTACAACAATAGCCGAAAGCAAGCCAGAGGGCGCTACTATCAAATCAATAAGTCTCCCCCAGGCGTAGAGATGAGCGTGTAAACTATGAACGCACAAAAATCTCTAGTAGGAGTCCAGAAGAAGGTCAAGGTACTGCTATACAAATATAGCAGTGAGTCTGCCATATATAAATTATTAAACACCCCCGGATCAGATCCAGAAACCACAGGGGATAAGTCGCTGGTTTTCTCCCCTCCAGGCACTGACCCAACAGATCTAGAGGTATCCTCTGGTGTAGTGTCTAGAGAGCTGAACAGCGGAGCGGCTATTGTTAGGTTGCCGTACGACTCTTGGTTTAGCCGGTTTTTCGGATCAGCCAACCAAGACACAGAAGCGGCTGATTTGTTTAGCAGCGCAGAAAGCCATATCCTCCCTACAGTACAAGATTTTTACAAAAACATTACATCGCTGCTGTGCAGCGCTAATTCGCTATCGTGGCGAAAAATGTTTACTAAAAATTACCTTGCCAATTTTGGAAAGGTAGCCACAGCGCTGCGGGACAAGTTGCTGATCGCAATGAACGAGGTAATCAACCTGGTTATCGCGGCCGGAGTTAACACCGAAACGCTATCGAGGGTTGTAGTTCAGTACGACATCAGCCCTTACCTGGTGAAAAGAGTGCATATCACTGCGTCTACAGAGTTTAATAACAATGTCAAACTAACCCTAGCCGTAGACCCAATGGCAGTATCTTCTGATATGGGTAATACTTATCTATCTTCTTCCGGACGGTACGCTAACACCGTTTCAAAGCAAGATAACAAGCTGGTTGACATTGCTGAGAACGATATAATTGAAGTAAGGGTGCTATATACCGGCGTACGTGACGGCTTGCTGAAAGAAGGTAAGTTTATCGACGCCAACGGATACGAGCGTGTTTTCATTGGCTATGTATCTGGGTCCAGAAGATCAAAAATGTATAATCAGGTTGAGACAGTGGATGTAGACTGCTACGGGCTCTCTAAGTTGCTAGAGACTAGCTATGTATCGTTTGACCCATCAATGAGAGAACAAGCAATGGGTCCTGCGGCTTTGTTCGAGAATGGTGCTGAGATAGACGCACCAGAGTTTCGCGGACTAAACAATAACTTTAGTGGTCAATCGTTGGAAGAGGTGTTTGATAGGGCTATTCGCAGCTTAGCATTGGCGTCAGCAAGTAATAAGAAACTTACAGCAAGCGCAGAGCTAAACCCAGCAGAAGCCGACTCTCCGGCTCCTAGTAAGAATTTAGACATGATAACGTATCGTATGAATCCTGGCGACGTGCTTCCTAGTTCACCTAGTGCTAACGAGACTCTGCACTTTAGTTTTCAGTTCGCTAGACACGTTCCTTTCCTGCTATATCTAGCTAAGGCATACGCAGACTACGAACCTGGAGTAGACAATACCGGGCGCTACGCCGAGGTGATAGGAACGGCAGAGCGTGCCCAGCTCAAAGCGTTTAACCTATTGGCGGCCAACGCGTTTAGGTTGTGGTACTCGGAGATGAAATCATTTTCGGAAGTAATCGGGATGATTCGCCAGAGTTCGCATATGGAGATTTTCGAGGACCGACCGGCAGTGTTGCGGTTACGGCCGCCTAAGTACAATATCATCAATTTTAACAAGAAGATATCCGACTTCGAAGGAGAGGAGCCAGTTCCGGCAGGCGGATCCAGGCCGTACATCGAAGTACCTCTTATCTCAGACAATGCAATTACGCAAACTGAAAAGCTCATAGCCGACTACGCAATAGACCCAGCGCAGATTATCGATATTAGCTTTCAGCGCAAAGATCCCGATATACAAACCAGAACAGATGCCACAATGCAGATCCCCATTGCCGGGGAGCTATCACAGGGGTATACCTCACATTTCACAGACTTAGGCCTGCTGGTAAAATATGGGCTAAGGATGCGCAGCCCGGTTAGCAATCCGTTTTGTTTGAGCGAGACGCTTTGTGCCATGGTGGCTTCTTTTTCCCAGGCAGTGAGCAACGCAAAGACAAGGTCGTGCTCTCTAACTCTGCGGGACGACAGAGAGTATCGCCCCGGTCGGCTATACTACATACCAATGAACGCTGCTAAGGTCAACGACCCTAGCGGAGTAATCAGCAAGGGTGTTGTTGGTTACGTGGAGTCTGTGACGACCACAGAAGCGTACAAAGAAGTACCAATACATAGTCTGGAGATGAACTATGTACGCTATGCTGAGATAATAAAGCTGGATCAGAAAGACTCGGACAAGCAACCACTGTACTACGCCAACTTTAAGCGATTGCCGGAGATAGACTCTATATTGGGGCAAGCGGCCCACGATAAGTCCACTGCTCTTGAGATACCGCGAAGTCCGCTTGCAGCAGGAAAAACCAAGAAAGATTTTGGTACGGGGGTATCACTATCGGGAGAAGACTTTTACATTGTAGACAACTCACCGCAAGACACTACTTTATCTGCGCAGGCTGCGCGGCCTACAGCAAACTTATACGAGCAAGGTAGTTATTTAACTCCTATAAACGGCAGACAGTTTCAAGGTAGACAGCTCACCAAAACTCTGTTGACGCAACTATCTATAGTGTCTCTAGACCCGCTAGCCAATTATTCCAATAGAAGCGGAAAGTCGGGTACATCGGTTGGCAAGGGTAACCGAGCATATGGCGCTTCAGCTAACTCGTTCGAAAATTACGAAGAGCAGTGCGTTCAGAATCTTGCTGCCATCATAAACTCAGCGATATATAGCGGTGCAGTAAGTCTAGCTATAAGTTCCAAAACGTGTGTCGGAGAAAAACCAAATAATATAACCTGGTTTAAGCAGGTAGGCGACATTAATGACAGCTCCGGTTATTCAGCGAGCGATTTCGCGAACGGTGTGCTTACTACATCAGGCCCCATATCTACCGGAAAAGTAACGGTAACCACATATTTTAAGCTAAATCAGTCGTGTATGCTATCGACTATTGAGATACTGCCCAGCGCGGGAGCCACACGAATCCGCAGACTAATAGCAACCTTTGTACCAGCGCATAAGATAGCGTCTTTGAGCAGAATAATTAGTTCTGGCGGAGCTCCTCTAGCATATCTGTCTAGCACTATACCGCCCAGTGTTACTACTATGTTATCTCCGAGTTTAATACATTTTTCAGATCTGTATTTGTCAGAGTGGACGCTAGGCGATATGTTCGCTAAGCAGTCTTTCAGCTCCGAGTCAGCCGCGTTCTCGTCGGTGCCTACCTCCTTTGAATTTACCCGCGGTCTTGGCGAGGATATAGACTTCGTTAACCACGCAGCAAACGCCACGGACCCTACCGGGTGCACCGCCAGTTATCAGGGGTTGTACTTAACCAATTATATCCCGGCTGCGCCTAGCAGTACTGCGACTACCACATCAGCTACTATTAATAAACTTTGTGATGCGTTAGGCGTGCCTAGCGGATGGCGCAACACTGCCTTACCTGTAGCCCGAACGTCGAGCATTAACAGTATAAACTCGGACAGCGCTGCCGGGGCTATATTAGACAATATCAGCACTATAGGCTATGGGCTAAAATTCCCAATGATATTGAAAGACTCATACTATAAGAGTATGTTTCCCGACGCTGATAGGGTGCTAGGGACGTACATACCCAGTAAGAACAATGACGGTATGGGATCATTCGGGCTATCCGCGATAATAGGTCGAGTACATACAGCAGCAGCTAATAACACGTTTTATTTGACGCTCGCCTCGGCATTTAAAAAATCAGGCATATTCTCTTACGGAGTATCGGGATGGGATGCTAATAGTGCTAAAATGCTGCAGGCCAACTATCCGTTAATAGATGTTGAGTATGTTGTGCATAAAACCTGTACCTCAGTGCCTAAAACCACAAAATCTGCTCTTATTGGCACTGGTGGCTATCTTACGAAATCTGGCGTAATCGCAGATAATCTAACCCTTTTGCTGACAAGTAGCACAAAGACTTTGCTGTCGTTCAATATCCGCATGTCAGGCATAAACAAGGCGCCTATATCCACCTTGTGGTCTAAGTATGTTTTTGGAGTTTCTAACACTATAAGAAATGCTGACCAGATGTTTTCAGCAACCTACGCGAATACGCAAACTGTCCCGTACCTCGGCCTGTACCGTAGAGGGACTCCGATGCAATATGCACTATACTTGAACCACCAATAGCTATATGATACACCAAAACACAGACGGCGCATATCTAAGAATAGGTTATGTTATCGCGTTTAGCGAAATATCCAACACGATTTCCATAAAGACATTCGAGGGTGTTACATACGACAATGTGCAGCTAGATCAAAACATTGCCAGTATGCCGTCCCCCGTAGTCTCTTCTACCACACGCAGCGGCCTTAAGACAGAAATAATGGGCTCGCTTGTGTGGTATGTCCTTTTGAACAATGTACCCAAAATAATGACGCTAACTGCCGGAGACCCACTAATTGTGGCGCGCGCCGAGGCAAACACCCCTTTTAGCGCCGTTAGGTTTAGCGTGGTAGATCCACTGCTCAAGCTGAGGCAAGAGGGTGACCACTTAGTACAAGCTCCTGGTGTCATAGACAAAACGCTGGGCCAGCGAGAGCACGGTGCTTGGCTGCTTTTGAAGGACCAGGGGGACGCGGTATTGGCGACCCACGATCTCGGCGCTTCTCTCCGCCTATCCCCCGAAGGGTATGTATCTGTGTACGGAACAAAGTACACTATACAAGGCGACGCGTCCAAAATAGCCGAGCTAGATGGCGTGTTAACTCTGACAGTGCCTGGTTCAGATATTGATATGTCTGCTAGCCAGATCAACCTGACCTCTGCCGCTGGCGAAATTAATTTATCATCCAACATTACTAGAATCATAACTGATAGCCTGACTCTATCGTCCACCGGACAGATAGGTATGCTCGCCGACGAAATAGACCTAGAGGCGCCTAACATTTTGGTAACAGCAGGCCAGTCTATGACGATCATTTGCGGAGACGCGGTTATAGAGATAACCCCCGGTCAGGTGCGCCTCAACGCAGGGGCGGGCAAGTTGCTGCTGAATGGCGGTTATCCGGTTGTCGTAGCTAAGACCGAGAACACGACCGAGATAACTAGTATAGACGACCTGATGGTATCTACCAGTGTGAGGGCAGGCGTATGACGACATACCGAAACGCGTTAAAGCAACGCGGCATAAATATTAACAAAGATATGGATGCTGCCTCTATGGTATCGGCGATATCTAAGATTCCTCCGGCAATGCTCGCCGCTATCCCGGGGTTAGCCAGCTTGGCGGCCGCGCTGACGGTAGCCAACACAGCCGCAGCTACGGCCCAGCAAACATACCAGACTGCGTCCAAGATGTACAACACTACCAAGAAGGTTACAGATGCTGCCTCGGCTGTGCTAACCGGCAATCTGAAGCAGGCCGGGGAAGAGGCCGCCAAGGAGGCGGCCAAGAACACATCCACAGTTGCACAAACAGCCATAAACACAGCCAAAACCGCTGTTTCTGACGCCGTAGATTCGGCAAAGGTATAGCTATGCTGACCAACGATACCATTATTTCTATAGAAAATTATATAAAATTATTAAATAAGGAAACAATAGCCAACATTGCTACCAGCGCGGATGAGGCTATTTCCGACATAATTTCGGCCGAGTCGGACAAGATGACACTAGCAATGGCCAAGCGGAAAGCGGCTATGTGTTTAGCCCAGGATATTGGAGCGAGAAAGATAGTTGTTAGCTCTGAAATGCAGAACACTACCACACAGTTCGTTAGAGAGCTACAGAAAGCGCAGCAGTCTGGCGCGCAGCAGCCAGCGTCAGGGGCGTACAATAAGTACAATCAAGAGAGCCATAACACGAATGTAGCCGGCGCGCCCGCATTCTCAGATAACGTAGCCAAGCTAGCAGACACAGTGGCAGAGAATACAAAAGAGTTAGCATACTTAGACGCATTTGAGGCCAAGATTTTGGACGCTATGGCAGACCTATCCGCAGAATCAGAACGATCTTCCGATATAATATCGTTTGCTGCGGCCATAAAGACTGCGATAACAGGAACTCCGTGAAAGACATAAGATATCTAACTGCAGGCCCCGGCGGAGCATACGGATTGTTCTCTGATGTTTCGTTTGTTGCGTCCGAGGGTGGCAATGTGGACCTAGCGGTGGTAGACGAAGAAGAACGCCTAAAGCAGGATGTTGCTAAAATAATGCTAACCGAATTAGGTACCGCGCCATACCCGAACTACGGCGCCGGTCTAGCCAACTACATTTATCGAAAATTTAATAGCATTGACGTGCTGGACAACGTTCAGAAGGACATACTGACAGCGCTATACTACCTCATCTTCCGGGAGCCATCCACCAACCCAGCGGAGAGGATTGGCCGCATTGACGATATATCTGTCAGTTATGCAGACCAGGCTATAACTTCCGAGATATCCATAACTACCGAGAAAGGCACCGGTGTAAATCTAGAGGCTGTAATATGATAATTCCTGTCGCGCAGCAAGCTAATCGCATTGTTCAGCTGATAAAGGCTCAGAACAGCAGCGTAATACCGGACCGATCCTCGGTTATCCACGATACCTTTGTGCTCCCGATGGCTAGCACTGCGGCATGGAGCGATGCGCTTATCGCGTACGGCCAGTCGCTACAGTCTTTAGATTTGATGGCTGCTGCATTGACAGATACCGATATGCTGACTGCTATTGCAGAAGCAATGCAGGTATCGTACAACCAGGCTTATGAATTTGTTGTTAATGGCATCTTGCGTTTCGGCGCCAACTATGGCTGCTACCTAAAACCCGCCACCGCAGCGACCGCGTTTATATCTATCTACTCCAACTCTTTACCAACCAGTGACATAAGCATAGCCGCGGGCTTAGGCGTAGAGACCGCCCAGGGAGTAAAGTACTATGTGCCTAATAGCCTTATGCTCACGGTTGACTCGGCCCCTGCGTTCTATGACGCTACGCTAGACGCTTACGCGATACAGGCATTAGCCGAGTGCTCCCAAACCGGAACAGCAGGTAACACCGGCACAGAAACTATCGTATACTTTTCAGATACCGCCGCCCTGGTAGGCATCGACGGAGTTACTAACCTTACGGAGGTGAGCTCTGGCTTTGCACAAGAGACCATTACCGAGTTTATAGCCCGAGTAAAGCTAACCATTTCTGGTACTAGTCTTCAAACTTCAGATGGCATAGCTGCTGAGGTGCTGAAGCTTACCTCGTTGCCTGACGTGTATGTTGTGGACGCGCAATCCCCGTATTCTATTCGCAACGATGGCTATGGTGGTGTTGTTGACGTGTACACTCGCAACTCGATACCTGTGTCCACTTCACAGACAATGAGCACCGTAACCCAGGCATCGGGCATGATATTCGCGCTCCAGCCGGTTATAGACATTCTCAGCGTATCTTACCAGACTGATGTGTACGTGAAAGATACCGACTTTATTTTGACTAAGGATACTCGGCCGGCGCTTCAAGGTTCTTCGTCTGCGCAAGATAGAATAGAATGGCTGACGGCAAACCACCCTCCGGATGGTTCCGATTATACGGTCAACTATGTGTACAACCAGGCCGTGCAGCTCATAAAGAGCGTGCTAGCTGAGCCATCGCTTACTCCTCTAATGGGAGATGTAGTGGACTGCGCGCTAGGAAGAGAAGGCACGCCTACTTATGTCGGCATACAGTTTAGCGTGGTTCTAAACTCCGCCGCCGCTAGGGCGACCGTTCTAGACAACGCTGTGGCCGCGGTATACTCATATATCTCCGGCCTAGGATTCGGAGACGCATTGGCTATTTCTGATGTTGTCGGGGTGCTAGAAGGTGTTGCCGGAATTGCTACTGTGAATGTCACTCCTATTCGTTTTGCGGTATACAACACGACGACCAACACCTATGGGGCTAATCTCGATACGATTACACCAGTCGGTGCGTCGTTTATCAAACCTTGGGAAATTGTGATCGGATGAGCGTACCAGATCCTACTAACCTAATCTGTTCCCGCTACCCCGACCGCACTGGGTTTATTCTAGTTTGGGACTCCAGCGTTAGCTCTGGGATGGCCAGCGTGAGCTACGACATTGAAGAAGACAGAACTGGCAACGGGGAGTATACTGTGGTTAAGAATGTTGTGGACGACGGCCTAGCAGATAGGCAATGCACAGAGATAGACGCTAGCGCTACACAGCAGTATTTTTTTAGGGTTAGAGCAATAGAGGCAACATCCGCGCCAGATTATTCAGATTATGTCTATGTGAGCGGCGGGCTATGACGGTATCTCCATCACTCCAGTTTAAAGATAAGAATGCCACGCTGCAGATGTATGGTACTGCGCCGGGCTCCGAGGTATACCCAAAAGACGCCAATCTGTGCCCGTACTTCAACACCACCGATGACAAACTTGTATATGTGAACCACCTGCCAACCTTGTCGGTAGGCGACGCCCTGACCATAAAGATAAACGGCAAGATAGTTGGAACCTCCTACATACGAAACTCTGATGGTTTATATATCTACGAGTTCAACCCACCGTACGGATATTTCCAGCTAGCCACAGTACTGCCGGACACTACGGAGATAACGCAAGATTTTACTTCTAAGAACCTGCTGCTGTTTTCCGCAGTAGAAGGACAAGAGTACGAGAGCTACCGCGACCAAGCCCTGGACATTATTGGCGGAGCCAATGCCAAGAACTATGACGATGGCGGCATCTTCCTAAGAATTTGCACGGACGCGCAACTATCCACGAACTATGCGTCTCATCTGGGCTTTGACCGCCCAGTAGACTGGACATATCTTACCTATGTCGGCGCCATTGCTGGCGATATCGAGAATGGCATTCAAGGCACTACTGGCTCGCTAGCCGCGACACCTACAGTAGTAGGCTCCTCGTTCTCTGGTTTGGCTATTACCAATCTGTTGCCTACAGAACTCTTCTGGTATCGCGGGCGTAGCACCACTGCAGTGTCTGGCGGCTTTGCTGGTAATGTTGCCGATATCGATACCTACCCGTCCAGGTACCCAAGCATCGTGACCTGGGGAACCAGCTCTGACGCAACGCTATACCTACTGTTTAAGAATTCCGTAGCGGCATCGCTAACCGGTCTGTACTCTGTGGGTATAGACAGCAATAACAAGCTAGTCGCAGCGATGAAGCCAACGCTGGATAATAAACTCAGAACTAGCATAGCCAACTTTTGCCCGCTCTACGATGTGTTCGTAGCGCCATCTGGATTTGCCTTCGTAATAGCAGACCACCGAGTGATAACCACCAAAGTTCAGAAGCAGGGCGTGTTCTCGGCCAAGAAGGACGGGGCATCTGTAGACTCAGTAAAAGATGTTATAGAATCCGTCACAGATTACCGCCCTACCACCACAGACATGCGACACTTACAACTAGACTATAGGCTTCGTGCTACAGGAATCAGGCATGGCGTAGCCACCCCGCTAACTGTGGAGGACGTTGCTGCTGGCCACACGCTAACTCCAATAGCCGGGTACGCTGCGCAGTATTTGGTTAATCCAGCTACAGGTAGCACCACAGCAACTCACGGGGTGTACGCCTGGGGTAGAGAGGTAGGTTTCGACACCAGCATACCAAAGCTATACGCGGAATACGGCGGAGCTTGGGATGCAGCCGGCCTAGCCGCAGCAGCGTCAGCATTTCCGCCCGATACCTGCTTTTCTTACGGCGTTCCTACTGCTGCGAACCCTACGTATATCGCGATGGTGGTTAAACTTCCATCTGCAGACTTTAACATACTGGCCGGCATCAACTACGATGGCAAGATGGAAGTATGGCCAGAGGCCACGCGAGATGCCAACGGTTATCTGCCTATCGCCGAATTTGCTGTTGATAGTGCACTGCAGAAGCTGACGCTATCTGAATCGATGACTCCTTGCCCGTACGACAACCTGGCTCGGCTTGTGAATGTAAAGACCAACGCTGGTTGGGTAGCAGGTAAGGACTTAGACCCAACAAACGATACACTTAACGGAGGCTACCCACAAAGTCTAGCGATTGATGACACAACCCACACAATACCCGCGTCACTTATCACGCTTGGATATACACCGAGTCAGTTCAATGCCGGGGCGCATTACACCAATAACCACGTTATTGACATTATACATGACGGCTTCACAATCGCGGATGATGTCATAGTCAAGACTGCTGTGAATGGCGTAGACCAATTATCTTACTCGTGGATAAATCCATTTGCTGATCCGCCTGCATATTTACATAATATTTTTCAAGAACAGTTTATTGGTCTTTCTACGTTCACTTTGGCCGTATACCCAGTAGCCAATTCTACGGAATTATATGTGAACGGAATTTATCAAAAAGAAAACATAGACTATACAGTGTCAACCACTGGCGTTGTTGCTATATCTACCAGCATAGACGCATCAGACGTTATAGATGTGGTGTGCGCGGGAAGTACTCCTGTGTATACCAAAGAAAGCTTCACGGCTAATCCAGCTACGCTAAGTACGTCTGTCATATCCGATCACCACATCAAGGTCTGGTTGAACGGCACTAGGCTATTTCTTGAGGCAGGAGATTATACAATAACAGGAGCCACGCTAACACTTAACGTAGCATTCTCTGCAGGAGATACGATAGACGTAATGTATATCGGTGCATCACCTGCACCGTGTTTTTATTCTGTTTCTCTGGACCGTAGTGCATTACCTGATTCTGGCGAAGTACATACTAGCTTCCCATTCGACTATATGTCTGCTATGCTGTACATAAACGGCGTAGCACAACCGAAAACAGAGATTATCGAATCTCCTAACACAGGTAGTGTTCTTGTTTCTGCGTCAATCATGGCCAATACCTTTAGCGGAGATATCTTGACAGTGGCCACTAATAGACAACTCGCGTACAACGTCGCTGTGCGCCAAGTTTTAACAAACGGAACTACAGTTAATTATTACCAAGGCTTGGACTTTTTAGTTAACTACACTACGGGTAAAATCGAGTGGATTACCGGACGGCCCCAACCAGATACAGGTACTTCGTACTATGCTAGCTATGCCTATTTCCCTGAGGACATTTTGACAAAGTTGTTAAGAACAGTCCGCCCGGCGACTGGTATAATCTCTCAAAGATATATCGCTACTGACGGGCAGGAGTTCAACCCCTATGATAGATTTGCGTGGCCGTTCAAAGACCCGCAGGACGATTTGGTAATGTAAGGAGATAATATGACAGTAGACTACAGCCAGTTTAAAATGAAATCATCCCCGGTATGGGCTTTACAGCCTGTTTCGCCTGAGGTACAGAACAAAGCGTGTTCAGGTGATCCTGATAACTTAATCAATAGGCTATCCGACCTGCTTGGTATAGACGCTAACAATTGGGGTATTTTTCCTGCGGCCGCGATTCGGAATAGTGATGCATCGGCAACTTACTACGAAGCATACAGCACAGTTAGTGGTTCTGTCTACTACGATTTTTTAGTCACAGATGACCAATCAGCTAACACAGTGTCGGTCGGGTATGGTTTAGCGTATGATAGGAGCGGACGGCGCATAGTTATTGGAGACACTGACGCTTATGCGGCGGCCAACCCCGCAGCCGTAGACGCCTGGGGTTATGCTAAGCCTAAGTCCACTGGTTGCCAAGACATACCAGTACCTACTAGTGCTGTTGCTACTTTTTACTTGTGCGTGTCGCATCTTCCAGTCGTTGAGTCTTATAGCAATCCCAAAACCTCTGTAGATCCAGTATCAGGAGAAGTTAGGTACACCAGAATCACCGATGGATATGAGATAGAGTTATTATCCAGTGCTCCTACAGATGGTACTCATGTATTATTAGCAACCATTGTCGTAGATATCAGTGGTAATTTTGTGGTTACGCAAACTGCTGCTATTCGAAAGTACATCCGAATGCCGGGAGCTCTTGTTAGCTCCCCGACAGAAGGATTGGACGGGGTGCCGCTGGTTAAGACTGTTGCACAACACATACAGGCAGTAGGTACCAGTGCTGAGGCTTACTCAGTAGTCAATCCTCATATGCAGAAATTGAGAGATTTAGACGGCTGGGAAGAAATAGAGAACTCGCTGGCCGCGTCTTTCAGGGCTGCGTTCGCCAACGGGCTAATAGACACAACGTATAGCAACGCATTCGCGTACACAGGCAGCGGTAGCTCTACTATTACATTCTCAAACTTAGACACCGGAGAATACGCATTTGTTAACGGCTATCTGTACACTGGAGATCAGGTGTACAATGGCACCACTCAGCTAGATCTAGGAGATTCAATACCTGTATCCCCGACTACGCAAGCTAACTATTATGTGTACCTAGAAGAGAACAACGACACTGATAGCACGCACAAGCTGCAGTTTGTTCTATCCGTCTCGGCTCCAGTAGCTACTGACCAAACGAAGTTGCTGCTTTGTACGCTGACCTGGTCTGGGTCTGGATATATCTTCAACGCGGCCGACAATCGTAGATTCAGTATTGTGGCAGACAGCAGCAGGCAGGCGGACGCCGCCACTGCAGCTAACGCCGTACAGCAGTCCAAGAAAATATCGTCGCTGGAGGTAGTGGGCAATTCAACAATTCCTACAATCGTAGGAAATACAAATATGACCACCGGCAATCTGACCCTCACTGCCGGGAACATTGGCCTAACCGCTGGGAATATAACCCTAACCGCAGGCGGTTTAACTGTGACAGCTGGCGTCATTTCTGGCGCGACACTAGTATCCACAGGCGCGACAACCGTAGGCACCGACCTAACTGTGCAGGGACACCTAAACGGCAACACAGGTAGCGGGTTGCTAACGATACCAGGTAGCGTGTCTATCGGCGGCGTGCTAACCATTAGCACGCTAAGCGTCTTAGGAAACTTCTCTGCGGGAGGAACGATAACCGCTAGCGCATCGTCGGCTCCTTTCCAGGTTCCAGAATATGTGGGTGCGGTGTCGTACGCTAGCTATCTGCCTGCTGGGACTATTGTTATGTGGATTGGCGCTACGGCGCCTGCGGGATACTGTCTAATTGATAATAGCTTGATTGCGCAAGCAGAGACCAAATATCCGGATTTATGGGCGGTAGTGCCAAATGGCTGGAAGTCAGGAGATGCAATCCAGTTGCCAGACTGGCGTGGCTTGATGCCTATGAACGCCAGCGGTACATACCCTTTACTAGATACAGGCGGAGAAGCTACGCACGTGCTTACCGAGTCCGAGATGCCTACGCACCACCATGCTATACCTCAGTCTTTCGGAGGTTTAGACGGAGCGGCAGGTTCTCCGTACCGATACGTGGGAGCGGCTTTGGCTGGAACGGATACCACAGATGTTGGTGGCAGCGTAGCACATAACAACCTGCCTCCGTACGTGGTAGTCAACTGGATACTAAAGCTAGCGGCATAAGGATTGGTACAAAATTATATAAAATTATTAAATATAGCAATGCTAAAGACCAACGATGTATTGTGTATTCCTATCAATATGCGCATCCTGGAGAAGCACGGCCACGAGGATACGGTTTATTACCTCTGTCAGTGCGACTCAGTACCTCTTGGCGTTGTGCCGCACGATGCACCTTACTTTATTGTGTCTGAGCACGTGATGAGCACAGACAGGAAACTAACGAAAAAAGAACGGGATGTCCCGGACGCTATCCTCAGGTGGGGATTGCTAGAGATAGAAAAATTGGAACAAGCCGAAATAGAGGAAGAAGATGATTAACATATTTAAAAACCTGACAAAGCTGCTAGCCGCCGCGGCACTATTTTCCGTTGTTGCATCGCCCGCGACTGCGGCCCCGTCTTCTAAAATCAAGCTCCAGGATCTGGCGTTTGTTCCAGTGGTGTCGACAGACACATTGCAATCTGGCACTACCTTCTATGTCTCTAGCGGTACAGTAAACCAGGAGCTGAACATACTCGGCCAACTGAAGTTCTCAGACGGCACCTTGCTAACCTCCACCAATGCCATCGCTGGCTACTTGCTCAGCTCTACAAACACCTGGACGGCGCCGAATACTTTCCTACAAATCGTCACAGCCAATATAACAGGCAATGCGGGCACCGTGACGAACGGGGCGTACATAAACATAGACAACAACTGGGCCCAGACCCAAAAATTTCAGTACGGCATTCTGGTAGAAACCGCGACAGTCAATGGCGACCTCACCGCCAACACGCTCTTGGGTTCAACCATGACCATCACAGGTCAGGCCAACTTTAACGATGTATACGGGTCAACCTCAACGTTTTTATTGACCAATGCATCTACGTCCAACGTATCCAACCTGGGAATATGGGATGCAGCCTTAGCATACAAAACCATGTTCAGGGGCGGAGCACAGACCGCTGACATCACATATACTCTGCCGGCGTCCACGGACGCAGCCAAATGTCTTAAGACCGGCGTAGACGGGGTCACTCTGGAATGGGGTGACTGCGGCGGGGCTATGACCAACGTGGCGTACACCAACGTCAACAACAATTTCACAACGGACCAGACCGTATACGGCAAGGTCCTTATTACAAGCGCAACTATGGTGTCCAACGGAATAACTTCATCGTACGACTCATACACCAAGTCTGTTCTGCATTTAGACGGCTCTCTAACGGACGACACGGGGAAGACCTGGTCGGGCAGCCCATCGTATGATGCGTCGGGCAAGTTCAGTCAGGCGCTTCAAGGCAATGGGTCGGCCATAACCACGTCCGACACGCTCACTGACTTCGACTGCACCGGAACAGGGGAATGCACGATAGACTTCTGGTATAAAGAAGCTTCAGGTGTGGGGTTCGGCGCCGACATTTTCTCGCTCAACAATTCCAACAAATGGTTCATATACAGCGGAGGCGAAGGCAGCGGGATCAGCTCGATCTGCGTTGGCCGCTCAGGCCTTTGGTCGGAATGCACAGACCCAGGCACATTAACTACAGGGGTATGGTCACACATTGCTGTCGTGGTTCACTCTGGTTCGACCAAAGTGTATATCGACGGACAACTTGAAAAAACAATAGCTCATAACATAGAAGCTCCCGGCGCCAGCATTAGTCTCATGGGCATATCGCTTGGGTCTGTAGATGAGTTGCGTTTTAGCAAAGACGCCGCACGCTGGTTAACCGGCTTCGTGCCTCCTACAGCGCCTTACACACCAAACGAACCTATAGTGGACCCACGCGCAGGCTTAGACATTCTGTACATCACGGGAGACCTACCATACGTTCTAGCAGTTAGCACGTCTCCGGACGCATACATGCTTACTGTTAGCTCCTCAACCGGAGAAGTTGCGATAGCCAATGACTTAAACGTCGAAGGCAGCGCAGATATAGGCGGTTCTCTCACAGTCACAGGAGATGTGTCGGCCGACTCGGCATCCGTCTCTACGCTGACTGTGCGCGGCAAGACAGACTTCGGAGCCAAAACACACGCAGAGCTGCAGCTCTTAGCGTGCCCTACTTTGCCGTGTATAGCAATGTCGTCAGACGCTCCGTACCATCTGTATATCGCTACCGACACTCCAGCAGGAAGCTGGCAAGACGAAGCGGGTGCCGCACCATAGGTACCAACCGCTTGAAGTGGGTAGCAAAATTTTGTATAGTATAGGTATAGTGCCACAATGCAACCAAATAACAGACGGCATAGGAGAATATAGTGCAGATATTCAAGAAAGAGATACCCTTCAACACAAAGGATAAGGTCATAACAATCCGAGCGGCTGAAGCGCACATCTTAAACCCGTTGCACGCGGACAGAGAATTCGACAACTTCGTAGAAGAGCAAGTAGCAGACAAGAACTCGTATTGTATTTTTCCAGGCGATTTCATTGAAGACGACCGACCTAGCACCCGTCTTCGCCGCGCGGGAATGTTTCTAGACCGCAGAGAAGCCTGGGGATTGGACGACAAGCAGCATATGACCTACCTAGACCAGAAAGTCATACCAATGGTCAAACGAATGGCCCCGAGATGCCTAGGAATGCTAGATGGCGACCACTTCAAGATGTATTCCACCGGTCTTACCTCCACACAATACATCTGTATGAAAGCGGGAATTCCCTACCTAGGGGAGCGCGGTTGCTGGATGCACCTGCTGTTTACTGCCCCGTGGAAGTCCGAAAAAGCATACAACTTGCTGTTCAAGCTAGTTGTAGTCCACGGAAACGGAGCCGGGCAAACATACGGCGCCGATGTCAACAAGCTGAATAGCTTGCTAGAGACTTATGTTGGCGCAGATCTTATCATCGCCGGACACACCCACAAGCTAGACCAGGTTAAAAATACTGGCATAGATACCAATAAAAACGGTACAGAAATGGTATTCAAGACCAGGGGCGCGTTTCGCTGCGGCTCGTTCTTGAAATCTGTGGTATCCGGCGATACCTCTTACGCCGAGCGCGCCGGGTACCGTCCGCTGCCAATCGGTTATGGTTCCGCACGGCTTCACTTTAGCAGAAACCATAACGGCGCGTACGATATTAGCAAGTTAGAAATCGTAACCTAATGAAAGGCATATTACAAAAGAGAAAATTAGTGATGCAGACCAACGGAACAGTATTCGTGCCGTTGGGTAGAGAAGGTGTAAGCTTTGCTATTATTGACGCAGAAGATTACTGGCTGGCTGCGGGAATATTGTGGTCTAAGAACGGGAAGGGCTATGCAAGCGCTAACGGGTACTCTGCTGGCAAAAATGTAAGTGTACCGCTACATTGTTTAGTAAACAAGACTCCGAAGGGGTTTGACACAGACCACATCAACGGAAACAGGCTGGATAATCGGCGCGAGAACTTACGTTCGGCGACGCCGTCTCAGAACATAAGGAATAGAGGACCTCTGCGAGGCAGGAAATTTAAAGGTGCGTATAAAGCCAAAAAAAACTGGATCGCACAGATAACAGTAAATTACCGACGCGTACAGCTAGGCACATTTCCGACAGAAGCAATGGCGGCAGCGGCGTATGACGCTGCGGCAATTAAATACCACGGGGCATTCGCGCGGCTCAACAAAGCAGAACGAGCGCCGATCTTATGACTGCGCGCATAAGCATGCAACTGATAAAAATACTACTATTAGCCGGCTGCTTAGCTCAGCCGGCTATTGCCGCGCCTGACATCGTAGCGAACAACACCACCACTACCAACCTTACGGTCCTCGGCAACACCAACCTGCTAGGCACAATAAACGCCCCCAACCTCAAGATAAACCTATCCAACATCGGCAACCTGACTGTTGGGGGCGTATTGACCGTAAATGGAACAATAAAGGCGCCTAGCGCCACCATTGGCGCAATAACCGCTACCACGATAGTAGGGTCAGGCGCTGGTATCACAAATTTGAACGCTTCTTATCTAGCTTCTGGAACTATACCCTGGGCCCGAATAGGGCCGATGACTGGCGGAGACCTAACTGGCAGTCTGCCAGCTCCTGAGGTCATAGACAATAGCCACAACCATAGTCAAATTTCTGTCACAGGATTTTTGTTATCCACCGCAGCGGTCCCCGTATACTTGCTAGATTTGTCCACTATTGCTCTAGCGATCGCAAACGCTACCACCACCGTTCCTACCTTTATGTACGCCTCGACAGGTACCTGGTCTGCGGAGCAATACTTTAGCAGTGCCGCGTTTAACCGGGTTTGCATCAACGGGGATTGTAAAACGGCCTGGCCGACTGGGGGTGGCGGTGGGGGTTCTGGAAATGTATACACGCCCGGAGGAAACCCTGGCTACTTGGCAATGTTCTCACAAGGGAACAGCACGGTAACCGCGTCTACTTATACTTTTGAAAACGAGAACGGACTCAATATATCCAGCAATGTATTGACTGTTGGGGACATAACTGCTTACGGCAGGTTGTACGCTGAGGATGTTATAGCCACCTACGGGGTGGAAGCAGCTTCTGGAAATATAGCTGGGGTGTTAAACACAGGCTATTTATTAGTGAACTCAACAGATGGCCTAAACGGCAACATAGTTAAAGTATCGTCCGGCGCGGTGCTTATCGACGGTACTGATCCCAGGCTTGTAGTAGGCCCACGGCTTAGTTCTAACTACTTGCTCTACCTGAACGCTGATGGAGTACAGCTCCCTGACAGTTATGCAATGAACATTCGGAACCTAAACTACTGGTCCAGCGGCATTACGATGGACATAATGAACGGCTATGGTGTTAATGTTCTAGTGAACGGGGACCGAACCGATAACAAAGGGATGCACGTATGGGCGCATAACGGCACTGGCGTGGAGGTATTCGGCGGAAATAACTCTAATCCTGCATTTTATTACCACGCACTAATTAACGGCCAAGATGTTGGAACCGGCCCAGCGTTTTATGCCTCGCATTATATCAACACATTTTCTAGCGATGTATTCAAGGCAGAGATGGGTATAGATGGTTCTGCGTTTACCGGAAGATTCTTGAATTTCAGAGACAAATATTTAGACAAATTTTTAATAGATGCAACTGGATACCTATGGTCCGCATCCAGCGCAACTTTTACAGATGTGTACGCAAACTCTTTTAATGGCTATGTTCCTAGCCAGTATGTGGATATGTCTACTGGCACGCCTAACAGCCGAAATATTAACACCACGGCACCGATATACGGCGGAGGCGATTTATCCGCAGATCGCACACTATACCTAGGGACAATAACAAGTGCGCTAGTTGATAGCAGCATACGCATAACCACAGTGCCTATAACCGGCGCAGACACCACTGGAATACTGTTAGCCACGGCCGCAGTGCCAGGAGCGCTACTAGATCTCTCTACATATACTTTTGGTGGTGGCGGAGGAAACGCATACACTGATGTCGGTGTCATTGGAGACGCGGCTTACTATGTCGCTGCTGATTCTATCGCGGCATCGGGGATAAAGATATCAACAATTCGTACCACAACAACTGCTATTACATCTGCCGATGTTGACGCGTCTGTTTTAATATCTACCAAAGCCGTGCCGACTGATATTGTTGACCTTAGTACTGTGTCCAGCGCCCTAGCCGGAAAGCTCAGCAACACGGAGGCAGTGCCAACCGCGCTAGTCGATCTCTCAACAGTGACTACGGAATTATCTACCAAATTAAGTTCTGGACCCATAACATCAGCGATGGTAGACGCCTCTGTGCTAATAGCTACTTCCCCGTTCGGCGGGGATGTCTCAGGTACTTATGACGCTACCATAGTCGCCGACGACAGCCACAACCATAGTCAGATTTCTGTCACAGGATTTACCACAAGCACTGCTACTACGCTAGAAATAGCCCAGGCCACGACTTCCGCAAATGTGGCCCTCCTAGCGTCATCCCCTACCCTTAGCGGAACCTGGACATTCCTTAACCCCGTAGCAGGTAGTATAACTGGCAATGCCGGGACTGTCACGAACGGGGTATATACCAACCAGTCCTACTCCAATCCATCGTGGATTACCTACATAGCTCCCAATAAGCTGGACTATTCTACCATCACTTTAGCCATACAGAATTCTACTACGACATCTTTCGCAGCGTTCCTGGCATCGTCTCCCACTTTCTCCAGCCTGATCACTGTGCCGATGATTCACTTCGATACCAACACCACTCCGTCCGGTTTCAGAGAAGGACGGTTGTACTATGACGCGCCGAACAAAACCCTAGCAGCGCAGATTGACGCCGATGTCACGCTCCAGATCGGCCAGGAGAACCACGTCCTGGTACACAACGCTACCGCTTCTCCACTAACCAATGGGCAGGTAGTCTATATCACCGGCGCTTCCGACTCTGAGCCAACCGTAGCCCCTGCAGACGCGCGCTACTCGACGATGTCTTATGTGCTGGGCGTTGTAACAAACGCTAGCATTGCATCAGGCGCGCACGGTCTTGTGACCACATTTGGAGCCGTTAACGACCTAAATACTTCAGCTTGGTCTGAGGGAACACAGCTATACCTATCGTCTACCACCCCGGGCGCCTTTACCTCTATACCTCCATCAGAAGGCGGCCAGGATGTGCGTATAGCCCGGGTGCTTATCTCTAACGCCTCTACTGGCAGAATCCTAGTAAATGTGCGCCAGATGTTCCAGTTGACGGACGCCTCTGATGTTACTATCTCTACCCCAACAGCCGGTCAGTTGCTAATATACAACGGGCTAGAGTGGGTCAATGGTAGTGGCCAGGCCGTCGCTGCTGGTCCTGGCATAAGCTTCTACTATGATGGTACTATGATCACTGTTCCAGGAACCCAGAACGTTACCGGCGTAGAAACACTTAGCAAGACGCCCTGGGCACACGCTGAGGATGTAGAGTCTAACATAGTTAGCAACAACACCATACTGGCAGAGGCGTATGTCCACGATACTCCGCTGGGCCGTACCAAACTAGACGCAGGACCCTGGGAATTCTTCAGCTGGACTGGCGTAGACAAATCGCAGGGCGTTACTGTGATTCTACGAAACGTGATGAGAGTACGCACCAGCACCGGTACCATCACTAGCTCTGATATTGGCACATCTTCTAGGACTTTTACCTGTACCGGAGATACTCCATTTGAAACTACCTCGATAGATGTAGGCGGGACTGTAGATTCAGACTCGTACGTAAAGACAGCGAAAGGTCTATACCGCATTCTTAACAGGATCAGCAACACAGTGGTTCAGGCTGCTGTCCCATCTACGTACACCAATGAGACCAGCACTTTCTCAGTTCACAAGCGCCTGTTCCAGAGCGTATCTAGCGAGATTAACAACATCGCAGGAGCTGCTCCACTATATCCCGGACTGATACAGGTTAGCAACAAGTCAGTGCAGCCAGAGTTTACTATTCTGGAAACAGACAAGATAGCCGTGTACCGTTTCGTAAGGACGGACGCCAACACAAACACGACAGTCTACTTTGCTTATGGCGGCACGGAGAGATACTCGTACCTGACAACGCCCTTAACTACGCTGCACAATAACCTGCCAGCATTGCAGGGTGGAACAGGCAGTGGCATAACCGGCGAGTACTACCACCTAACACAGGCTAAGTATCTAGAGGTCTCTACGCTGTCAACTGACCTAGCGGCTAAGATTTCCAGATATGGCGATACGATGAGCGGGCAACTAACTGTATCGTCTTCTGTCGTAGCGAACTTAGGAGCCACGGCCCAACATACTGTGTTTACCGCATCCGGAACTATTAACGACTTCCTGCAGTATGATATACAGAACAATTCCAACGGTTCTGCAGCACAATCTGGATATTCTGCGACGGCAGATAATGGAACATCCGCGAGTAACTTTATGTGGTTAGGTATAAATAATTCCGGATTCACGGATACCTCCGATTGGAACGTTGGAGCAGCAGGAGACACTAGCTTACTATCATCGTATAACGATTTATACATTGCGAATAGAACCGGTGACAAGCGCATACTTTTCTTAACAGACGGTACCAAGGCCGCTAATATAAGAATGGTTATAGACGCCACAGGTACTGTAACCATGAACGGAAAGTTGTCTGTTATAGGTACAATCAATGGCCTCGACGCGTCCACTATTCGCACCGCTACAACTCCTATAGTCAGCGCAGACATCACCAGCCTGGACGCGGCCAAACTAACTGGAGCGGTCCCTGGAGCAGCGCTAGACTTGTCCACTTACACTTTTGGGGGCGGAGGAAACGCATATACTTCCATTGGCGTAGTTGGACAGATACCATACTATGTGGCTACCGATAGCATAGCCGCAGCTGGTATACAGCCATCGCAGATACTGACCTCTACAAATACCACGGTGGCTAGGACGAATGCCGCAAATACTTTCACAGTATCATCTAACGGGGTATACCTAAACCGTTTTGATAACCCGGACACCGGTACATCTGCAGCCAGCCAGATAGCTATGCTGGTTGGGGGAAGCGCCAATATGGAGTTAAGTCAGTGGGTAGAGAACCACTCTCTATATCCAGGTAAGACTATCCTCGGCGCAAACGGAACTGGAGGACTGGCACTATATGCAGGCCACGCATCTGGAAGGATTAATTTCTACACCAAAGGCGCCCCTACCATAGCCAACCTCAAGATGTCTATGGAGCCAGACGGCGCGGTTACAGTTACTAGTTCCACCACCATAATTGGCGCTGGAGGCTTGAGCGTAAGCTACGGAGTGGCGGCGTCCACAGTGGCCACCACGAGCACCGCCACGCTGGCGGCTTTGAATGTCACAGGGGCGGTAGAGTTCCAAAAACCCGTAAATGTTTCGATTGTGCATATCTCAAGCACCTGTGCTATGGGGTCTGGGATAATTGTATGCACGGCAGATTGCCAAGATTCGTTGGTAACTGGATACTCAGCAAGCGCCCCTTATCCTTGGGGATTTGAGGGATATCAGTATTCCGGCGTTGGTTATGCGCCATATTATTGCAAACCATATCAAAATGGATATAGATGTGTATGGGAAGTGGGTACAAAGACAGGCAATGCTTTCGTTTTTGCTTCCTGTTCGAAAGTATATTAGGAGGTGCTATATGAACGAAAATCTAGACGAAGCTAAAATCACAGCAACAAACCGTGTAAGGTATCTCGCCAAAGTTCGGCTCTCCGACACGGATTATAAAGTAGTCAGACAAATGGAACAGCCAGTACTATCAGACTCGGATTTCGCCGCCCTGAAGGCCGAACGACAATCCGTCCGCGATGCCTGCAACGCCCTTGAGGCGAATATAGCTGCCTGTACAATTGTGGCAGAAGTGCATGCCTTAGTACCGGAGGCGGCCTAGGCGCAGTATATCAGGACCCGGGAGGAGCAGCGGACCGTGTTCGTATGCAAAATGTGGCCTGTGCTACATCAAACTCGGACATAAAATACTGTTGCTGCCACTAAGGAAAACATATGATGGCATACTTAAAAAACTGTAGGGCCATAGTACCAGCCGAAGATCCGTTGCCAGATACTATGACATTGTTAGCCCCCTCTTCCCAGTACGATATCTGGAACGAAGAGCTAGGCGTCTGGGAGCTCAATCGCGAGAAGTGGCTGAACGAATGCATCAGACCAGAACGCAACCGGTTGCTTGACGCTGCAGACCAACGCGTCCGAAGGTATGACTACCAGATCCGCGCCGGCATCACAACCACAGAAACCACCAATACCATTATGGCAGTACTGGCATATATGCAGGTATTGCGAGACCTGCCGGGGACAGCAGAGTACGCTGGCTTTACCTGGCCGGTGGTACCATAGGAGATATATGTTCGCTACATTTCTAAGAGCTATTGCTTCCATATTTCTAAAGTTAGTTGATTCAGTTAATTCAACATTAGAACCGTTTAAGCCACCGCTATGGCGCGGGACAGTATCTCCAAGCCCGGAAAAGATAGCCAGCTCTTACGCGCGCGCCGTGGCCGATCTCAGCACATTTCTGCACTTCGACACTCTCCAGGAACGCGTTTGGGCTTGGAACCAGGACCCTAACGACCTTGGCGACAATTGTGTCTGGCAGGGCATTCTAACCGCCTGGCAGTGTGTGATCAATGGGCCGCTAAAAGAAAAAGCCATCAAAGGTCTTGCGTCGTTGATCGCTAACCCGAATTTTACCGGGCCTACGATTGTTTTACGGGGAATGTGCAAAATCGGGGAGTACACCCCGCCTGTGGAGCGCAAAGACTTTTACCGAACAAACGAGACAGGCACTTGCGTTAGCGCCACGGAAGAAGCTGTATATCTATGTAAAGAGGACGCTAGCCTGGACTCGCTGATAGGCGTGCTGTACGGCGCCGCCTATGCCAGCAAAGAAGGTAGCACTGCTGCTATCCAGTTAAAGGCTCAGTTGTCTAACTTGCTTGTCAGTCTCAAGAATAACAATTTCAAGATGCAGAACCGCGATGGGTCCAATACTGAGTTCGGAGACCTAGACCCCAAGCTAACCCAATTCCCTCTGCGCCTGGTAGCTCTTATGTTGGTATACAAGCTGGCCGGGGATCAAGATAGCTATCTAAGATTGTACAACCAATCAATACCAGTGCTAGACTGCACTGAGACGCACTTTCTTTCCAACCGCGGCTGGTCCAACGACCACCTGGCGTTTATGGCCTACGACGCACTCCTAACAATAGAGGCAGACCCAAAGATCAGAGAGCAGTACTTGAGCGGGCTAAAGCGCCTGTATAACAAAATAAAGGACTCGGGCAACCCGTGGTTTTCCGCGGTATGCTGCCGCTGGCTGGGCGTAGAGCTATGCAATAACGCCATAGAGGATATACAGGTATGCCTACACGACTTCTTGGTGCCTAAAGTGGCCATAGAGCGCAAAAACTCAACCTACTCTGGTATAGAGAAAGTCCAGTTTGGTAAAGAGCTAGTCGCGCTGCGGCCGTTGCGAATGTTTGACCGGGTCCCGACGGATTACTTCTGGCAGCGTGGGGCGTATCAACTGGACGGGTGGATAGGCATAACCGTACCGTATGTTCGGTTTTTCTGTCTAGACTTTCTGTTTTTGCACGATTACTTTGCCGCGTTTGGGCCTAAAGACCCTGGAAAATAGCACTAGCCTGGTATAAAATTATATAAAATTATTAAATATAGGCAACGCTATCTATAGAGGGTATTTATGAGTTTAGTCCATTGGTGTATTATAAGGCTAGGTGGAGCCAAGAACGGCAGCGAAAAGACATTCAACATCGGGCCGGATTTTATCAAAAATTTGGTGATGTTAATAACGGCGCTTATTGCGTTCGCTACCTGGCTTAGCACTACTATAGCCACTCCTGTGCAGTTAAACTATCTGAAGAGCGATATAGAGCTACACAAAGCTGCCAATATAGCCCAGTTCCAGGAAGGTAAGTTGAAGGACGCGCAACTGTCCGAAAAGGTGGACCTGATATACGCAGACACCCGGGACATAAAAAACATACTAATGTCACAGCAAACCAACCATAGAGACAATGACCGAAGATAAAAAACTATCCAAACACTTCTCCCTATACGACCTAGCATACACCTCAGCCCCCAACCTCCTCAGTAGCAATATCGCAGAGGCTGCTAAGCGTTTGCCGGAGTTGTCTGGCATTTGCAATAACATTCTAGAGCCTATTTACTCTAGGTTCAACCGAAAGCTAATAATCTACCAAGGTTTTTGTACTCCGGAAGTCGCGCAATACGCCGGGGACTACTATGATAAGTCCCACCAGGCCGGGCGCGCGGTGCATTTCTGTGTGAAGGACATACCAGGAATTCAGGTATACAACTGGATAATAGACGAGTCGGAGATATACTTTGGAACACTGACTTTGGAAATGCGGCCGTTTATTGAATGGCTGCATATCAGCCTGATGGACCCGAACTCAGAGAAGAACGGGCAAGCGAACATAAGAGAATACAAACTAGAAAGAGGGCCAAATGGAAACCGAAAATAAGCTGCACCCGCTGGAAGAGCGCCTGGCAAGATTTAAAGAGCGTGTAGCTCTGCTAGACCCAAAGACTGTTAGCGTTGTCATAACTGATAGCCCTATGCATATGAAGTATCATATCGCACTGTACGGAGCTACTGACAAAGTAGTTATTGAGCTCCCCTACGACTTTTTCGTTAATCAGGCCGAACACCCGCTTCACGGAATGCTAATATCAGGATTTGACCAGACAGAAGCGTTTGTGCGCAAATATTACGGGCTGCCAGATAATGCCGATGAGCCTACGATCACAGTAAAGGAATTGGCAGACTACTTTAGAGAAAAGCTAGACCCGCTTAGCATCACTACTGAGCACGACTTACGGGGCTTCATCTTTCCAGATGGCATACATATATCAGCTTTCACACCTAAGGGCGACAAGCCTATAGCTCAGAGTGCCTATATTCCTGGGAATATGATTTGCAAGTTGCTAGGCAACAAAGCCAGTGAGCGCAGCGGCAATCTTAGGAAGATTTTATTTGCGTACAAAATGACTAAGGAGAACCAAAATGCGAAAAATTCTTAAAGTGACAAAAGGCAAACGAACCTACATAGCCGCTGTGCTTTTTGTTATTCAGGCTATTATATTAGATTCCGGAAAGCTAGCCAGCATTCACAATCTCAGTGAGTTCTTGGCGTACGTCAGCCAGCTTTCAGGAACACCTGCTGGTGTGCTTATAAACATGGCGCTGTTAGGCTTTGGATTGCGCTTAGCTATTCCAGGTACGCCTGTGGTTGTGCCACCTACTGAACCCGCACCCGTTCCAGTAGAGGTAAAGCCAGTAGCAGCAGCGTCGGTAGAAGTAACCTCTGTTGCTGCGCCGGCACCGGCTGCTCCCGTCACTGAAATCAAAGAAACCACAGCGAAGTAATTATGGAACGCATTAGTTACGACGAGAACTCGGATCGGTCGTGGAATTGGCATTGCCAATTTTTAGGCCAGGTGATGCAGCACAACTACCGCCTGTACCACATTGCCGGGGACATCATTCAAGCGAACCCTCAGATTAAATCAATCGTTGAGCTCGGCACTGGCCGCGGGGCTCTAACGATGTTCTTAGGGCTTTGGGGCCTGCGGCTAGGCATACCGGTGGTATCTACGGACATCACCGACGGACGGTGCAAAGAAATCCTGCACGTGCTCAAGGCCATCAATGTAGAGTTTATCCAGGCTGACGAGTTCGATCCTGCCACAGACAAAATCTTGTTATCAAAAATCAACGAGCTACCTACCCTGTTTTTCTGCGACGGCGCTAAGAAGAACTGGGAGCTAAACCATTGGGCTACCTTGCTGCCGAGACAGTCCATAATCGCGGCGCATGACTTTGGTGTAGAATTTATGCCTTCCGATATTACTCCTGAAACAGCTAAGCTTATTTCGCCTATCGCGCCAGAGCGGTGGATGGAGATGAACTCACAAACTGCTTTCTACAAAATAATATGAGATTACTTAAAGAGATGCCCAGTCAGCAGTACTATAGGAAATGCAAAAATACCTATAAATTCTCTAGTAGAAAATACGCGTTGTTTGCTTGCCCTGCTTGTGGTAAGGAGATAGTTAAAAAACGTGAAGACGGTTTGAAGCAGTTAGTCTGTTCTAGAGAATGTCGTCGCTTACCTGAGGGAGTACATGAGCATAGCTGGCGAGGTGGCGTAGTAAAGCATACTGATGGTTATATTTATGTTAGAATTAACAGAAAGTATATTCTGCAGCATCGGGCTGTAATGTCAGAATACTTAGGTCGTCCGTTAACGCCAGAAGAGGTAGTGCATCATATAAACGGCAAAAAAGACGACAATAGACTAGTTAATCTAATGCTCTTCAAAAACACTGGAGAGCACTCCCTATACCACCTACAGGAGGCTACGAATGCCCAAACAGCGTGGTTCAAAATCAGGTAAGTCCGAAGAAAAGTACTGGGCGCAGCGCGCCAACGCATACAACAAGCTACGCTGGGTAGGCAAATCTACCTGCATTGCTGCGTTGCTCGATGTTGCCAACCTTACGAAAAAAGATACCGTGCTAGATGTTGGCTGTGGTACTGGCGTGCTATTTCCTTATCTGCAGGGCACCGGCGCCAAGGTATATGGACTGGATATTTCAGAAGCAATGGCGGCGCAGAGCGCAGTTAAGGGCGTGCCGATTGTAATACAAGACATTCGCAAACCCTTCCAGTTAGACCTGAAGCCAACTGTCATTATAGCTAGAATGATGCTCCACCATATCACAATAGGGCTAGACACGGCCCTGAAAAATTTGTACAATATCTTATCACCCAAAGGCAGGTTGATAGTTTGTGAGGGCGTACCGCCGAATGACACGCCGCGGATGGCAGAGTGGTATGCGCAGATGTTTAAGCTGAAAGAAGACAGGCTTTGCTTTAACGAGGCCAAGCTTACTAAGCTACTTAGGTCGGCGGGCTTTTGCAAAATATCTACTCAGGAGCACATAGACCCGAAGTTTGACATAACCAATTGGGCGGAGCATTCCTGCGTTTCCGAGAAGGACGCGCAAAAGGTAATCGAGGCCCACGTATATGCTACGGACGCCATTAAGGACGCGTACCATATGGTGTTCGATTATGACAAGATATTCGCAAGGACTAAGACGCTGATAATGTCAGGAACAAAGCGTGGCTAAATACTTTAACGAACAGAATGTTGCCAGGATGCTAGACTGTATGTCCTGGATAAAAACCAACATAGGCGTGGATACTTACCCGGTTGGCGGTACTCTGCTGGGTATTACCCGGGAAAAGGATTTTATAGAAGACGATTACGATATAGACATCGCCTATCTCAGCCTAGAACACGAACAAGACGCGGTGCTAGCAGAGTTCAATCGCATAGTTAGAGCGATGCAGGACCATAAGCTGTTGCTGAAAAGGTGCGCGCCCGGGCAAATACATATAGGCCCCTGGGGCAGCACCATATTTGACTTGTGGACCTCCTGGATAGACACTGACGGCAGGTATCATCAGATTTTTATGATAGACGGGGAGCTAACAAAGGACGAGGTGTTCCCGCTGGAGATGGTAGATTTTCTTGGGCATCAAGTACCTATTCAGTCCGGGTATCGAAGACTGAACTCGTTGCTGTACGGAACTTGGGAAGTGCGAGATCCTAAGTTCTCACACGACAAGCGCAGAATGCGCTATTTAGGGCCAAGATGACGATGACGCTATGCAAATGATAAAAACCCTACCAAGCGTAGTATTTCCCTGTAAAGACCGAAAAAACGGACACAGATACAAAATGGGCCTATTTAAATGCCCTATCTGCGGAAAAGAGATAGCACTTAGGCCTAATGAGGGTTTAAAGGCGCTATCGTGCTCTATGTCCTGCAGAGAAATGAGATATAGGTTAGAAAAACCTGTAAGAGTGCACACGGAGGGGTACCTTTTAGTTCCTTCGCCCAATAATAAGGGGCGACAAGTATACCAACATCGGTTAATTATGGAGCAGGTGCTAGGTAGGCCGCTAAAACATCACGAGTTAGTGCACCATATCGACAGGAACAGGGCTAACAATAACAAAAACAATCTTATGATTGTAACGCGTAAACAGCATCACAAGTTGCACCATTGAGGCAAGGTATGAAGATACTTGTAAAAACGGCAGACGCCACGCACGCTATACTAGCAACAGGAAAACAACAAGCACACTGCGGAAATTACTACGCGTTTCTTTTCCGAGACGCCTTCCGCGCGCTTGGGCATACTGTGAAATTTGTAGGACCCCAAGTATACCGAGATGAAATTGTGCAAGAGCCAACAGACTGGGATATGATAGTGTGTTGGGGGTTGGAGAGCTTCGTTTTTGATAAGGAATATACCACCAACTTGTTAAAGAATTTCCGAGGCAAGAAGGTATTGTACATCACCATACGCTGCGCTGACCCAATAGTTAAGCTGTTTGATATGATAGTGGGTAGCGAGGTAGAGGCATACCGCAAGTTTTACGGAGATAAGAGCATTATCCTACCGTTTTCCGGGCCTTTGCCGGAACTCATAGATAAGGATTCTAACAACCCGTATCACGACAAGAATAGCTTTAGAGTTATATACACTGGGATAGTGACTGACCGATATTTAAAAACACTCAATAGAGTAGCTAGCGCCGGATTTGACCTATACTTAGCCGGGATAAGGCTTAAGACTGGAGAGACAGCGTGTAGGGAATTTACTTTAGCGGAAATAGCCAACGACTTGCACCCGTGCATTAAGCCACTCAGTCCCAATAGCTCTCTAGAGTACGGTAAACATTTTAGATACCTAAAGCACGCGCATTGTGGCATTTGTTTGTACCCCAGCGCCGGGCATACAGGAATGCCGGCTAGCAGCAAGTTAACCGATTACACGATGTGCGGTCTGCCAGTAGTTTGCGAGGACGCTAGCCCCAACGCCTTTGTACTAAAGGTGCTAGACGCTGGGTATACCTGCAAATGGGGCGACGAGCAAGACCTGCTGGACAAGCTGATAGTTGCGAGAAACACCAAATGGAATCGGCCCGATATTATGAAACGGGCTAGGTTTATGTTTGACAGCGTAGAAATAGCGAGGAAAATATGCCAACGGGCTACTGGGGTATAATGTCGGATGTGGTTGAGATCCTGAGAAAGGAGCAACCCAAAAAGATTTTAGAGATAGGCACCGGGTTCGGTAAATGGGGCGTGCTGATCCGGGAATACTTAGAGGTATACGGGCAGAACAAGTGGAAGCCCTCTGAGCGTTTTGTGACGATTGACGCGATAGAGGTATACGAGCCGTACATATCTCCATTGCACAAGTACATCTACAACAATATCACCGTCGGGGATATTGGGGACCTAGCGCCGACCTTGCCTAAATATGACGCTATCATTATGTTTGATGTACTGGAGCACCTGCAGAAGCGACAAGCAGAGCAGACCCTCAAGACGCTGATGGAGAAGACAAATTTATTCTTGCTATCTGTGCCGCTGGGCAAAGAGGCGTTGTATCACTTTGACGGAGAAAACGAAAAAGAGTCTCACGTATCGGCGTGGGAATATGCGGAACTAAAAGACTACCCTAATTGTGTGTTCCATAAGATGTACGACAACAGGCCGGTAAACATAGGTTTGTTCGCGTACACGCCTGGTTTAAATTCAAAATAGACAAAACAATGAAAAAGTAAATATGAAGGCGAGAGAATTAATAATAAAAAGCGACGGTACTGTCCGCATACCCTTGGGCAGAAGTTCGGGTCATGGAAAATGCGCAATAATAGATATAGAGGATGTGCCCCGTGTAGCTGGTTTTAATTGGGCTATTCGCGGCAATGGATACGCAGGTAGATCTGTAGGTAGTGCGACCGAATACTTGCATAGAGTTATTTGCCCGCCGAGATTCGGAGAAGAGCCCGACCACATCAACAGAAACCGGCTAGATAACCGTCGCGAGAATCTTCGCAGCGTGTCTCGGTCGATAAATAGGTTAAACACGCTAGCACGCGGGATATCTAAGCATAAAGGCGCGTATCGACAGCCTAATAGCGCCAAAAGCCCTTGGTCTGCTAGAATAGGCACAAACGGTAAGGTGAGATACCTTGGTTGTTTCAAAACTGTAGCGGCCGCGCACGCCGCTTGGCTTGCAGCGGCTAAAATGCAGTATGGAGATGACGCCGCGCTCGGAATAGAGCCTACAGAATAAGCAGTAATGTGCACTATGCTATATGCGAATAGACTTGCGCAGTGATGTGACGGTTTTCGTCACGACCTGCAATAACAACCCGAACTACGCGGCGTGTCTTGCAGCACTGGCGAAGCAAACCGTAGACTTCCAGTTAGTGATACTGAGAAAGGTATCGCCATTGTCTGCTGCATTCCAGCGGATGATAGATACCTGCCAGACGCGTTTTTATGTCCAGTGCGACGAGGATATGGTGTTATACCTCAACGCCATAGAGCGCTTGTACACAAAGATAAGTAAGACCGATAGGGACAAGATAGCTTTTTGCTACGCGCTGTTGTTCGACCCGCACCTCAACAGGGAGATAGAGGGGATCAGGATCAACCGGCATAGGCTGATAAAGAACTACCCGTTCAAGCATAACTGCATCAGCTGTGAGCTAGACCAGTCTAACCGACTGTTAGCTGACGGGTTATCTTTTGAGATGATGAGCGAAGTGGTGGGACAGCACTCCCCAGAGTGGTCCCCTGAGCTTATTTTTATGCGCTATCTGAATATATGCCAGAAGCGCCGCGCGCTGGATCTAGATCTAGGTTACAACAATTTACTAGAGGTATTGTCTAAGAAGGTAGCAGAACAAAAATCGCCAGTTAATGTAGCAGCATTAGCGGGTGCACTGATAGGCAAATTCGGGCATCGCTGCGATAATGTCGAGAAAGATTTTAACCAGTACTCGCAACACTTCAAAAAAGCTGGAGACATACTGCCAATGATCAACGAGACCTACAAGCCCGTAAAGGTTCTATATGCCTACGATGTGCCTGGCTGGGTATTCTACTTCGAGGCAAAGGCATATGAGAAATATTCTGCGTTGAACATTACGCCAATCCAGGGACCCAAAATAAAAGATTCAGACCTGGACGGCGTTAGCCTGGTTATCTTGCCGGGTAGCTGTATGTACAAATCTCTGAAGGATACTGGCATAATCGACAAGATCAAGAACAGAAACATACCCATAGCCGTGCAGTACAATAGCGAGATAGAGCTAGACCTGAAGCGGCCTCTGGTGGTTGCCGACTATCTGCTGGCTAGCTCTCCCAAGATTTACCAAAGACTGATATCGATGTCCGGGCTGGGTGTCGAAAATGTTTACTTTATGCCACGGTGCGTGGACACCGAAAAGTTTTACCCCGAAAATAAGGCTAACAATTTTTCCATAGGCTGGGCAGGAAACCCAACCTGCGAAGTAAAGCGCTACGAGTTGTTAGACACGCTGAAGTACCCGGTAGTAGTAAAAGCCAACTATGGTGATAAGTATTTCGTAGAGCGCGACAATGCTAAAGAGATGCGGGGTTTTTATAACAGCCTGGATGTGTACCTGATGCTTAGCGCCACAGAGGGCTCGCCAATGACCGTTCTAGAGGCTATGGCTTGTGGGACTGCTGTGCTAGCGACCGATACCGGTATAGTTCCGTTGATATTGCCCAGTGAGTGGATAATACCTAACTGCGGGGACATCACCGCCCGGGTCAATGCTAAGCTAGACTATTTAAAGATGCACCCAGAGGAAGTTAAAGCAGCTGGGCTGCGTAACAGGGAATTCGTTTTAGAGAATATGAGCTGGCTGGCCGGCGTTCAGAAGTTTGACAAAGTATGTACTGACATTGCTAGCAAGACGGCCACGGCAGATACTTTTACAAGCACCTACAAGCACTTGGCCATCAAGTCCCGGCCAAAAATAAAGCTAGCTCAGGTGTACACAGTGCCATGCGCTAACAGTGGGTACAATATCAGCAAGCTATTGAATAGCAAGTCCAGGTTGTTCGAATCTCGGAGTATTATGTGTCAGGAGTATTCTAAGACAATACGAGACATTCCGTACCGAAAGTTTCCGTATGACTTGCTGTGGAGCGAGAATGAAGACGAGGCGCTGCAGGTTCTTAGAGACGCTGATATCATACACATTCACCATAAGTTCATAACCGACAATCCCAAAGTGCAAGAGGCTATCAAGGGAAAGCTGGTTATCGCCACAGTGTACGATTTGTCGCTGCAGAACAACAAAAAGTACATAGAGCAACTGAAGAGCGAAGCAGTTGTGACATTGCCGGACCAGCCAGAGCAGCGCAAAGTATTTGGCGGCATTAGCTCTATATTCATTCCGCTAGTGAACAACCTGGAAAGAATATCAGGCAAGGTAGCAAACAAGGTGCCCGTCATTGCCTACGCACCTACCAACCGATTCCCGATCACACACAACAGCAGCAAGGGATACGCCGAGGTACTGGGCGTGCTATCCCGGCTAGCCGACGAAGGTTATAGTTTTGATGTTGACATAATAGAAGGAGTGCCATACGAGGAGAACATCAAGCGTAAGTCCAACGCTGACATAGTCATAGATGATGTAGTCCACGAGACCTTCCACAATACCTCGCTGGAGGCAGCGTGCTTCGGCGCTGTGCCTATCACAGGCTATTCTGGAGCTGACTACCCGTTTACCAAGGCTAGTCTAAAAACCTTACACGATGTGCTAGCTGACTTGCTTAGCTCGGCCGACAAACTCAGCGTAGCGCAACAGGCTATAATGTCCTGGGCGAACCGCGATTATTCTGAGTACAAGCTGCTAGAATATTACGAAAAGTTTTACAAGAGAATGATGGTATACAGTCACATACCTCAAGCAATTGAGGCTAGCGCAGTTCAAGTTGTTGAGCCATCGCCAGTGGTTAAACCTGAGCCAGTGGTTAAAGTCCCGGCTGCCGATCCTCTGGCAGCGGTTCGTTCAGACAAAGCAGAGCTAGTTTCCCGGTTGCTAGCCGCGGCTACAGCTGCGGGCACTCCGATACTTTTTGAAAAGTCTTCCTGCCTATATGCTATCAAAGGCGGCAACTTGCCAGAAGCTTGCAAGGATATTTACATAGCCCTGCACGCCAAGCCCAAGTTCTTCGAAGAGCTTACGAAGCGCGATATACTTGGGAACAATAGCGTAAGAACATTCAGGCAACTAACAGTATTTATAGGACCCAACCGACATCGGCTGACCAAAGACGCCAGCTTGTGCGGTAGTAGCGTAAAAATACCCTTCCCCGCCATAGACTATCTGGACAAGGTTTACGGGCGCAACTGGCGGAACATAGCATAGGAGCATAATGAGCAAGACAGCCATACTGATAACATCTATCGCAAGACCTAAGTTGTTAGAGAAGTGTGTTGCCTCGTGGGCGGACATACTCCCAACTGACAAGTTTGCCATTCTGATAGCAGAGCAAGGTGCGCAAACCAGCGCCGTGACGGAGGTACTCAAGGCGTGGGGAGGAGAGTATGACCACGACACACTATCGTTTGATGCGGGCATAAGTGCTAGCCGAAATCACCTAGCCAAAAAGGCACAGAAGTTAGGCTACCGTACGGGTATCGTTTGTGCAGACTCTATACACGGCTGCCCAGAGTTTAAGGCAGACAAAGCTCTAGCCGCTGCCAAGCTTATAACTAACGAGCTAGCTATCATAGGCTTTGACATAAAGGGCCGGATACCTTGGAC